CTGAAATAATTTCTCCCTGCAAGGTGCGTGAGAAATACATTTTTCCTACAAGTAGGTTTTCTATTGTATAGACATTTGCTGACATTTGCCAACCTCTTTCTTTTTGTTATTAAATCTATCCTACCATGGGGGTCTGACAAATCTTTGTTATTTATTTTTCTTACTATGTAAGTTTAGCCTATTAGCCATAAATTATCAAGTTACTAGCGAGTAAATCCAAATAGTGAGACGCTCAACCTATGTGATAAAACTCACAGAGTGGCGACACGCCCGACCGCGACGTCCCAAAAAATTGGGAGCAGTTTTAGATCTTGCTCAGGATTTTATTTATTATGAATTAGTATTTGCTAAATCATTTACGCCACATGCAATTTTAAAAGTCATTGGATTAAATCTTGGGTTATCAGATAAAAACATGTCTGAAAAATCATAGATTAAATCTTCAAAAGTAAATTGGTCAATTAACTCTGAATAACTTTTTAGAATTTCAGCGGTAGCGACATAGTCCTTGCGTGTCATCATTATTCTGCCACCTTTAGAATTGCATAGGTACCACGCTCATTTAGTTCATCAAGCACTGGCTGAATTTTTGGTGTAAGTAATTCTTTTAGCATTCCTTCAAGAAGTGTTATTTGCATTTCGTTTTCTAGTGCAAGAAGTTGCATACCGATTGGGTGAGTTTCATCAACCTCAGTTACGAATTTTAGATTGTGTTCGATTTTTACCATTGTTAGTTTTCCTATTCTTTAGTTTGAGTTAGTAAGTGTACGAGTGCCACGAAGTGTGCCACTTAGACCGAGAGCATCGCAAGCGATTTTTACAGATACGCCAACAGGTAATTGTGTTGGGTATTGTGATACGAATTGAGCAACCGCACCCTTAGAGGCAAGGTTGATTTTTTTGACAGAACCATTAAAGGTTTCTAGTGTTAGAGTGTAAGTCATTGAGAGACTTCCTTTCGTTAAGTTGATAAGACTATCCTATCATGGGGGGCTGACATTTTTGCCACTTATTCGCTAAGGCTCATTGTGATTTACATCACACTTATTTGCTTAGGCTCATTGGCTAAACTGTCATTATTTAATTGTTATAGTAGAATACTAGCAGATAAAAGTGAAAAAGTCAAGTTTAGACACGCACAAATCGGACATTTTCTATGTGATTTACATCATACGAACATCTGTTCGAAACGACGTCGTTTTTTTGCAGGGAATTTATTTATTCAGTTACAAATAAATAAAACCCATAACACAAACAGATCATTGAAAACCAAAAGAGTGCATTTCCATTTACAAAAAAGTCAATCATTTATTCAACCTCAATTTCTCTATAGTCAATAACATGAAAGTCAAGTTGTCTTTCTAGAGGCATAGCCTTTAGCCATGATAGTGCAGACTCAAAATCTTCTGCTTCAACATCAACGAATAACTCAAAATTAAAAATAGCCATTTTATTTATTCTCCTTTCTTGTATAAAAAATCCCAAGCCTTACGGCATAACACGATAGACTTGCAGTTATCGCAACAGATAACACCATGAGGGTTTAACTCAAGGTCATACATGTCAATTGTGGTAGTTACTGCACCACATACAGATTTAATTGGTACAAAGGTACTCATTTAGAAACCTTCCAATCTGTCCACATAGGTAGACGCTCTGGGTCGGTATCGTTATACCAACGCTCAATGTTTTGTTCACAATCTTGGCAGAAAGTGAATTGCTCATCTCCAATTTCTGAGATAGCAGATTTCATTGGATTGTGCTCTACGCACTTTTTATTTTCTAGTGTTATCATTTTTGACAACCTTTCTTTTTTTTATTAGTTAATTTTTATTTATTAAGTTTTTTATTTCTCTAATTTCTTAGAGAGAGCGACCACATTGTGAGTGGTAGCAAGTACGACCATAAGAGTCGCCATTTGTTGTACAAATGTCGTGAATTGTAGCGGGTGCAAGTATTACTTGACCGCATTGGCATAAATTCATCATGCCTTTAGGGTAATCGCTAGTAGTAGCGAACCCTTGTCCAAATAGTGAATTACTCATTTAGTAACTCCTTTCTGTTAAATAACCTTTATTTAACTTTCTTTATACTAGTAAGTATAGCAGGGGGGTCTGACAAATAGCAGGGTATAAAAGGTATAAATCGGACATTGTGATGTAGCACACATGTGATGTACACCACATTAGTTATACACAGGTTATCCACAGGGGACGTCCCCTATATACCCCCCTATATAGGTACCCCTATATGTACCCCCCTATATAGGCGTATACGCCCAAGACTGGTCATGTGCATATAGGCCTAAGACCAGTCATGTGCCTATGCACCTAAGATCAGTCATGTGTATATGCGCCTAAGACTGGTCATTTAGACGTCCCGTGTGATGCGAATCACATGCGACACGCCGTGTTATAACTTGACTTTTGGGGGTAGATGTGTTATTATACTAGTATAAGAAAAATTAAATAGAGATAAAAGGTTATGAGCCTAGCAAATAAGATAACGAATTGTTATATGAGCCTAGCAAATAAGTGACCTAAATCACAAGCCTCACGCTCCACATAGTGAGACTACTAGTGAGTATACTAGACAGTACGGGAAATGTCTGCTAGTATTACTACTATAACAATTAAATAAAAAAGTTTGAGCCTTTAGGGTGAGCCTCTAGAAAATAGAGCAAATAAATCTAAAGCAAATAAAACTTAGCCCCTATTAACTAATAAAAAAAGAAAGGTGGTCTATAAATGACTACATTAAGTAACTACTCTAACATAGAGGTAGGCGATACCATTACCCTACCTAATTGCATGAACCTTGTTAAATCAGGGGTAATTGTAAAAATTAGAAAATGGAATGGTAGCGCAATGCGTGTTATCTGCTCCAATGGTGCTATTTTTGAGTTAAATAAGCACAAGCGTGATTTTATCCTCACTAGAGAGGAGAATAACTAATGAGCCTACCCCTTATTGTCCTAGCCTTGTCAGTGCTATCCGCTATAATTGTGCTTATCCCTACTATGTTAGATAAGAGTGAATTCTAATGCACTTATACTTATGCTCATCATGCAACACGCTTGCAATCGTTACCCAAAAAGGAAAACAAATAACAATCAACCCCTGCTCATGCACTAAAGAAAAGAGATAAATAAATGAACACAAATACATGCAAGGTAATTAACTGCGACTCAACAGAGTTGGTCTATAGTGGAACAGATGCCTTTATGCTAGGCATCAACACAGAAACCTATTGCTATAAGTGCGCTAATGCTTATGCACAAATAGATAGAGTTATGTCTAAGGTAAGACAAGATTACCTAGACTCGCTCACTCCTCCATCAACACTCACTACATCAGACTAAGGAGAATAAATGTTCGATTTTATTTCTGCACCATTTGAGTGGTTTGCCAATGTTGTGCAATACTCGCTCATTTTTATGGCGGTAATGATGCTAGTGCTAACAATAGGCGCGGTGGTTGCAATTCCTTTAGGTCTAAAACTTTTAGGTGTTGCATTCGCTAAAACTATTGTAGTAGAAACTAGCAAGGTACTAAGAGACATAGGTATTACTAACATAGACCTCAAGCAAGCAAAAGAAAACGAAAAAATGAAGGCTTGGGTAGATCGCAAGGTGGTACCGATACTAAGTAAATCTGGTTAGCACCACCCAGTAGTATTTATTAAGTAGGTACCAGTAGTTAAATAAAAATTGCTGGTACCTCTTACTAAATAAAATAAAAATAAATAAAAAAATAAATTAACATCAAAATTTTGGGACGTTTATGTGCTCACTATATTTTTGCCCTACTTTTTTTAAAACCCTGCATCATACATCTGGTAAAAATATTCAGATTTTGGGGTATTTGAATTTTTGAAATTTTTTCAGAATGGTGCTATAATTGGTCCATGACCGAAGAAAAGTTAACCCTGTGTTGCGATGCATGCACATGCACCAACTCACACAGATCAGCACCACCAACAGACCAAGAATAGTCAAGGCTGTTTAGGGGTATCCTGACATGTACATACACATAGAATCACTTGAAAGAAGTGGCAGCACCTTCTTTGCCTATGCAATTTCTTTGGCAACTGGGATAGACGTTAAATCAAGTCCAGATCACAAACTATACCCACTACAAACATATGACGGTATAGATCCTTTTATAATCACATTAAGAGATGCTCTTCCATCCATAGTGTCTGCAAAAATATATAGAGATTATTTTTACAACAACAAACTCTCTAACTCCTATGACATAGAAAACACACTCTTAGAGAACATAATTGCCAGGTATAAAGAGTACACCCAATACCTAATAGACAACCCTAAATTCTTTATAGCACCATTTCAAGAATTTACAAAGGATCATAACAAGGTAATAGATCTAATAGCCTACACATATCCAAGCATAAAGAATGTAAGGCCAGTAACCTATGAAGATATTGCTGAGAGAGCAGCCCATGTAATTAAAACAGTATATCAGCCTGAAATTGGAAACCTTCCAAGAGAAAAGCATGAGAAAAAGGACGAAATAGAAAAACTTATTTTAAAAGATTATTCAGATGATATAGATTATATTCAGTCTAACATAAACAAACTATATAATAAATATTATGCTCTAGAGTTAGAGTATAACAAAAATACGACAGGAGATAAAAAATAAATGGGAATACTAGAAAATTTTGAAAACGCCTGGGACATAGATTTCCAGGAAGAACCAAAGGCTCCTGAATTCGAATCTAAGCCTATGCCAATAACAGATAACATGGGAAGAGAATTATTTTGGGAAGATGCAGGACGCCCAGAAGAGACATCACTGTCTGTAAAATTATTTTCAGATACTGTTTGTTCTAACTGTTCTTGTAAAGACTAAAGCATGCAAGAACTTGCTCCAGGTATAGTGCTATATAGTGATGTAATTAAAAATTATTCTGAAGTAAGGGATAGAATACAATCAACTGAGCCTATCTGGGAAGCAGCAAAGACAATGTCTGGTGAGGAAAAAGAATATAGAGATACCGATCTATCTGTTGTTAAATATAAAATTTCAGAAAACACTAATGATTTTGCTAAAGACATATCTAGAACCTTTTCCAATTCTTTTGAAAAAATAGAAAAAGAGTACATGGCCTCCTATAAAACCTATTGTCCAGATCACACAAACTATGCAATATTAAGATACGGCAAAGGTCAATTTTTTACAGATCACATTGATGATTTTCACGGTATAGACAGGCGCATATCTTCAGTGTATTATCTAAATGATAACTTTACTGGAGGGGTAATATCGTTTCCAAGATTTAATATATCTTATCAGCCAGTTGCAAACGAGTTACTCTTATTTCCGTCTGCATACGTATACAATCACTCGATAAGCCCAGTAGAAGAAGGAACCCGATACTCTGTTGTTTCTTGGATGAAATAACTTAGTGGTAAAATAATAATATGAAAATATACATTGACGGTTTAGAAAGATCTGGTAACACATTTTTGGCGGGATCAATAGGTTACACACTTGGTATACAAGCAGTACCACTATGGTCACATAAGGTTGAAACATTAGAAAACAGAGATATAGAATATCCATTTGTAGTTCCTTTGAGAGACGTGTTACCATCTATAACATCTGCAAAGTTGTACAGAGACTATGTTACTGCTAATAACATTCAGACTAACAAAAGAACTGGTGAACCAGAAGAACTTATTGAAAGGTATTCGTCTTATATAAAATATCTTAAAAGCGACACAGATTTATTCATTGCTCCATTTTCAGAATTTACAAAAGATCATAATGCTGTAGTTAATGTTATTGCTAAAGAAAATAACTTGCCAATAAATCAAATATATACATCAGAAGAAATTATTAAGAAAATAGGAGAAAACCCAAAGTTGGATAATCCATACACTGGAAACTTCCCAAGAGAACATGCAAAAGAATACAAGGATGTAGAAAACTTGTTTCTTTCAAAATATAAATCAGATATAGACTATATGCAAAAAAATATAAATATACTATATCAAAGGTATTACGAAAAGTTATAAAATAAACTTGGTTTGGTGATCGACCCTATACTCTTGATCGATCAACCAATCCTTGTTTGTAAGTTACTACTCTTCGATGCGGTCTAATTCCCACATACGAAGATCTGTCATTCCTGATCTAATTTCTCTAGACTGCTCTGGACTGTCAGCAACAACAATTAGTTCTGCATTAAATGCTTCTCGCTCTTCTTCTGTTTTGAAGAATTCTCTTCCTGCGTTTTGAAGATATAGATCTTCCATAGGCTGCATAGCAACCTTATATATGTACTTAGGCAATTACTCCAGCCTCCTTTAGTTTTTTGTATAGATTTGCTGTAATAAAAGTAAGTGCTGGCTGACTCTGATCGATCTGCTTCTTAGTCTCTTCTTCGTTTAGGCCATTGTTCTTACACATTTCTCTATTATCCGAATTGATGCTATCTAGCATGAAGTCGATAATTTCTTCTTTGTTCATTTTTTTACCATCTCTCTATTGGACATTTTGCTTCTTGTAATGTGGTCTTTAGTTTCATAAAGCATCCACACTTCCTACACTTTTGAAGTGATTTTTTAAACCACTCACACTCATTACATATTTTTAGGCGGGATTCAATGAGTTCACGATTTGATCTTGGTTGATTAGGATCAAACAAGTCAGTAAACTTAACATCATCACTCATTTCCATTCCACCTCTTGATCATATGTAACCGAATACTCGCCTCCGAATATCTCAGCATAAGATATGATATCTCTATTATACCTTATAACGGTATTGACACCAACTTTATCGCACATGTACTTCATACCCTGGACTAGTGGCTCAAAAGCCATCTCCTGGCCTGCTAGGGCATTGTTTAGGGTATCTAGGTATCTTTCTTTGCCGTATCTTTTAGATACAAATGCTTGGTCTACATATTCAAATCTTGCATCCCTATCATTATCCCTTGCAATGTCCGAATTGTCTGTTATGTACTTTACTGCAGGATGATCCATCCGTGTAGACCAGTTTCGCATGTTATCGCTGTATTTCTCCATGTTCTTTAGAGTTGAGTCAGCGAAAGCCATGCGTATAAGGTCTATATCGGAGGTTTTAACCTCTGTTGCGAAACTTATCAAAAAAGCGGTTGCATATGGAAACTTGTCAGTATATGTCGTCACGCCGAAATGAACATTAGGGTTAAACGACTCGACTGACATATTGTCGTCAAGCAAGCGCATATGATTTCCGAGAGATACATACTCTTGTCGATTCATATCGCAGTCAACGAACAAGCATTCTTCTGGATTGATTCCGTCGGCGAGACATAAAATATTTTTGTCATATGAACCAACTATTTTCGAACCGTTAAAACGCTCTAATAATTTTGCGGTCATAAAACCATCCATGTCGGGGGATATAATTAAATTTTTAGAATACTCAAGTGTTTCGAGTATGGCTGTTTTCATTTTTGTAAAATACCCCTTATAATAATCTAGTTATGACAATCCAAGACTGGGCTTCGTTAATCGTCGCAATACTTACAATTGTATCATCAATCGGTCTATCTATCAAGTGGATGGTAAAACATTATTTAAGCGAACTTAAGCCGAATTCTGGATCAAGTTTAAAAGACCAGGTTTCAAGATTAGAAAGTGCTTTGGACGAACAAAGAATAGATTCTGAAAGATCAAGAGATAGACAAGAAAAGAAACTCGACGAAATGTATAGAATTTTAATTGAGCATATTGCCAAAGTCGATAAGAATTAATTCTCCTATATACTATATATAAGATATCTTGTAAATACAAAACTTAAAGATAGTTCTTCTTTCTTATATATTTTAAGTATACACTATCCGACATCCTGACTATTAAGACTTATTATGACAAAACGGACATTACCTATTATAACAATTTTATAACTTTAAATATCACTGTCCGAATTGTACTGATATGATATACTTTAATCTGACTAGTACTCTGGTTTGTCTCTCATACCCACCAGCCTGAGTACTAGTCTTTTTTTATGGTATAATCTCAATATGAGTCTTTGTTCACCTGAGATATTTGGAGCAGATCCTGCTCGAATCAAATGGAATATTGTTAGAGGAGATACCTCTCCGCTTCGTGTTGAGTTTTTAGAAGATGACGAAGTAACATATTTTGATACCTCTGATTGGACCTTTGAGGCTACTACATATGATCCTCAGTCTGACTTTCTTGATTCCCTGGAGGTTTCACGTGGAACAGGATATGTAGATATTATGGCTCCAGCATCTATTACTCAATTTTGGGGTACTGGATTTAAGTCAGTTGTAACAGAATTAACATTTGATCTTCAAGTAACTATTAATGAAGAAACAATATGGACACCTTTGATTGGAACTATCTCTGTAATAGGAGATATTACAGGTAGCCTATAGTGGCAGTCATAAAAGTAACAACTCCAAGACCTGAGTTGCCACCAGTAATTAAAATTAAGAACAAAGTATTTAAAGTAAATAAGTGATATAATCTAGTCATGACAACTCACGCCCTTACAACTCTTAGTAGCACTTCTGCTACTCAACTAACTCCAAACGGAATGCACTCTGGAATGGATATTACAATTCAAAATGTAGATGCTTCTGCATATGTATACCTTGGAGGAGAAGGAGTGACAGCATCTAGTTACGGATACCGTCTTGCTCCTGGATCAGCGTGGTCTGTTGAACTACCACCGCTTGATGCACTGTATGCAATCACAGATACAAACAACTCTAAGGTTGCATTATTTAAAATGGGACTTGAATAATCATGGCACGTTTTAGTACAACAGGCGGTAGCGGAGACGGTACTCCAGGAGCACCTGGTGCCCCAGGAGAAGACGGAGCAGACGCTCTTTGGAATTATACTGGAGAATATAACGGTGGAGCATCATATGCCGTTGGAGATTTAGCAACATACGATGGACAACTTTGGTACCGTGCTAATGCAAACGGTGGAAACGTTGGAGACACTCCTTCCCCAGGACTTTGGAACTTGCTTGCAGCAAAGGGTACAGATGGAACAAACGGCTCTAGTGGACTTGTATACTTAGGAAACTATATCTCAGGCAATGGATACATTACAGATCTTGCGGTTGTAAGAGGAAGCGATAATAATTTATACATCGCAAAAGCAAATGGTGGTTTAGCAGATCCAGTTGGTAACACTGCGGAGTGGGATATATTCTCTACTAACACTGGTGGAGGAACTGCAAACATTGCAGACTTTGTTTTTACAAATGTTGATGATGGTGAAAGTTCAATAAGTCTTCCTGGCGACAAAGCAATGCGAATTGAAGCAGGAGTAGATAGCGATCTATTTTTAACTGCTGGAGATGATCTTTATATCCAAACTCTTGGCGCAGGAGATGACATTCAAATCCAAGCAGCAGATGATATTCGTTTTACAACAAATAACGAAGATTCTGAGATTGGCATAGTTCCACAATGGACTATGAATTCAGAAGGCGAGTTCCACTTACCTGGAAATGGTATTATCTGGAATCCAGCAAACTCATCTGGTGATGGATATGGTAACGATACAATCCACCTTGTCCCAAACGATGTAGATAATGAAACAGAACAAAGAATTATTATTGATCCAACTGCACCAAACCACATTCATATTCGTGCTGGCGGAGTACAAGATTATTCTTCTGCAGAACTTATTCTTGGTGGAGAACGTGCAGGAGTTAGAGTTTCTGACGCAACTGGAACCACCGTTGTTCAGTCAAAACAAGAAGACTACAGTTGGTCATATCAGAATGTAAATAGCGAAGGTGGTCAGATTTATGTAGTAGCGACTGCAGATGCTGAACCAGATTATAATGACTTTACAATCATTAGTGGCCAGAAGTATGTAATTACTGACGTAGTTAGAGATGTACCAAATGGAACTACATCTTACGAAACTACGCCAAGTTTTGGCTTTATGCCATTTGATAACTATACTTTTATAAGAGATAGAGGAAACCATGTCTGGAACTTTAACAGAGCAGGATACCTAAATGGACCTACAGAAACAGGTCATCTACGTGTCACAGGTATTATAAATGATGACGGTAATTTAGAAGTTTGGGCAGACCAAAATCTTATTATTAGTGGTGGAGAAAGTAATGGAGAGTACTTGCATGACTCATCTAACCCAGCAAACCAGATTGCAACTGTTGGCGATTTACCAACGGGAGCAACAGGAACATTTACTTCTCAAGATAACAAAATAGTAACAGTAACTAACGGAATTATTACAAGCATAGTTTAAAAGCCGTGAGATAATCTAATTATGGCTGCTTCTAAATCTATGGACTTTCCAGGTGCAAAAAAATCAAGTTATGCTGCACAAGTAGAACAAAGTCAAGCATCTCCATATCAAGAAAATACTCTTTCCTTCCTTCCTGTCCCTGGACCAGTAGGGCCACAGGGACCCGCAGGTAGAGACGGTAAAGATGGAAAGCAAGGACCTGAAGGACAAGAAGGAAAGCCAGGTCCAAAAGGATTACAGGGTCCATCAGGCAAAGATGGCCTAAGTTCTTTATCTTCTTCAGGTCAGCAAGCAGGATGGGCTTCATACCATAACAAACTAGAAAAACCTTTCAAACTTGGTATTTCTGAAGGAGAAGATGGTTGGGTAACAACTTTTGTTTTATCTGAAGAACTGTCAAACGAGAAATATCTTCCAAAAGGCTGCACACCTCTTTGGAATGACCATGCCAGAGCATTTAGTTTTAGGGGATTAAAAGAAGGCGCTCAAGTATTTATAACATACAGTTTTGAACTAACAACATATAGTAGCAATACTGAGGCATGGATTAGAACCTATTCCCAAAACAGTGATTTAGATATCTCTCAGTTTATAGGATCAATGAAATACCAGCACACATATCCAATAACTGTAACACAACAGGTATTTATTGAAAACCAGAAAATCTGGGGTAACGGAGCAGTCCCTCAAATTAGAACCGACTATGATGCATCAGTAATTCTCAAATCTATATATGTCAGCGTGGTATAATAAAACTATGGCATTTCCAGGAGAACTCAATATAAATTACTACAAGGGCGATACCCATGAATTTAAGGTATACCCTCAAAAAACTGATGGGTCTATTTTTTATCTAGACGACTACAGTAATGCTACTTTTACAATTGCTACAGAGCGTGGATCTTCTCCAACTCCAAATACATTGATGCCAGAAGGCAGAATATTTGGAAGTGCAAGAATTTCATTAGATGGAACAAATATAACCTGTGCAATCACTCCTGAAAATGGAGCAAAGATGGAATCTGACAAAACATATTTTTATGATGTTCAGGTTTATAAGCAGGGTTCAAATACTTATGACTATGTATTTACTATCTTGACTGGATCTATATCGGTAACAGACGATGTTACTCAAAATATTGGAAATCCTAACAGAGCAATTCCTACATATAGGGTTATTTATCACAATACAGACGCAACAAGTGGAGAAGTTCCAGTAGATACAAACGAATATCGTCCAAACCAAAATGTTGTTGTTGCAAACAATGGAACACTTGCAAGAGTTGGATATACTTTTGCTGGATGGACAAAGTTTGCAGATAATACGGGTACTGTTTATACTTCAGGGTCTTCCATACCTATTTCAACATCAGACATAAAACTTTATCCTAAGTGGCTACCACCAACAGTTACCTATGACAATCAAAGCGCAACAACAAGTCAAGTTGGAGGATCAACATCTTATATTCCACAATCAGCAATTTTATCAATTCCAACAACAGCACCAATTAGAACAGGTTATGTATTTGGTGGATGGTTTACTGGACCAGCAGGTTCTGGAGTACAGGTTACAAATAATTCTTATACCCCTTTATCTCCATATGATCCAGTTACACTTTATGCTAAGTGGACGGTAGCATGACAGAAGTATTTGTATCAACTGACGATGTAAAAGTTATTGGTGGCACAGCCAATGTAAATGTTGAAGTTGATTTTGGTCCGCAGGGAGATAGAGGAAATTTATTTTTAGTGGGCTATGGAGATCCAAACGGTATAACCCATTCTACAGAGGTGCAAGTTTTAGATTTATACATAAATATAGAAACAACCGATGAAAAATATTTGATGATCTATCAACTACAAAATGTCAACGATACAGAGCAATGGGAAGAAGTTTCTAAATTAACTACAGATAAATATAGTACGATAAGAGATGTTGCATTTTTAAACGGAGTATCAGAAGATAGTGAAGATTTTAAAGTTTCAAACATAATCCCAGCAAGCCTTTTTAGCACTGTCTCTGAATCAACATTTAATATTCAGTGTACATTTTCAAATCCTACAAAGCCAATTGCCCACTCTATAGTTGTTAAGCCAATAACCACAGAGCCAGTAAGTGGTGATATTGTGTTGCCAGTAAGCATAAATGCTGCTGAATTTTCAGGAAGTAGTTGGTCTGGACTAAGTGGAACCCATAAAGTGCATTTCCTAATTACGGTGGTATAATCTAAGATGGTGATATGTAATGGCTGCTGAATATATTGATGGTCCTCTAGATGGCAATGGGCAATACCCAACCCTTATTCCTGGCTATGAAGATGCGGCCGATATACAAGAGGCTTTAAGACTTTACCATTATGGATCAACAACCATTCCTACAGATAATACCCTTGGAACAGCAAATGGTATAAATACAAAGTCTATAGCAGGACACCTACAGTCCTTGTCAAACAGAATTTCAACAGAAGTAACTGATAGGACTAATGCTGACACAAACATTCAAAATCAAATTAACAAAATGTCATCAGTCATTACAAAAGGTACAGATTTTACTTTACAGATTGAGGATATATCAAAAACAATTTTATTATCAACAGCAGGAAGCATAAGCCTAACAGTTCCCGTAAATTCATCTGTAGCAATTCCAGTAGGATCTAGATATATTTTAATTGAAATGGGCTCAGGAATAACAACTTTTACACCTGCAGTAGGAGTAACAATTAATAGCAAAAATTCACAACTATTTATTGATGAACAGTATGGCCAAGTAACTTTGTTAAAGGTTGCAGAAAATTCTTGGGTTGCTTATGGAGACATATATGAAGGAGGGCCAGCACCTACACCAGTTGCCCCAACACCTGTTGCTCCTACTCCAACCGCTCCGACACCTACAGCACCTACTCCAACGGCTCCTACTCCAACCGCTCCGACACCTACAGCACCTACACCAACAGCACCTACACCAACGGCTCCAACACCAACGGCTCCAACACCAACGGCTCCAACACCTGTTGTAGTTACTTGTGGAGACTGTGAGTCTTATACAACAACTTCTTCAACTTGTAATGGAGAAGATAGTTATGTAGGTATTTATACTGGAACTAGAAGAACATGTAGCGATGGATCTTATCAAATTTGTACAGAGCCAACCTTTACTTCATTTGGTGATTGTATTGCAGTTAATGTTGGTGCTTGCGGAGGTTCTGGTGGAGCGGGAACATCCTGTACAGCACCAACACCCACCGCTCCTACCCCTGTAGCATTGACATATTGCCCTTCACTTGGTTACAATGTTCCAACAAGTGGTTACCCAGGAAACTGTCCTGGAGCATCTCCTACACCAACTGCTCCTACACCAACTGCGCCAACACCAACTGCGCCAACACCAACTGCGCCAACACCAACAGCGCCTACACCAACTGAAGGTGGACCATATTGTAGAAATGAAGTAAGAATAGTTCCTCAGTCACAGTGTATAGCATATCAAGGAAACTTTACAGTTTGCTACTCTGACCCAGCGTATGTAAATCAAACATCTGCAACCTTTGAAAGTTGTGTTGGCAGCACTCCAACACCTGTAGCGCCTACACCAACCGCTCCAACACCAACAGCACCTACACCAACCGCTCCAACACCAACAGCACCTACACCAACCACATATACCTGTGCTGAACTTGGCGAACAAGGAACATGGCCTGATTGTTATCCAATAGGAACACCAACACCAACACCAACAGCACCTACACCAACAGCACCTACACCAACGGCGCCAACACCTACAGAGCCTACACCAACTGCGCCAACACCTGTTTCACCAGACTTCTCTCCATTCTTCCCATCCTTTACAGTACCAGGGGCAGTATAAAGCGGGAGTTGGTGTATAATTAAAGTATGACAAGCAGAATAGAAAAAATAAAAGAAATAATTGAAAACAACAAAGCCTCTGAAGTAAGTCCTATGGACTTGTTTCGATCCGACACTGTTTGGGCTGATGAGTCTAAGGCCTCTGAAAGATATGATATTTGCAAATCTTGTCCAGAATTAATAAAATTAACAAAACAATGTAAAAAATGTGGTTGCCTTATGAATAAAAAAACAAAGTTGGAATTAGCAACTTGTCCTCTAGGCAAGTGGTAATATGAAGGCTCCATATTTATTAAAAAATGTTTTGCCACCAGCAGAACATAAAGAGTTACAAAACCTAACAATGAGTCTTTGGTCAACAGATAAAACTACTTTTGATGAAGGATTTGGAAGACATCAATGGGCAGTTTGGGATGATACTCATAAAGAAAACATAGAACCACTCAGAAGGTTTCATAAAATGTTATTACCACTAGCAAGAGAAGAGTTTGAGTCAGAAACCCTTTTACCATCTTGGTGTCTTATAAGCATTTACGAAGGGGATAAAGCCAGACTGTGGAAGCACAAAGACGACAATGCTTGTACATATCACATGAACTATACTATTTTCCATAAAACCCCTTGGGATTTTTATGTCGAAGGAGAAAAGTTTCAGCCAGAAGAAAATGACATGGTTATTTCTTATGGAAACGATCAAGAACACTGGAGAGAAGAATTTCCAAACCCAGAAACAAACCTTGTTGCAAATGCTTTTTTCTTTTACGTAGAGCCAGACCATTGGTTTTTTACAGAAGGACCAAATTATCTTTACACAAATATACGTGCAAAGAAAGATGCAGAAACTAGTGTAATGTAGTTATGAATAATGGACTGGTCTATTCTATAGTAATTGATGAAAAATATGATATCGAGCAACATAATTTGTACAGACAACTGTCTCACTCATTGAATACTTTGAGAAAAGTAAATAAAGATATAGGCGTAAAAGTTTACTATTCTTATAAAAAGGGATTGCCAGAAAACCACGACATCTATTTTCCAGAAGACCTAAATACAGAGTTCATACCTTTTGAAAATAGCGTAAGCCCATCTTGGCATCCATCATTTTGGAGCGTAGACATAGTTGAGCATAGATGGGTTAATGCTTTTAAAGGATTGGAAGATTTTAATTTCGACAACATCCTTACTATGGATACAGATACTGAGTTTTTTAGAGATCCAGAAGAACTTTTTAAAAAATATGGGAACACAGAATTTCTTTGGAGCAGAGAAGACAACTGTGATGATTTAACAAAAACATTAAGAATATATCCTGCTATAAATGATGGGGTAAGCCTTATTAGCAAAAATATTTTAAAACATAGATACCCCTGTTTGTTAGCAATGAAACAATATATTAACTATACTTTAGAAAAATATAAAACACTTCTTTCTGAAAAAGATTACCGTCAGTTGCCATGGGTAATAATTCCGTATTCAGTATATGACTACTTTCATCAAAGAGACATCAATAGATATTTTGATAAAGATGATGTATTAATGCATATTGAAGATAGAAAAGACACGCATGTTGTTCGTCATTATTTTTCTTCAAATGCTTCAAAGTTTCTTCCAAAATGGTTAGGTGGTACACAGTAAATGGCAACTATAGGCATACTTCCAGCAAGTGGAAGAGCCTCAAGAATTGGTGGTATTCCAAAATTTTGTTTACCAATTTCAGATGAAAGATCATTGCTACAATGGCATGTAGAACAAATGCTTGAGGTTTGCGATGAGATTAGAGTATCTACAAAAGCCGAATGGGTTCCAATTATTAAAAACATGGATATGAATATTAAACTTATTGTTAAAGAACCATCTACAATGTCGGACGCAATTAATTTTATGGTGGGAGAATATAATGATACTGTTATTGTTGGAATGCCAGACACATATGTTTTAGATGCTCCAGGAAACATATATAAGGAAATGCTTAAAGAAACAAATGCTGACTTGGTTTTAGGGGTTTGGGAGTGCAACGATGAACTAAAAGGTCGTGTAGGACAGGTACTGTTATCTGAAGATAAAGTTATTGCTTCTGAAGACAAATCAGATAACTGTGATTATCTGGATATGTGGGGCATTATGATGTTTAGAAAGAATATGATTAGATATTTAGACTCAAGTTTAGAACACCCTGGAAAACAAATAAAAGACTGGATATCAGAGGGCAAAAATATAAGGGCAGTAAGACCAGGTGGCAAGTATATGGATATTGGAACTTTAAAGGGTCTTAAGAATTTATATAAAGAAATGGATTTAAAATAAAAATACCCCCAAGGATTTCTCCAAGGGGGTAATTTATTTATAAACTACTTAGGAAATTTGCTCATCCAAAATTTGGTTCTTGGAGTGATACCCTTCCATGAGGACCAATCTTCTCCACCATTTGTCATGTAGTATGCAATCTCTGCATTCTTGACGGGATTGAATAGTTCAGCGTTAGAGTCAAGATCAAACTTGGTTCTACGATCAGGACCAAGAGCATCAATCATGTTTATTTGGAACATTCCATAAGATGAGTCACCAGTCTTGTGGTTGCCATTAAAAGCCAATGGACGGCCATTAGACTCCTTTTTAGCCACCGCCCAAGCAACAACAAGGTCTTTGCCCTTGAAGCCTACTAGGGAAAGCAGTTCCTTTAGTTCTAGATCAGTCAGAGAAACCTTGTTCTCAAAACTCTCTAGTTTTTTTGCCTTAGAAACCAAAAAAACCTCTTTCGAGGTGGTTTTCGATGTCTGAGCCTGTTCCAGGCTAAGGTTGTTCTTTGTATCAAGATCTGAAATAGCATTAGCAGAGTTAGACATAACCGTTACTAATGCTACGATACTGAGTGTGCTAATGATCTCTTTGTTTCTTTCGATAAATTTAATCATAGTTTCCTCCTTAGAAAACAATAACACCCTGGTAGGTGTCTATACCAAGTATAACATAATTTTGAGTCAAAAGTCAAATCTGGGTGTATAATTATTTTATTATGAGCACATACGATTTTTCAGCCACGGGAATTAAATATCCTCTTGAGACATCCCCAGTAAATGTACATGGAGACTTCAAGAAATTGGCAGAATCTCTTGACGCAATCCTTCCAGCATATGGCGTATCATATTTTCAAATTGATGTTCACAACAATAGTGGTGGACCAATAGGTGCTGGAGTACCAGTTTATGCAACAAATGGCAAAGTAAATGACAAAGTTACAATAGCAAAAGCAGTTCCATCAACAACATCTCCAATACTTGGTTTGTTGAAAAATCTTAAAAATAATGGAGAGGATGGAGTTGTTGTTGTTGCTGGAGTGATGGAGGGGCTAAACACTTCTAGTTTTCTTGCAGGACAAACATTATATGTTGGTCCATCTGGAGGTTTAACAAATGTTAGACCAGAAGGAGGCTCTGCAGCAGTTGGAATTTGTGCAGTTGCAGATAATGTTAATGGAATAGTTATAGTAGAGGCAAAAGGAAACGGTACCTGGGGAGCACTCAGAGACGGTTTGTCGTGATATAATAAACAAATGGCAACTTTAAGAGGATCTCAATCACTATACGATATTGGTAATAAACCACCTACAGTTATTTGGACTGTTGTTCGTGGAGATACTTCTGGTTTTAAGGTTTATGTAACAGACGATGCTAAAGAACCTTTGATCCTAAAGGGTGAAGGATCTGAATGGGATATTGCTATGAAGATTAAAAGACCCAACAATACTTCTGATCTTGGAGTAATTACAGATGATGCAACAGTTGTTATGTCTTTATATCCCGTCGCAGATGAAGATGATCTTGTCGGAGAGTTTACAGTTTGGCTTACAGCAGAAGAATCAGTGCAACTTGAAACAGGAGACATCTTTGATATTCAGGTATCAGACCCAACAAGAGTTTGGACAGTTGCTCAGGGCAGCATGAGAATTCTTGAAGATGTAACAGATTAATGGCAACAGCAGTAATCCTTGATGACCTGCAAAACAAAACAGAACGAATCTTTCCAATAGATTATGCAGTAGTACAATTAGAAGACTTTACAAGAAAAACAGTTATAACTGAGGTTTTACCCTTTAGAGTTAAGTTCACAGCGATTCAAATTCAGGCTATTGGTTTGGGAAATACCCCAGCAATTCCTTTGCAGGTTATTGGTTATAGCAACTATATTCTCTAATTATCTTATTTAAATGGGTGATATAATTACGACATGGCTAAAATATCAATTGCATCAGTTAAAAGTCTATTCCAAACTGGAGATAGACCTACTCAAGAAAATTATGTAGATTTAATCGATACCCTATCTGCTCAGTCAACCGAGTTAGGATCAGCGGGTAACAATGAAAACACAATCACTGGCATTGAGAACGTAACTGTTATTGATAACTTTGATGCTACAGTTTGGCGTATGGTGAAGTATATTATTTCAATATCAAAGACTTCAGCAGGTGACAATAAGTTCTACGCAACTGAAATGACAATTCTTGTTGACGGTGCAAATGTATCTGTCAGCGAGTATGGAACAATCGACAATGATGGGAATATTGGCACCATTAATGTCTCTCGCACTGGAAATACCGTGGCTATATCAGTCACTCCAGATTCTGCGATCAAGCCAGTCACAGTACGATATGCTCGTATTGGACTTAAGGCATAACTAAGGAGATATAAAAATGGCAACAAACAATAAAGACTTTAAAGTAAAGCATGGGTTAGTCGTTGAAGGACTACAAGGTACTATCAACGGAGAAACAATCCTTACAGAAAACGCAGGAGATCAATACATCCTTGACCTCATTAGCGGAGAAACACTAGTCAAGTCAGTATCAAATGAATTTGATGTTTCAGCAGGTGGAGAACTTTCACTTGATCGTACAGTAGTAGATGCTTACTATGATGCAGCAGGATCTGCAGGGGATGTAGCATCAGATCTTACAGATCACGAAAATGCTACAGCAGCACACGGTGTAACAGGTGCGGTAGTTGGAACAACTAATACACAGACACTAACTAACAAGACAATTTCTTATGCAGACAACACAATCACAGTTCAGGTTGCAAATGTTTCAGATCTAACAGCATCTGCAGCAGAACTTAATACTCTTGATGGAATTACTGCAAGCACATCAGAACTTAACCTTCTTGATGGCGTAACAGCAACAACAGCAGAATTAAACATTCTTGATGGTGTGACTGCTACTGCAGTAGAGTTAAACATTCTTGATGGAGCGACTGTTTCAACAGCAGAACTCAATCTTCTTGATGGAGTAACTGCAACAACTGCTGAATTGAACTATGTGGACGGAGTAACATCTGGCATTCAGGGTCAACTTGACGATAAGGCACCACTTGCATCACCAGCACTTACTGGTGTACCAACTGCCCCAACAGCAACAGCAGGAACAAACACTACACAGGTAGCAACAACAGCATTCGTAGGAACAGCAGTAGCAAACCTTGTTAATGGTGCTCCAGACCTTCTTAATACTCTAGATGAGTTGGCTTTGGCACTTCAGGACAATCCAGATATTATTGGAGATCTTCAGGATATTGCAGCAGGAAAGCAAGATACGCTAACTGCAGGAGCAAATATTGACATTACAGGAGCAACAATTTCTGTAACTGGTCTAGATGCAGCAGATATTTCAGATTTCTCATCTGCAGCACTTGCAGCAACTGCAGCAGCATACGATGTTGCAGGAGCAGCAGCGCAGGCTCTTGAAGATGCAGAAGCATACGCAGATGGACTTACAACATCTGACATTGCAGAAGGCACAAACCTTTACTTCACAAACCAGCGAGCAATTGCCGCTGTTGGTGGAACAATTGAAGATCAGATTAATCTTCTTGATACAGATGACATTGAAGAGGGTGCAATAAACCTTTACTTCTCAGACTCTCGTGCAAAGGATTCAGCAGGAGATCTTCTTGCAGGAGCAACAAAGGAAAACATTCAAATCAGTTACATTGGTGGAGTTCTAAGCATCTCTGCAGAAAACGGTGTAGCAGACTCTGACACTGATGACCTTGATGAAGGTACAACAAATAAGTACTTCACAGATGTTCGTGCAGTAGATGCTCTTGAAGCAGTCGTTCCAAACTTTACAGCAGTTGAGGTTAATTCGGTTGCTAAGCAAGTTGCTTCGACTATGTCAGCAGCAAGCGCAGGCACACATGTTGGACACGCATTTGCTAAGGCAGATTACCGTTCAGCAGAGTTCCTTGTAAAGGTTGCATACGGTGCAAACACTGAAATTTCAAAGGTCCTTTTGACACTTGACTCTTCAGACAACATTTCAATTACTGAATACGCAATGGTTGGAACTAATACTTCTACATCAACAATTTCAGCAAATGTTAATGGAGCAAATGTACAACTTCTAGTAACAACCGCTAACAATACCTCAGAGGTAACTGTTGTCGGAACATTACTTAAGTAATAAAAAATAAAAATAGTTGGAAGAAGGAGTAGTAAATGGCAACAGTCGATAAAGACTTCAAGGTCAAGAATGGATTAGTCGTAGCAAACGGCGGTACATTCGGAGATGCAGTAACAGTAGGAGCACCAACTCTTGCTAACCATGCAACAACCAAGGAGTATGTCGATAGTCGCTCAATGGCCGTAGGCTCTACTGCTCCTTCTTCACCAACTAACGGAACACAGTGGTTAGACACTATAACAAATAGAGTCAACTTCTATTATGAAGGTTCTTGGTATACCCAAGCAACTATTGATGATACGAACAACTTACCACAGCACATTCACGATACCGCAATTGATGGAACTGGTTTCATAGTATCTCAGTTCTATGAAGGTGGATCATTCAACAGCCCATTGGGTGTAGGTTTGGATGCTGGAGGACCAGGTACAGAAACTTGGACTGTAGTATTCGATGGCGGTAGTGTAGTAGATAACTTCAATTAAAAACTGATGTTATAATAAGATAAGTTAATGGGCAGCCCCCATAAGGAGAAATAAAAATATGGCAACAAGAATGCAACAGCGCAGAGGAACTGCAGCACAATGGACGGCTGCAAACCCAGTTTTAGCAGCAGGTGAAATCGGATTTGAAACCGACACAAACAAATTTAAGATTGGTAATGGAGCAACCGCATGGTCGGCACTTGATTACTTTGCTAACTCATCAGCACTAACAGCGCTCCTTAATGGAGCACCTGGCACACTAGATACTCTTAATGAACTAGCAGCAGCAATTAACGATGATCCAAACTTCTTCTCAAGCGTTGCAGACCAGATTGCAGATGCAATCGCTGGCGCTGAAGTAGATCAGGCAGCCCTTGCTGGCGCAGGAATCGACTGGAATGCTGGAACTAACGCATTTGATATAGATTCAACAGTTGCCACAAAGACATATGCAGATAACGCTGTAACTGTCCACAACCAGGATTCAACTGGTGTTCATGGAATTACTGACACAGCAGCCCTTGTAACATTGTCAGGTACACAGCAATTAGCAAACAAGACATTGATGAGCCCACTTATCAATACTCCTTCAGGCTTAACAAAAACAGATGTTGGCCTTGCAAACGTAGATAACACTTCAGATGCCAGCAAGCCAGTCTCAAGCGCCGCACAGACAGCCCTTGACTTAAAGGCACCAATTGCTGACCCAACATTTACTGGTACAGTATCTGGCATTACAAAGGCTATGGTAGGACTTGGACAGGTAGATAACATCTCAGATTTAAATAAGCCAATTTCAACTCTTGCACAGGCAGCACTTGATGCAAAGGCTCCACTAGCAAACCCTGAATTTACAGGTGTTGTATATGGTATTACAAAGGCAATGGTTGGATTAGATCAGGCAAACAATACAGCAGATCTAGACAAGCCAGTATCAAATGCTACACAGGTAGCACTAGATAACAAACTTGCACTATCTGGAGGAACTCTTGTTGGATATTTGACAACACACGCAAATCCAACAGACTCTATGCATGTAGCAAATAAGAGATATGTAGATGCTATTGCAGAAGGACTTCACATTCACGCAGCAGTTGTCGCAGCAACAACTGCAAATGTCACACTTGCCTCAGCAGTAGATAATGGTAAGACACTTGATGGTGTTACATTGGCAACTGGAAATCGTATTTTAGTTAAGAACCAAACAACTGAATCAGAAAATGGTATTTACATCGTAAGTGCTTCTGGTGCACCAACTAGAGCAGCCGACTTTAACTCTGCAGCAGAAATTCATGGTGGAGACTTTGTTTTCGTAACAGGTGGAACTCAGTACAATAACACTGGCTGGGTACAAACAGAAACTGTAACAACAGTTGGTACAGATGCTATAGGATTCACACAGTTCTCAGGCGCAGGAACATACTTAGCAGGAAATGGTTTGTCTCTAACTGGATCAACATTCTCTGCTGATCTAACAGTTCTTGCACCAAAGGACAGTCCAGCATTTACAGGAACAGTTACAGGTGTTACAAAGGCAATGGTTGGATTACAGAATGCTGACAATACATCTGATGCAGCAAAGCCAGTTTCAACTGCTACTCAGACAGCACTTGACCTAAAGGCTAACCTAAATGCACCAACATTTACTGGCACTGTTGCTGGTATTTCAAAGAGCATGGTTGGCTTGGGCAATGTTGATAACACAACAGATGCAGGAAAGCCAGTTTCAACTGCTACTCAAACAGCACTTGATCTAAAGGCCCCAATTGCAAACCCAACATTTACTGGAACAGTAACAGTCGGTGCACCTGGAGTAGCATTTTCAGACGGAACACAGACAAAGGAAGGCGTTCCATCTAGAACAACAATTATACAAAGAACAGACTCTTACACACTGGCTTCACTGACAGAAAGAGATTCTTTGATAGAAATAAATAAGGCAACAGCATCAACCTTGACTATTCCAACTAATGCAACAGTTGCATGGCCAATTGGAACATCAATTGATATCCTTCAGACTGGAGCAGGACAGGTTACAATTGCTGGCGCAGCAGGAGTAACTGTAAATGCAACACCAGGATTAAAACTACGCACACAGTGGTCATCAGCCTCGCTTTTGAAGCGAGGAACTGATTCATGGGTAGTCGTAGGCGATCTAACAGCATAAAAAATAAATAAGTAAATTGGAGAAATATAAATGGCAAAGAAAGAATTAGGATCGAAGTCTTTACAACAAAACGACTTCCTAGAACCAAAGGCACCAGTTAGCGTTGTAGCGACAGATGTTGGAACAAATAGAGCGTTCTCAAGCGCAGCAGCATCTGTTTCATTTTCTTTGCCAGGAGACTCTCCAGCAGCGACATCATATACAGTAACTTCTTCACCAGGAGGGTTTACTGGTACAGGCTCAGGATCACCTATAACAGTTGCAGGATTGAGTCCTGCCACATCTTATACATTTACAGTAACAGCAACTAATGCTTCAGGAACTTCTCCTGCATCAGCAGCATCATCTGCAGTAACAGTAACAACTGTTCCAAACTCTGTCTCTGTTACAGCAACAACAGGTGTTAACCAAGATACAATTTCCTGGCTCGCACCAGCAACGGGTGGAAAGGCAATCATTGATTACTCTTGGGTATCTTCTGATGGAAAGTCTGGAACAACAGCATCAACATCCGTTAATGTTGTACAAGAAGGAAGCACCGCTCAGACATATACAGTAACAGTAAGAAATGCAAATGGTTCTTCTCTTGTATCTGCACCATCAAACAGCGTTACTACTACACCACCATTCTTCCCACCATCATTCCCATTCTTCCCACCAGCATTTTGTCCGTTCTTCCCGAACTTCTGTCCGTTCTTCCCGAACTTCTGTCCAACGTTCTGTCCGTTCTTCCCGAACTTCTGTCCATCATTCTGTCCGTTCTTCCCGAACTTCTGTCCAGCATTTTGTCCAGCATTTTGTCCAGCATTCTGTCCAGCATTCTGTCCAGCATTCTGTCCATCATTCGCTCCATTCTTCCCATCCTTTACGGTACCAGGAGCAGTATAATAAAATAATAAATAGGGTATACCACGCTTATTAACTAGGTGTGGTATACTTTATTTTATGGAAAAAAGATATGAGTGGTATGACGCTCCAAGACTAGAAAATACAAAAACTAGGCTTGAAAAGCGTACAATTGCAAACGATGTTGAAGTTTTAAACCTAGAGTATGGAATCAATCTATATAGAAATGCTATACCTAAAGATCAATGCTTAAGCATAATAAATAGACTTGAAGATGCTTCAGAAAAAAACTCACCCCATCTTTCTTGGAGGGGCGCACAGATTAATGACAAAGAGGATTCTGACCATGTTAGAAATTGCCTAGATATTAAATACAAAAGAGAACATCTTGGAAAATTCTTACCATTTGATCAGGACATGTTTGATATACATAAAGAAGTAGAAGATTATTTGGATAATTGTTTAAGAGATTACGAATCCTTATGGCACTTTCAAATGGCATACAAAGAAGCATTTAACTTCGTAAAGTATCTGCCTGGAAAATATTTTAAACTTCATGGCGACCACGGACCATACTATACGTGTACAGTCTCTGCCGTTATTTATTTAAACGATGACTATACTGGAGGAGAAATAGAGTTTCCAAGACAAGGCCTTAAAATAAAGCCAGAAGCAGGAGACATTGTTGTTTTTCCATCAAACTTTGTTTACGAGCATGCATCTTGTGAAATTTTTGAGGGAACAAAATATTCAGTAGTAATAATGACAGATTACAACGACTTACACCACAAGTAAAAATAGTGATAGAATATATATAGAAAGAAGGTAAAAAATGGATAAGGTAATTAATACAAGTTCTGATGAAACAAAAGACTATGAAACACCAACGTGGTCTTCATTTGAAAATTTGGGAAGTGGAATTTTTGTTTACAGAGATGTTCTTCCAAAAGAACTAGATATAATCAAAAGGCTTGAAGACAATCTTAGCGACGACCATCCTAGATATAAGTGGACGGAAGCATTTGTTGGATATTTTCAGAGCATGCCAGAGTACAGAGACTGTGTTGATTTTAAGTTTAAGAAATCAGATATCGCACTAGACACAAGTGAGACATCCCTAAATCTTCAAGCATTATGGCAAGACTGCTACGACAGACAAAAAGCAGCGGTAAACCATTATCAGAAAATGTTTAATCTTGGAGAACTAAGATATTGGGAGGCAATGAACTTTGTTAAGTACAATAAGGGTCAGCATTTCCAATACCACCATGATCACGGATTTTCTTACAACTGTACAGTATCTTTAGTTGCTTATCCTAATGATGACTATACTGGAGGAGAGTTGTCCTTTCAGCATCAAGGATTAATGATAACTCCGAAGGCTGGAGATCTATATATTTTCCCATCAACATATATGTACAGCCACAGAGCAATGCCAGTTCATTCTGGAACAAAATACTCTATTGTCACAATGCTAGACTATAGCGCTAAGTTTCATACACCAGAAATGTATAGAGAAACTGGCGACTAGTTTGAAGATTGACGTTTATAGAAAAAGAGATTTTGATTCAGATTTCTATCCTTTGCCACCAAAAAGAGACTGGATGGATGACACATTTGATAAACACGCATATAGATGCTTTCCAGTAAATATTGCAAATACATTAGGGTGGACATTCTCTTTTCCAAAAGACATATCTTTTATTTGGGACGGAAACTCAACATCAGAAGATGGACACGTAAAGGTTCTTTCTGGAGAAGAATATGTCTTTACTAACAGGGCAAATGCAACAATAAGTTTTAACAGTGGTTTAACTTTTATGACAGAGGAAAATGTTAGTTTACTTATGATGCCTGTTCCAAATCAGTTTATTGATGGTGTTCAGGGTTTTACAACAATGATAAGTACTTCTGTACTAACAACTCCAATTCCATATGCTTGGAAAATAACAAAGGCTAATGAAGTAATAACTATTCCAGCAAATACGCCTATTGTTTCAATAATTCCAATAAGTTTAACAGATGTCCAAAACACTGAAGTTCACCTTTATGTAGAAAATTTTCCATATGAGCATTTTAAAAAAATCTCTGATTATGCAAATGCTTCTCATGAAATATCTAAAAAACAATCCTGGACAAACTTCTATAGGGATGCAGTAGACCATGAAGGAAATCAACAGGGTAACCATGAACTAAAGAGTTTAAAGTTAAAGATTACAGATCATAGAGATAGCAATTAGTGAATACAGAAAATATTAAGTTTATAGCAAATAAAACATGGCTATCAAAAGAAAGTAACTCTGCTCCAAAACCAATAATAAGAACAATTCCAGACTGGTTTAGAAAAGCAGACAGGTTTGCTAAAAGACCAGACGGAGAATTCTGGATAGGTCCAGATAAAGGTAAAGTTCCTACGTGGAAAGCGTGTCCTGCAATTTTTGACATTATGGGTACTGGATATTCGTTAAATCTGCCATGTGATATTGAGTTTTATATGACTGAGTCTGGACTTAAGCACAAAGTTTTAAGCAATAAATATCAAGACTTTATACAGGTAAGAGATGAGATGCCACAGTTTGAGCATCCACGTGGATATTACAAAAATCATTTCGCATTGACTCCAGACTGGCAAATAAAAACTCCTTCAGGATATAGTGTTTTGTATACTCAGCCATTTAATAGATTTGAATTACCATTTTTACTAACTACGGGAATTGTAGATAACGATAAAGTCCACATGCCTGGATCTTTTCCATTTTTTATTGTTGAGGGATTTGAGGGTATTATTCCAGCAGGAACTCCATATGCACAGTTAATTCCATTTAAAAGAGAAAACTGGACATCTGAAATTATTGAGCAGGATGATGCCTCAGAGTTAATGAGACAGGCAATGGACAATGCAAGTATTTATAGAAAGCCAGATGGTGGAATATATAAAAATGAAATATGGGAACAAAGAAAATATGAATAAAAAAATGGTACAATGTTAATATGGACAACGTAGAATATTCAAATAACTTCGTTACTGATAGAGTATCAATAACACCCTCTGGTTATTTTGGTAAAGATAAGTCAAACATCCAATCTAGAGAAAATTTTATTAGTAAAGAAGATTTAAAGTTTTTAGAAAATGCTGCAAAGAATATAAAAATTTGGGATGTCACAGAAACCCACTATGACGAGAATGGAACAATGATTTATGATTCATCTTACTGGGCAGATCGTGTTGCTACATCAAGATCTCTAAACCTTAACGATGAAAAAATTAATCCAGTTATTGAAAAACTACAACAAGCCCTTAAAAAAGAGGTAGATTTATTTTTTGGTGTCGATGCTTGGCCAACAAGCCCAGCAATAGTTAGATGGCTTCCAGGGCAGTTTCAACAACCACATGCAGACAAAGAGTTGCATGAAGGAGAAAATGCAGGAAAGCCAAACGACTTCCCATATTATGATATCGCAGGATTGTTTTATTTGAACGACGATTATGAAGGTGGAGAGTTATATTTTCCAAATCAAAAAATACAGTTCAAGCCTAAATCAGGTGCAGCATATTTTTTCCCAGGGGACCTAAATTATATACATGGAGTAACCCAGATCACAGAAGGCATAAGATATGTTGTTCCATTTTTCTTTACTATTTTGTCTCATAAGGAGGGCCAATAATGCAAGAAGATATAGTTTTAAATTTTAACAAAATAGAAGATAAAATTTTTGTTTACAAAAATCCATTTAACGATTTAGAAAAAATAATTTCATCCCTTGATGATAGAAAGTGGGATCAGTGGTACACCTTTGGAAATATTCATCACATACCCCTTCCTGGGAGTGTCGAGTCAGATTCTTTCCCAAGCACCGTTGATTGGGAATCTTACACCAACAAGATTCAGGATAAGGACAAAGACCTAGACATCGTTAATGTTTTTTATAATACTACCAAGCACTACATTGAAGAAATCAACCTGACTTCAAATAACTGGATGCTTGGAAAAATAGATATAGCAAAGTACCCAGATGCAAAAAATATAACTGATCCAAATGCAAAGCCATTTTTTAATGAAATTGGCAAAAATTACACAATGTCTTTTCACACTGACTATCCACAAGAAAGTACAAACTCTCCAGGAGCAAAACAAATAGTTACCTGCAATATGTACCTAAATGATAATTATGAAGGAGGGGAGATAGAGTTTAAAGTCTTTTCAGAAGATGGCTCTTATGAGAGAATAACTTATAAGCCAGAGGCAGGAGATGTTGTTATATTTCCATCTACTCCACCCTATTGGCATGGAGTAAGAGAAACAACAAATGGAGATAAGTATTTTGTTAGATCATTTTGGTATGTAATTGATGGACCATCAGAAGAGTGGATTGAAAATGAAAAGAAGTATGGCAAAGAGGTTTGGCATGAGATGGAAGAAACAAGAAAACAAGAAGAAAGAATTTCTGGGTTGTACATAAGAAATGGTTAACAAGTCAAACTTTAATTATTTAAAAGATGAAAAAAATAACAAAGGAGTTTTGGGAATAACTCATAACCGTATTGTAGAAATTCCTAACTTCGTTGATGAAAAAACAGCAAGCAGTATGATAGCCTATGTTGAGTCAAAAGGAGAAAACTGGGGAGACATAGCGTTTTATGGTTCACTAGGCATGGGTCTTGCTCCAAACGATCCAGGACTTGCTGAGCATGGATTAAGTCTTACATTTTTTGATGATCTTAGAGATAAATTTAAGGAAGCCGTTGAGTTAGTTTTTGAAAGAAAGGTAAGACCTAATACCTCTCATGCCCAAAAATGGGATGTAGGTGGATATGCTTCACCACATTCGGACAACTCTGATTTTGATGGAAACCCTAATGCTTTTGAAATAAACAAGTATGTTGGAATTTTGTATTTAAACAACGACTATGAGGGTGGAGAGTTATTCTTTGTTGAGCCATCAGACAAGAAATCAGAAGGATCTGATATGTCTGGAAATGCAGTTCCAGTTTGGAAAGATCCATATCTTTCTTTTAAGCCAAATGCTTATTCTTATTATGTGTTTCCAGGAGGAGTAGAAAATATCCATGGAGTAACTGAAATACTTGCTGGAACAAGATACACAATGGTTTCTTTTTGGGACTACGAAGAAATAGAATATAGTCAAGAAACCATTGATAAATGGAAAGAAGAAGAAAAAGAAATTAGAAGATTACAGTCTATTCAAAAAGAAGAGTGGACAAAAGGAAATAAATACGCATAGGGCATAACCCTAAAGTATAAGAAAAGGTAGAGAGTTTTGCTTTTTCAAAAACTCTGCTATACTTAACACTATTCCGTTTTAGAAAGGACGAAACACATGTCAGATTTTTTTAGTTTTAAACTTCCAGAGGACTTCGTAGAAAAGTACAAAGCACAAGAGAGCCCGTTTGGTTTTAAAGATGCAGCAGAAAACTCACTTGGAGAAATTACTTTTATTCGTACATACTCCCGCATGAAGGAAGATGGGACTAAAGAACGCTGGCATGAAGTTTGTCGTCGAGTAATCGAGGGTATGTATTCAGTACAGAAGAATCATGCTAAAGAAAACCGTTTGCCTTGGAATGACTACAAGGCTCAGAAGTCAGCACAAGAAGCATTCCAAAGAATGTTTGAATTAAAGTGGACACCTCCAGGTCGCGGTATGTGGGCATTTGGAACCCCTATGACTATGGAGAAGAAGAACTCGGCAGCACTACAAAACTGTGCGATGGTATCTACAAAGGACCTTGATAAGAATGATCCAGGAGCATTGTTTGCTTGGGTTATGGATGCATTGATGCTTGGCATTGGTGTAGGGTTTGATACAGTGGGACAGGATAAGAATTTTTCAATCTATACCCCAACAGAACCAGAACAGGTGTTCGAAATCCCAGACACTCGTGAAGGCTGGGTAGAGTCTGTAAGACTTCTAATCAACTCCTATCTCAGAGCCAACCAGAGTATTCAGAAGTTTAACTACGACTTGATCAGACCTCTTGGAGCACCCATTAAGGGCTTTGGAGGCGTTGCTTCAGGGCCTGCACCTCTTATCAAGTTGCACGACCAGATAGACCGTGTAATCGGCTCCAGAGGCGGAGAAACACTAGATTCTCGTGCTATCGTAGACCTGGTAAACCTTATTGGTACCTGTGTAGTGTCTGGCAATGTTCGCAGATCAGCAACCCTTGCTTTGGGTACTGCAGGAGATGATACATTCATGAATCTAAAGAATTCAGAGATTTTCCCAGAACGTAACTCATTTGATCCAGAAAATCCAGGATGGGCTTGGATGTCTAATAATTCTATTTCAGCAGAGGTAGGAACAAAGTACGAAGACTATGTAGATTTAATTACAGAAAACGGAGAACCAGGTTTTATCTGGCTTGATGTTGCTCGTAATTATGGACGACTAAAGGATGCGCCAGACGGTAAGGATTATCGTGTGATGGGATTTAACCCATGTGCGGAGCAGCCATTGGAATCATACGAACTATGTACACTTGTAGAAGTGCACTTGAATCGTCATGAATCTAAGGAGGACTTCCTGCGTACCCTGAAGTTTGCATACCTTTATGGAAAGACTGTAACACTTGTTCCAACACACTGGCCACAAACAAACGGTATCATGCAACGCAACCGTCGTATTGGTACATCACTTACTGGCATTGCATCATTTGCAGATCAAAAAGGCTTGCCAACCGTTCGTGAATGGATGGATGAAGGATACAACAAGATCCGTCACTATGATCACCAGTATTCTGAATGGCTATGTGTTCGTGAATCAATTCGTGTAACTACAGTTAAGCCATCAGGATCAGTTTCAATTCTTTCTGGTGCAACTCCTGGAGTTCACTGGGGACCTGGAGGAAACTTCTTCCTTCGTGCAGTTAGATTTGGAAATACAGATCCAATGATACACCTATTCAAAGCAGCGGGGTACACAATTGAAGATGACGTAGTATCAGCAAACACATCAGTAGTTTACTTCCCAATCAAGTCAGGTCATCCACGATCTGAAAAGGATGTAACATTGTTTGAAAAGATTGCTCTTGCTGCAACTGCTCAAAAGTATTGGTCCGATAATGGTGTTTCCGTAACGCTATCCTTTGATAAGGAAACAGAATCAAAGCATGTTGTTCCAGCACTTCATATGTACGAGGGACAACTAAAGGCAGTCTCATTCCTACCAATGGGAAATACTGTTTATCCACAACAGCCATACACTCAGATCACTGAAGAAGAATATGAGTCATATATTGGTAAGTTGAAGCATATTGATTTTGCTGCAATTTATGATGGAGCAGAAAACCTTGAGGCACAGGGCGAAATGTACTGCACCACAGATTATTGTGAAATTAAAATAAACAAGTAGTCTTCTGTGGTAAAATAGACTTATAATGTCTACTCCATCAAACCTGTACGCAGAAAAAATATATGCAGAGCATCCAATGGCCTTTTGGTCATTAGACGATAAAGCAGACTATATTAGTTTAATTACTGAAAGCCAGAGATGTGTAGGAAATCCAGAGTACTGGGATATATCTGATGAGGCATCTGCAGAAGTTTTTGCTAGTAGTTCTATTGCTTCGGGCACACCTTTTCCAGAAAGTTTTGTAACAAAACTAATAGGAAGTTTAGGTCAGAATGATTTTGGTCAAGTAGTTTGCATAAGCAAAGATATAGAAAACTTTAGTTCTCTAAACAAAGAACTATCAACTTTTTCAATAGGTGCCTTTATTAATTCTTTAAGCGTATATTCTTACAGTTTTGAGATAGGTTATGAATATGACGATACAACAAGCGGTAGCACAATCCAAAGATTAAAAACATATGTTTCATCAGTTCAAGACAGGTGGATATTTGTTTCAGAAACATTTGACACTCCAGATGAAAATACAAGTTTTAGAATTGTTATTAAAATTAATTACATAGACCAGGGAAGCAATGCAGATGACTACGAATTTTTAATTAATGGTGTCACCGCTGGTCAGTGGTCAGAAGAATTTAACTCGTCTTCGCTTGGAGTCGATGGATATTTTGTTCCAAACAATATAGCAATAGAACCCACTTACGGAATTAACGCCAATGCTTATGGACTACAAGACAAAAAAGGATATTATCTTATGTCAAATAAAAGTCTTATGGCAAAAAATACTGGAATCCCTTTAGTGTATGGTGCTTCGAACCTTACAAAACTTTTACCAAATTCAAACTCTTATGGAATGGTACATGAGGTTCGTAGAGATCCTGACGCCTACCTATTTGCTGGTACATCTAATCCAATAGTTACAGTTACCCGTGGATCAACTTATACTTTTAGCATGAAGACTCCTGGATACCCACTTGCGATACAAACAGTATCTGGAGAGTACAACTCTGCTAGTGAATATAATAATGGAATAAATAATTCTGGAGCAGATGTTGGAGATATTACTTGGGTTGTTCAGGAAGACTCTCCAGACAACCTTTATTATGTTTGCAAAAATAATCCAGAGATGAGCGGAATAATAAATGTTGTAGATCCAGCCCCGAAACCTTCACTGATTATTCCAGGGCAAGGGTTTTTGGGTGCTGACGGACAATACAAACAATACACTTTAGAGGCTTGGGTAAGAATTAACTCAGACTCACAAACATTGAAAAGAATTATTGGGCCAATAGGATCAGATGATGGAGTTTATGTTGAAGGCCCATTCTTGATTTTAAAAATAGGATCAAACTTTGGTTCCTATTATGTTGGAGAATGGTATCGCCCCATGCTTATGCATATTCGAGTTGGAGAAAATAATTCTTCTTTGCTTATTAATGGAGAAGAAGTAATATCATTAAGGTATTTAACCGAAGAGTTGAACTTGCCGACCACAATGGATTCCAATAGAAAAAATCAAGATTGGATTGGTTTTTATGCATACGAAGATGTATCCCCAATAGAAATTGACTGTGTTGCATTGTATACTTATAATGTTCCTTTGGTCTTGGCTAAGAAAAGATTTGTTTATGGACAGGGAGTTGAGTTTCCAGAGGGAATTAATCAAGCCTATAGTGGTTCATCTATTTATATAGATTATCCATTTGCAGAGTATGCAAATAATTATTCATACCCCAACATAGGAAACTGGTCTCAAGGAATAGTTGATAATTTAAAAACAGATAGTGGGCTTTTATCTACTCCAGATTATAAGTTGCCAGACATTGTTCTGTCAGGGTTTTCTGTAGAAAATCTTTCTTCTAGTTTTTATCCACAAGACGAAGATGGTTTATCTTTTTCTTTTGGAGAACTTCAAGGATCATATATGTATTTTGACAACTTAAACTTTTTAAAAGAAAAGGTTAAGTCTTTTTATGGGTCTTTTAAATTTACCTCTGTTCCAGAAACAAAGCAGGTATTGTTCAGGGCTGAGTCAAAAACATCAACAAACTATTTTGAAATATCTTGTACAGGAACATCAATAGTTTATACCTTAAACTATAATCAAATAGAAGAGGTTCTGCTAACCTTATCTCCTGTAGCGCTTGAAGAAATATTCTCTGTAGGTGTAGATGTAGAAACTATCTCTAAGTATTTTGGAGGAAATGTTGCATCTTTCTTTGGTAACTTTAGCAGTCTTGGCTTTTATATTGCAGGAAGTTCAAATCCATCAGAAACATTTTCTGGTAAAGCATACAGGGTGGGTTTTTGTACTTCTAGAAATCACAGATACATTAAAGATTTTTTTAATGAAAAGGGTATTGTTATAGAAAATGATAGCGTGTTCTTGGAGTATATTCAAACTCCAGACGTAGAGTACAACTCTACAGAAGATTACTTTGGTAATAATCCTGCAGAGTGGGATTCAATTGTCGATTCAGGAATGTTAACTGATGTGTCCGCAAATACCCTTCAATCACACACAGCAAGTTATACCCTGTCTCCAATAATTAATTTTGGATCTTACTCCCTAGACATTGATGTCCAAGGATATTGGGAGGACTATGTCCCACTTACTTATTTTGCTAAGTATATAACCGATAGTAAAAATAAACCGTACTATGACTTAGATTTTATTCAGTTTAACATAAACTATCCAGCACCATCTGTTTTTATAGAAGAAGAGCAGTTTGGGTCTTGGACATATGAAGAACTATATGATGAATACAGCGTTCCAGTGCAAAGAGACTATGCTTCATTAGACAATCAACTTTTTAACGGATATCTAGATTATACAGACCTAAGAGATAGAGCCTTTAGAAACTATAAGTATGACACATCAAACTCTTTAGTAAAATCTTACATTACATTTCAATATATCAAGAATGGTGCAAACCTTTCGTCAGAAAATTTTATAAATATTCAAAAACCGTCTAATGATTCTTTTGTTATTCCAGGTGAAGACTGGAGAACAACAAAGTATGAGGTTGTAGATAACATGGTTATATATACTCCAAAAGATGTCAGCAATCTAGATATTGCAATAGTTACACATCTTGAGTTTAATGTAAAGGGTATACTAAAGAACAAGGTTGCTCTTAGAACGCTAGAGTATTGCTCTCAAGCATTTAACAATACATCTACAAATCCTGTTGGTACCAGGTTTGGTCATAATCTTTATCCTTATAAAAAATCTGGATTCTACTACGACTACAAGTCTGAAAATCCTTTTACAATTTATAAAGGAACTTCTCCGTATTTATATTTAACAAGATATAGCGGTATAGGAATAAAGGGAGTAATAGATCCAAAGGTTAACAGAGGACTATCTGTTTCAATTAATAAAGAAAAATCAGACAACTTTAAAGTTATGGCTATGCAAATGGCAGTTAGATATGACAAAGACTCTTTCCCATATGGATCTGTAGAGGTGTTCGAAATTAAGTCAAAAGACAGACATATAAAGTTTTACATGTCAGCAATTCATCCAACTGGTCAAAGAGCAAAAATCTACGCAGTAGATGTAAATACTGGAAGAATAGAAAACAAGGTCAGGTTTTATCTTAATGGCAGTCCAGTTAAAGACCCAGTTTTAACAGTCAAAGAGTGGGCCTTTTTGGGAATATCTTTTTCAAAAGTTTTAGATTTCAAGAATAGGGTTGGAACTATTAATTTAAATGGTCCACTCACATTTAACACAATCTCCTACTATGAATCAACCAACCTTCAAGATGTTCAAGAGACAGAGTTTAGAAAGTGGTTTGGTGTAAAGTATATTGCCCCAGAAAATATAGAGTGGAATTACTGGCTAACAGGCGGTTCTGACTGGGACGGAGTTGCAGTACTATCTAAAACTAATTATTATGGGGTTGATCCTTCAACAATTTATAAGAGTTATACTGGAACAAATAAGATTATTATAGATAGTGAGGCCTCTTTGGTCATTAATAATGAAAGATCTCTAACAGACTATGAGTATAGGCTCTATTCTGGTATAAAGTCGAAGACAATAACCGTTACTGCTATCTAATATGGTATACTTTAGTATATGAATATGGAAAATCCACGTAAAAAGAAAAAGGCATTGCCTAAAATGAAGGGGCAAGTGGGTGAGTCCCGTGCAAAAATTATTGAAAAGCACTACGACTGGGGCCTTTATGTATACAAAAAAGCAAATGGCAAGTGGTTTACTGATGGAAATGGTTCTGTATTAAACATTGAGTCTATGAAGGGTGATATTCTGCAGATATCAAAACTCAAAGATGCTGCTAAATATTACGGGGATGAAGGAGATGGCGAGTGCATCTTCGTGCCAGGACTAACAAGAATCTCAGAAGAAGAATACTCTGAGCAGAAACAAAGACTTTCAGAAGGCCTGATTCCTTCTATGAATGACCTTGGAGCAGTACAAGCAGCCAAGGATACTATTGCAAAATATGGAAGTGATGACTAATGAGTGAAGACAAAGAATTTTTTATTAGAGCAAAGACAGATACCCCACTTCCAGAGGATGATACTTTTACAAAGCAGGATCCATTTAATCAGTCTTGGGATGTAATAAAAGATTTGCAGGGACTTGACAGTAACTTTAAAAGAAGAACTTCTCGAATCATTAAAGGAGAAGCAACTCAGGCATACATGGACAGTTCAAGAGCAGACAGCGTTGGAATCAATGGAGCAAGATCTAAAGAGATAAACTCAGGAACTGTATTTAGAAATGCTTATGGTTTGTTTGATGTTATTACCCCACCATGGAACTTGTATGAACTTGCAAGTTTCTACGATACATCATTTGCTAACCATGCTGCAATTGATGCTAAAGTAGAGAACATTGTTGGACTTGGGTATGAGTTTAAAATTTCAAAAAGAACTATGCTTAAGTTAGAGGCATCTGAACCAAAGACTTCAGAAAATGCAAGAAAAAGAATTGAAAGAGCAAAGATTGAAATGACTGATTGGCTTGAGTCACTAAACGACGAAGACTCATTTACAACAACCATGGAAAAGGTCTTTACTGATCTTCAGTCAACTGGTAACGCTTACCTTGAAATTGGCAGAACCACTCGTGGAGATATTGGATATGTTGGTCATATCCCATCTACAACAATGCGTGTTCGTAGACTTCGTGATGGTTTTGTTCAGGTTATTGCAAACAAGGTTGTTTATTTCCGTAACTTTGGTGCAACGAATCCCAACCCGCTTGGAACAGATCCAAGACCAAACGAAATCATTCATTTTAAAGAATACTCACCTCTAAATACTTTTTATGGAGTTCCAGACATCATGTCTGCAATTGGATCATTGCACGGAGATCAACTTGCGTCACAGTACAACATTGATTATTTCCAAAACAAAGCAACTCCAAGATATGTTGTAACTCTCAAGGGTGCAAAGTTATCTGCCGAAGCAGAGGACAAGATGTTTAGATTTTTGCAGACAGGGCTTAAGGGTCAAAATCACAGAACTCTTTATATCCCACTGCCAGGAGACTCTGATACCAACAAGGTAGAGTTTAAGATGGACCCTGTAGAAAATGGCGTTCAGGAAGCATCATTTAGAGAATATAGAAAGCAGAATAGAGACGACATTCTTGTTGCTCACCAAGTTCCTCTTTCTAAGATTGGTGGATCTGACTCTTCAGCAATTGCTGCTGCGCTCTCACAAGACCGCACATTTAAAGAGCAGGTTGCAAGACCAGCACAGAGAAACCTTGAAAAGATGATCAATAAGATCATAAAAGAAAAAACAGATATTCTTGAGTTTAAGTTTAATGAACTTACACTTACAGATGAAATTGCTCAATCACAGATTATCGAAAGACTTGTAAAGACTCAGGTAATGCTTCCAAATGAAGGTCGAGAACTTCTTGGTCTTCCGCAGATAGAAGGTGGCAACGAGCCTTTTGATCCAAAGCCAGAACAAGCAGCAAACGATAATGCGGACAGAGCAAGGGATACTGAAAGAACTAACAACCAGTCTGATGGACCAGCCACAGTAAGTGGAAGAAATCCAAAAGGTGAAGGTCGTAAAGTTGATGATGTGCCCGAAATGTCCAAATAGTGATACTTTAGCAAAAAAGGGTATATAATATAATAACCATGATTATCTCTAAAGCCAATTGGAATACAGATGGAGACAACCTCCGCCTATCTATGCCACTTACTAAGGTGGATAAAGAGCGTCGAATCGTTTCAGGATTTGCATCTCTAGACAATATTGATAAGCAAGATGATATTGTAACAGCAGAAGCATCAATGGATGCATTTGCAAAATTCCGTGGGAACATTAGAGAAATGCACCAGCCATTAGCAGTAGGCAAGATGGTAGACTTTAAAGCAGAAAAGTATTTCGATCCAGAATCAAAGAAGTTTTATAACGGAGTATTCGTATCCGCATATGTTTCAAAAGGTGCACAAGATACTTGGGAAAAAGTTCTAGACGGAACACTTGCTGGTTTTTCTATTGGCGGAAGAATGAACAAGTGGGATGATGCTTATGACGAGAAGTCAGATAAGTCAATCCGTGTTATTAAGCAGTATGATTTAGTTGAGTTGAGTCTTGTAGATTCCCCAGCAAATCAATTTGCAAACATCGTATCTGTTGAAAAGGTAGATGGCGTAGATGTAATTAAGGCTGATGAAACAGTTTTAGAAAATGTATTTTATGATAAGGAAAATGGAATAGTCCTTGCATCTGAAAATGAATCAGAGTTAAGCCCAATAACTGGTGAGCAAATGGAAAACATAGGTTTCGTTGAAAAAACGGATAACGAAAAACTAAATATGATAAAATTCTTAGTCGATAGTGCTAAAGGCATTAATACTTCTAAGATTAACAAGGAGGAAAACCTTATGGCAAAATCAACAAAAAACACAGTTGAAGAGATCGTTGAGAAATCTGATATTGCAGTTGAAGTAACAGAGGTCGCTCCAGAGGCAGATGCGAAAGCAGATGTAGTAGAGACTCCAGCAGAAGAAGTTTCAACAGAGAAGGCTGCGAAAGCACCATCTTCTGGCGAAGAAGATGCTGAAGAAGATGCTGCGGAAACTCCAGCAGATGAAGAGGCAGAGGCTAAGAAGCCAATGGCTCCTAAGTCAGATGAAGTAGTTGTAGAAGCACCAGTTGCAGAAACAGTTACAGAAACAACTGATGGTCTTGAAAAAGCCTTTAGCGATCTAGTAGAAGTTGTCAAATCATTACAAACAGAGGTAGAACTTTTGAAGTCTACCAAGGTTGATATTGAAGTGGCACAAACATCATTTGAAGCAGTTGCAAAAGATATTGCATCAGCAACAAGTGTATTTAATGAATTTGGTAAGCGTGTGGAACTTGTAGAGCAAGACACTGCTTTCCGAAAGTCTGGCGATCTCGGCGAGATAGTACAGAATCAGCCTGAAACGGTTGAAAAATCCCTATGGGGCGGTAGTTTCCTCAAAACAGCCGACTTATTCAATTAAAAAACAAATAAGTAAAAAATCACAGGAGGTGACAATATGTCGGAACAAAATATAGAAAAGAACCAGCCTGGAACATCAGGTAATCTTGGTGGAACAGCACCAGGACTGTATCAGGGACAAGGTGCATTCGCATCAGGCTCAGACGCAGGTTCAAACGTACCAGGTAATTACACCGATGGTGGCGTGTTAGGAAATATCCCAACAGCACTATCAGGCGTTACATCTGGACCAAATGCAGTTAACCCTTCAGGTGAGGCTGGATCAGGTATCCTACGCCCAGAGCAAGCACGTCGTTTTATTGACTACGTGTGGGATGCAACCATTCTCGCCCAAGATGGCCGTCGCGTTACAATGAGAGCCAACACAATGGAACTCGAAAAGGTAAACGTCGGAGAGCGTGTAATTCGTGCAGCAGCGCAAGCAGTTGGCGACTACACAAACGCAGGTGCAACATTCTCAAAGGTTGAATTGACTACAAAGAAGATTCGTCTTGACTGGGAAGTATCTGCAGAAGCACTAGAAGATAATATCGAAGGAGCAGCACTAGAAGATCACATTGTCCGTTTGATGACAAATGCTTTTGGTAACGATATCGAAGACCTTGCTATTAATGGTACAGGTTCAGGTAGCGATGCATTCCTTGGAATTATGAACGGTTTCGTAAACCGTGTTAAGACTGATGGAGATGCACATGAGTCTGTTGTAACAGTCGCTAATAACGCCTGGACACCAGAAGTTATGCAGAACATCATTCTAGCAATGCCACGTAAGTATCGTGCAATCAAGAACAATCTAAAGTTCTATGCTGGTACAGATGTATTCCAGGGAATCGTTAAGAATAACGGTACTTTGGCAGACGCAGTTGCTGAAGCATTTGCTTCACGTGCTGGTGGTACTCCAGGAAATCGTCAAGCATACCTTGATGGTGGAGCACAGACATTCGGTGGAGCACGTACAACACGTGTTCTCGGAGTAGACGTACAAGAAGTTCCTTACTACCCTGCAGGATATGTCGACTTGACATTCCCACAGAACCGTGTATGGGGATTCCAGCGTGACATCACTGTAAACCGTGAATACAAGCCAAAGAAGGATACTGTAGAATACACAGTCTTCGTTCGCTTCGGTCTTCAGTGGGAAGAGCAAGATGCAATCGCATTCGCTGACGCTGCATCAGATGCATAATCTGTAAACAGTACAATTTAGGGGGAGTAGGAGTTAGTTCTCCTGCTCCCCTTATTACTTATAATGATATAATACTAACAAGGAGGAATTATGGAAAACATTAATGAAAATCCAATTGTAGAAGAAACAACATACGAATCACCAGTTTTTGAAGCACCCGTTGTAGAAGAACCTGTTGTAGAAGCCCCAGTGGTTGAGCATGTAGAAGAAACTCCAATTGTAGAAGAGGCTGCTCAAGAAGTAGTTGAAGCACCTGCATACCAGGCACCTGAAGAAGTTCAGGCACTTGGATCAGTAGCAGCAGGAGTCATTGGAGCAACAACAGCACCAAAGGCAACTGAAAGAAAGAAGAGCGCAAAGGTTGCAGAGCCTAAAGAAACTGTAGCACTTTACTCAACAAAGAATGTAACATGGTCAGAGGTGGGTAAGGTCTATCGTGGCTATAACATTGTTAGCAAGGATGCTGCTGAAAAGTGGCTTACTCGTTCACACATTCGCATAGCAACCCCAGAAGAAGTTGCCAAGGAATTCGGTAAGTAATTCATGGAGATATTGAGAGTTCCGCCATACGATGACATTGTTGTAAATTTTGTTGTACCTTCAGGGTACGAAGATGCAGATATTTACGCAAGGGTAACAGATATGGCGGACCTTTCAGTACAAACTTTAGATTTTAATGGTTGGTCAACAGGTGATAACATAAACATATATCTTCCTGGAAGGTATGATAATAACTACAGAGTAGAGATTTTTACAATTGGCGAGGGTGAAGAATTAATTCACGAAGAGTACTACGAACTAGTTCGACCATATGTAGATCCAAACACATTAGGAACAACTGCATCAGAGATTGCAGAATATAAAATTTTAGAATTAGTAGCAAGATCCATGATAGACACATTTGTGCCAGAAGGATTTTATAACAAAAAGATAACAATAGTTGGAACTGGTAACGGATCAGATTACTTTTCTTTATGGGAAAAGGTTTACAGAATATTTAAGGTTTATGAGAACAATGTTTTAGTTTATGATAGATCAAATCCAGACTTAGGTGACTATCAATATGCAATAACACCAGATAAGACTGCTATACAAAGAGTTCGTGCAGATGTGCTTGAGTTAAATAGGTATGAGTCAACAGCACAAAATCTACCAGTAGCAAGTGGAGACCTTGGCTACTATGGATACGAAGGAATATCTTTCCCGTCAGGATATGACTACACATTTGTTGTAGACCATGGATATTTGAATGTTCCTGACGATGTTGTGCATGCAGCCAAGTTATTAATTGAAGATCTTAAGTGTGGAAAGTTAGATTATTACAAGAGATACATAACAGCATATAATACAGATCAGTTTAGAATTCAGTTTGATAAGGCAATGCTTGGCGGTACTGGTAACTTCTTAGTTGATAAGATACTTGACAAATATGTTAAGACCATTGTCAAGCCAGGGATAATTTAATGATATGCGAAGAGCCAGACTTTATATTCCCAATGCTTGCAGATGTCTATCATCCAATAGTTGAGCAGGGAGTTTACGGTAACGTAGAAAAGACATGGATTCTAGATAGAACAATTGCCTGTTCTTTCGCACCAGCAGGCGGAGCATTTAAAGAAGAAGTAACTCCCAATGTAAATATAACACAAGATAAAATTCTTATTGGCAGAGCAAAGACAGACATAAGAATGTCAAGCCTTGAAGCAAAAAACTCAATTACAAATGTTATAGTTACAAACCTTAGAGACAAAAACTGTAACGAAATACACTTAGAAACATCTGGTCCCCGTGCAGGCAAGTCTACTATCTTTGAGATTGCAACACAAGATCCTTTCGTAGGTCCATTCGGTTCAACAGAGTATTACAAGTTAATCATAAGAAGGTCTGAGAATCAGGCGGTAGATGTATGATTAAAGTAAAGTTTAACAATAGACAGTTTAATAAAGATATGAAAAACATTATTGATTACTCAACTGGTTTTGCCGAAGGGATACAAAAAGGTAAAAAAGATTTTCTTAATAATCTAGGTGCTGACGTATCAGAAATAGCCTCACAGTTCATTGATACAAATGCTAGAGTGTCTCCAGATACCCTGCATCACGTATACGAGTGGTATAAAAACGGTAGCCCAGAAGCAAGACTATTTGACATACAGTATACAGTTAGCAACATAGGGCTTTCTTTTATATCACAGTTTAAACAATCTAACTCAGTTAAAGAAGGGTCTAATGAACCTTTTCGTGATAAGGCTATAATCATGGAAACTGGTACTTCTGTCGTAATAAGGCCACGTAATGCAGAGGCTTTAAGGTTTGAAGTTGATGGACAAATAGTTTATACAAAGAACCCAGTTGTTGTTCAGAATCCAGGTGGAAACACTCAGGGAGAGTTTGAAAAAGCATTTGATATGTTCTTTAGTAGATATTTTACTCAAGCATTTTTAAATAGTGGGAATCTTAAACAGTACTTTGAGAACCCATCAGTATACAAGAAAAACTTAGGAAAGGGCAAGCGTGGCGGAAGATCAACTGGTATTTCTACAGGGTATCGTTGGGTCGCTAATGCTTCGGTGGCATCATAATGACAGAGCCTTTATCAACTTTAAATACACCAGTTTTATGGATTAATAAATACCTTCAAGAAAAGATTGAAGAATTTGCATCTAATGGGGATCCAATAGCATTTTTCCCAACGTCCCCGTCAACAATAGATCAGTTGACACAAAGTTTTCCAGATGGGGGAGGAGCCTTTTGTGTATATGACAGAATGTTTAGAATGCGTAGAGGACCCTTTCCTCATATCAAATGTGAGCAAATATTGTATTATTTTTATGCACAGGGTAGTGCCCCAACAGTACAAATGCTTAAGATACAGGAGTCAGTTCTTAGATTGATGGACCGTGGAGATGAAACTGCTGAAGACATAAATGCCTGGGCCAGGGATAAGACTTTTGACGGTATGACATGCAAGTTCTATTTTCACAACTTTAAGATTTACCAACTAGAAGAAGCAAGAGACATAGTCGATTTTGGAACAGCCCGAACATATGCGGGTAACAAAATAATTATTGACTACGACTATCATCAAAGACAAGATATTATAGACTCAGTAAACGCTTAAAAAAGGGCTGTATAATTAACTTGAGGAAACAAGCCCTTTTAATCCAAAAGAAAAAAAAGAGGTGAAAAATATGGCATATACACGTGGTAGCAGCAACAATATTATTGTTGGAGCAGCAGCCCTCTTCACACATGAAGACGGCGTACTAACAGAAGCAGCCCTTCCAGGTTACGTAGCAGGAGACTCTTTCAAGGATACCCTTGAAGCAGATGCTGATTTCCGTAACATTGGTTACACAATGAATGGTTTGGAAATTCAATTCCAGCCAGACTTTGGTGAGGTTGCAGTAGATCAGGTTCTTGACGTTGCTAAGTTGTTCAAGCAAGGCATGCAGGTAAACCTAAATACTACATTCGCAGAATCAACACTAGAGAATCTTCTATTTGCATTAGCAGGTAAGGATTCAGATCTAGGTGCAGTATCAGGAACAGGACTAGGTGCAGGCTCTGCATCACTTAACCTTTCAGCAGGAGACATTGGCGAATGCCCAGTCGAACGTGGTTTGGTTGCAGTTGGTCCAGGAACTGGAGATTGCGAAGCAGGATCTTCAATCGAAAGAATCTATGTAGCATACCGTGCACTTTCAATCGAAAGCGTATCAGTATCTGCAAAGAGAGACGAAGCGACAATGTTCGAAGTATCATTCCGTCTTCTTCCAAACGATAACGCATCATACGGTAAGATCGTAGATCGCACTATCCCAGCAGGCGCATAATACAACTTAATATATACAGTTTAGCCCAGGCCCTAAAAAGTCTGGGCTTTTCTGTTATACTATATATATGGCAACAACTGTATATAATACAAAAAATATTGTTCTACAAGACGGGGTAGAGATAGAACTGTCTCCATTAAAAATAAAATATCTTAGACAACTAATGGATAACTTTGATGAGGTTAGAAATGCACAAGGAGATCTTGAGGCAATCGTAGCCCTATCAAAGTGTGCAAGAATTTGTATGAAGCAATTTAGACCAGAGATTACTCAAACACAAGAGATGCTAGAAGAATATGTTAACTTACAGGACATCTATGACATTCTAGACATAACTGCTGGTATTAAGATTAATGATAAATCAGAAGAGCCAGTAAAAAAACAAGCAGTTGATAGTGGTTCATCTTGGGAAGAACTTGACCTTGCAAAGTTAGAGTCTGAAGTATTTTTGCTGGGGATTTGGAAAGACTACGAAGAACTAGAAACATCACTATCCATGCCAGAGTTAATGATAACCCTATCTATTAGCAGAGAGTTAAACTACGATGAAAAGAAATTCCTTGCAGCGATGCAGGGTGTAGACCTAGACAAAAATGCTGAAAAATCCAATGCCTGGGAAGAAATGAAAGCCAGAGTGTTTAGTGGTGGTCAAGCATCTAACTCAAAAGACATTGTTGCACTGCAAGGATATAACGCAACAAGGGCTGGATTTGGAATTGGAATGGGCTTAGACTACGAAAAAGTAGACTAAAAACACGCCTGTTTATGGTATAATTAAACAACTACAATGGAGGAAATCATGGTTAAAGAAGTAGAAAACAAGAATCAACTGTCCCTTATAGACGGAACAAAGTTTGAGATTAAGCCACTAAAGATATCTCTACTTAAGCCTTTTATGGAGAACTTTGCTAAACTGCAAGAAGTTGCAGATGATAATAGCAAGTCAATGGATGTTCTTATTGATTGCGTACAAATTGCATTTAAACAATACTTGCCTGCAATTGCAGACAACAGAGAGGCGATTGAGGAAAATCTAGATCTTCCTACAGTCTACAAGATCATTGATGCTGCTTCAGGAATGCAACTTTCTGATGCAACAGGTCTTCTAAACTCAATCAAGTAAAGAGGTGTGCTGATTGGCTGACGTAAATGCAAATATTGGTATTAATTTTGATACCAGTCAAGCCTTAGCACAATTACGTCAGTTACAGGCTGGTCTCAGCCGTTTTAATCAAACCCTAACTCAGGGTAATGTTGCAGCAATGAATGCACAAAAGGCTCTTAACAGCCAGTTGATGCAGGCCATTAATGCAACTGGAAAATTTGTTGCAACTCAGAAAGATGTAGCCACAAGCACATCTTCTTTTACGCAGGCACTTGAAAAAAATCAATTGTCGATGCGACAATACTTTAGATACACCGCTGCTGCAGCAACTCAAAATACAAAAGTATTTAAGGGTATGTTTGCACAAGAGCGTGAGACTTTAACACGTGCTAGTAAAGATAGAGTAAAACTCCTACAGTCTCAGTATATCCAGATGCAGGCTGCAAATGGAAATATGATCAAGGTTCTTCAGGTTATTCCAAAGCACCTAAAGATGGTCAATGGACAGTATGCAGATTATGCAACACGAATGCAAATGGCTGCACAAAGACAGCAATTTTTAAATAAACTATTAAGTCAAGGCTCAACCCAACTCCTGAATTTTGGTAAGAATACTCAGTGGGCAGGTCGCCAGTTAATGGTTGGTTTAACTATTCCTCTTACGATTCTAGGATCAACTGCAGCAAAAACATTTATGGAAATGGAGCAGGCAGTAACCAAGTTCTCCAGAGTATATGGAGATATGACAACTGGAAATGATGCGACAAACAGAGCAATTGCAGACATTCAACTACTTGCAAAAGAATTTACAAAGTATGGCATTGCAGTAAAAGATACTGTAGAGATGGCTGCAACAGCAGCAGCAATGGGTTTAACTGGAGGGGCTTTAAATGCACAAGTAATTCAAGCAACTAGGCTTGCAGTACTTGGACAGGTAGAACAGCAGCAAGCGCTAGAGACAACAATCTCTCTTACAAATGCTTTTGGAATTGCTTCTGAAGATCTAGCAAAAAAGATTAACTTTCTTAACGCAGTAGAAAACCAGACTGTTCTTTCTATTGAAGACTTAACAATAGCAGTTCCAAAGGCTGGTCCAGTTATTAGGCAACTTGGAGGATCTGTAGAAGACCTAGCATTCTTTATGACTGCAATGAAGGAAGGTGGAATTAACGCATCAGAAGGTGCTAACGCACTTAAGTCTGGTCTTGCTTCTATGATTAACCCTTCTAAGAAGGCTAGTGAATTTCTTGCTGAACTTGGAATTAATATTACAGGAATTGTTAACGCAAATGCTGGAGACTTAAAGGGAACTGTTATAGGATTTGCTAGAGCCTTAGATACACTAGATCCCCTTAACCGTGCCCGTGCAATTGAGCAAATGTTTGGTAAGTTCCAGTTTGCACGTCTTTCAACACTATTCCAAAATATAACAAAAGATGGAAGTCAGGCTTCTAGAGCACTTGGACTTGCTGGTGCATCAGTTGAAGAGTTAGCAATCTTGTCTGAACGAGAACTTGGCAAGGTTGAAGATATGACTGGTGCTAAGTTTAAGAAGTCTATGGAAAATCTTAAACTTCAGTTAATCCCAATAGGTAAAGCATTTTTGCAAGCAGTAACTCCTATAGTTAATTTTGTTGGAAGAATTCTAGAAAAGTTTAATACTTTAAGTGATGGAACTAAAAAAGTTGTAACAGTTATCATTGGAGTTATTGGCGGTCTTGCACCAGTTGCGTTGATGACTTTTGGTGTTCTGATGAACGCAGTTGCAAATGGAATTAAATTATTTGCAAAACTTCGTGGAGGAATTGCTCAACTTAATGGATCAAACAATGTTCTTGGTGGAGGGTTTGAATATTTAACTAACGAGCAAACTGAAAACGTTGCACAGGCTAATGCTTTACACACATCTCATAGTCAACTAATTTCTACATTTAATGTTGAAGCAGCATCAGTTCAAGCATTAGCAGCAGCATATCAAACTGCAGCATCTCAGGCAAGAGCCCTTGCTCAATCATCTCCAGGATTATTTAACACGGTACCAGGACCAACAGGAGCAGTAGCAGGACTACCAAAGAAGTTTGCAAGAGGTGGAGTTGTTCCAGGTACAGGAAATAAAGATACTGTGCCAGCAATGCTTACTCCAGGAGAAGTTGTTCTATCAAAAGATATGGTCAAAAATAATCCAGAACTTATTGCTGGAATTATGAATGGCAGTGTTAAAAAGTATTCACAATCAACAAACGTAGAGGGTGGTGGATTTTCTGCAGAGGGTCTAGCAATACGAGCAGCACAGATGAAGGAAGTTTACCTTGGCACTGGTAGCGAAGGGTTTGACAAGAGAGTCAAAGGACTTATAGATGGGGCAATTTCTGTTGGAGAGGCAGGAGTTAAAAGAATAATTGAGTTTGCTAGAGCATCTGGAGAAGAGATTGTAGCGTCACAAACAGAGGCTATGAATCGTTGGCGAAGCGCAATGCTTGATGAAGCAGATGCAGCCCTTGCTGCTGTACCAGATAGATCTGCTTCAAAGGATGAAATAAAAGAGTTTTTAAAGACTAGAGCGCTTGGCTCATCAAATGCTTTTGATACGCTGGATACTCATGGAGGACAAAACAAAGCAAAAACTTTTGCACATACAGAACTATCAACGCCAGTTTCTTATGAAGAAGCATTGCGTGTGTCTAGCCAAAGTAAAAGAGTTTCTGACAGAATTAAGTTAATACAAGGGGGGGCAGACTGGGCCAATAATCTTCCAGATAGCGATCCAAGAAAACCTAAAACTCCAATTACACCAGAGTTTAGAGCAGTTTCTGCTGCAGGTTTTGAGGGAATTACACAAGAAACAAATAAAGAACTAGACCTAGGCACAGCAAGTGTTACTAAGTTTGTTGATGAATTTACTAATTTAGATCCAATTGAAAAGTGGGGGACAAGTCTTAGAAATGCTGGACTTGATATTGATGCTCATGCAGAAGATATCAGGCAACTCGATGCAATTTATCAAGAGCACCTAAGAACTTTTGCTGAGAGTAACACCTCTGGTGTAATGAGTGACTCAGACCTAGCAACAATTAGAGAGCAAGCACTAAATGATCCTAGGTCAAATCCAACTGTAGTCGCAGCAGCAAGAAGATCTTCTAATAATGTTTCAGGAATAAGATCAAGCGGTGTTGGACAAGAGCAAGAAGATATGATTATGGAGGCATACGCAAATGGAGAGATCCCTCTTCCAGAAGGTGTAGACTCTGTACCTGAAAAATTATTTCCAAAATCAGGCTCAGCAATTGGTGGAGAAGCAGGAAGAAAGAAAAGACTTGGAGTATTTGATCAAGAAGTAGAAGATCAGTTAGCCCCACTTGTTGTTGCTACTCCAGAAGCAGAAGCAAATGCTGAAGCAGAAGGTGAAAAGATTGGTAAAGCGGCGACAAGAGGTGTAAAGAAGGGTGCAAAAACAGAATCTCCTTCTACAGATGGAATTGAAGTTGGTAAGGATATTGCAGAAGGGGTTGTCATTGGTTTGCAAGAAGGAGAGGCTTCAGTTGCTTCTCAGGGTGCACAACTTGGTTCTTCTGCTGTACCTAAAAAACCAAGAACTGCAGCAGAAACACAAGCAAGAGTTGATAAGATGGATCTTGACAACAAGGCTTTCTACGATGACCTTGATACTCCAGAATTTCGTGATGAAAGACAAGTTCTTAAGTCTTTAGATAGACAAAGAAGAAAGCGTGGCGCTACGGGAACCGTAGGCAGTGGTCCAGCAACACCACCAGTCCCAGGACCATCTTCTTTAACTGTTGCCTCAACAGCAAGAACTGAAGCAGCAGCAGAAGATTTAGCGGTAAGTACAGAGCAGGCTGCAACAGCGCAAGCACAAGTTGTGCAGCAAATTAATGATGAAAGTAGATCAAGAGTTACTATCAAGGGTAATACTGTTAACATTCAAAAGGCTCGTGAAGAAGCAGACAAGGCTGAAAACGAAGCAGCAATTACAAGAGCACGTGCCCATGCACTTGAAAGTGAGCAGTTAAAGCAAAAGAAGTCTAATTCACCAACCACCATCACTGATGAACAAGTCCTGGCTGCTAAAGAAAAGGCTAATGCTGCAGAACTAGAGTATGCAAGAATAAGACAAGAACTAGCAGAGCAAGGAATCACTGCAGCACAACCAGGAGAGATGCAAGAAGTTGCTATACAGGATCCAGTTAAGACTCCAGCAAAGGTTAAAAAAGCAGAAGATATTATTTCTAACGGAACAGTCGAGCAAGGAGATGGCCTAAGACGAATTGTTGATGGCACAGAGGACACAGCAGATTCAACTCTGCTAGTTGCAGAACAAACAGATGAGATTGCAACAGTAACTGGAGATATTATTCCAGCACAGACAGATAACTTAGATAATGTGATAACAACAGCATCACTAAACGATGCAATTGTAAACACTACTGGAGATATTCACGGATCAACAATAGAAACAGCAATGTCTCAAGAAGAAATAGTTGCACTACAAGAACAAGAACAGGTTTTAAGAGAGCAATTAAATGCAAATCTTAGACGACAAAGTGATGCTGTTTTATCAGGTAGTGACCTTAGCCCAACAGGTAAAAGGAGACTAACCGAGCAGGAAGCACTAGACGAAGCATTTGGAAGAGATCCAGGAACAAATGGACCAGACGACTTAGGTCAAAAGGGGTACACAAGAAATAAAAAGGGAGAAATATTATTTGATCCAGAAACTGGTCAGCCAACAACTATGGATGAAAAACAAATAACTAAAAAGAAACGTGGTATGCGTAAAGAGAAGGTTGGAAAGTTTTCTGGTAAAGCAGCAGGTGCTTTGGGTATGGCAACAATGGTTGCTGGAGCAGTTGGTGCACCACCACAAGTTACAGCAGCATTAGGAACAGCAGCGACAGTTGCACAATTTGCCCCAATGATTGCTGGAATGGGTCCAGTAGGTCTAGCAGTTACTGCAATCGCAGCAGTTGGTGTTGGTCTGATGGCATTGAATAAGAGACTTCAAGCGTCCTATGATGCTCAAGCAAAGTTTGTTCGTGAAACATCTGCATCAACAAAGAAGATGGCAGAAATCGGAGCAATCACTGGTAAAGTTGGTGCTTCTGAAATTATGGCCAAAAAGAGGGCAACTGGAACCACAAGAGACTATATTGTTAGAGAAAGAGCGGGATCTTCATTTGGAGACACCTTTATGCAATCTGATACTGGTAAAGCAATGTCAAAAACTCTTCAGGCAAATATTACAAAGTCTGGAGCAAAAGAAGCAGCAGAAACATTTGCAACTGAGATCGCAGCATATGTTCAAGATGGAGTTTTAACTGCAGAGCAGGCTCAGGACATTGCATATCAAATTGGTGTTAACTTTAAAGATACATCTCTTGGAATTAAAGTTGATGCAAACCTTTCAGCATTAATCGGACCAAATGGAGAAGATCTTGCAAAAGATCCTATGGTTGTCGGAATGAGGCTTGTACAGTCTGCAGAAAGAGGCTCTTTAAATTCAGTTAAAAGTATTGATGAAGCAAAAAGCCATGGTCTATCTGGAGCAACAGAAGCAGCAGATCTTGGTGCAAGAGAGGCCGTTGCTATGCAGATGGCTCAGATGCAAGCAGACGCAGTTGCCAGAAGGTACGATGATGAAATCAGAGCATTAGAAGCACAAGTTGCACAAACTAAAAATAAACAAGAACAGATAAAACTTGAAGATAAACTAACTGCTCTAAAAGAAAAAGCATATGATGCAGAATCTCAGATGAACAACATAGTTGCTAATCAAACAGATATGGCAATGCAAAGATTTACTGAAGAAATTCAGCACCAAAGTGTAGTTTGGGATGCTGTAACACTTGGACTGTATAAACTTTGGGGAGCAGGAAACCAAAGAGAAGCAGCATATACTCGAGCACTTAATGGGGCAATAACTGATAAGTATGCAAATACAGAACAAGCAACTGAAGCAGCAACAGTTTCGGACAGACTTGCAAAGTTTGCTGATGGTAAGACTCTTGGTTTTGGTACAAATAATTATGAAGACGCAGGGTTTGCAGGGGGCAAAGAGGCTCAGCAGTTTGAAGTAAAGATGAAACTATTGATGGCAAATGGAACGCTTACTCCAAACCAAACAACAGCGATGCTTGACTTATTTGAAGGTAACCTTCCAAGACTTGAAACAGTGTTAGATATTGGAACAAGAATGCACGGAGCATCTGCAACAGCAGAAATTATAATGCTATTGACAAACTTCCAAGATAAAGAGTATGCACAAAAAATAGCCTTAGAAGTAACTACACAAGACAATGAGTCATTTAAAAAGTTGTCAGATATTTTTGGACTTGCAGCCCAACTTGATGGTAAAGAAATTAACATGGAAGTTGTTGTTACAGAAGTGGGTGGGGTTGCTGGATTAGAATACTATATTGAAAGACTTGACGAACTTGAAACAAAAATAAAGGGACTTAAAGGTAAGTCTATAACACAAGAAGATGTTGCTCAATTTACAAAAGATACAAATGTAAAGGTAGACGACGGTTTCCTTGACTATATAAATACAGAGTTTAAAGGTGATGGAAAGAAGCAAGCAGATGCAATAAGAGCCTATACCCTTGTATACAAGCAAATTATGTCAATGGACTATGCAAGTGAAGAAGCAAGAGACTACTTTAGATCACAAGCAGGTCAGATGGCAGTTGATAAATTAAATGAACTTAGAAAAGCAGGAAATGCTCCAGCAGATATTGAGACATATATAAAGAACCAAACAGAAATTGAGATTGATGCTTTAATTACAAAAGTAAAGGTCGATCCAACAGCAGTTACAGGTGACAAAGTTGAGACTTATCTAGGAACCAAACCAGTAGTTGATAGCAATACTGGACCTGGCGGTAATAAAGATGGAGGAACAAAGAAAGAAGATCCTCTAGCATTCTTAGAATCTCTTGCTATGCGTATCAAGATGGTTAGAGATCAGGCATTTAACGCAAAGAAGCCAATTGAGTCAATGCTTGCAGCATTCAATAGTCCTGCTGCAAAGAAAAATGTTGCAAACATGTTTACACTATTTGACGGGTTACAACAAAAACTTATTGCTCTAAAGGTTCCAGAAGAATTTAGAGACTATATTGCAGGATTAGATGCCCAGCAACTTGAGGATTTGAAAAAGGCTGACCTTGACAAAAAGAAAAAGGGACAGCAAGGAATATTCCTTTATGGTGAAAAGAAAGACAAAGATGGAAAAACTGTAAAGGATAAAAAGGGTAATGTTGTTTATGATACTTCAAGAATTGTTGGAATATCAAAAGAAGGTAAGGCTATTATGGCAGCCTATAACGAAGCCCCACTGGACAAATTTAATATTGCACAGCGCAAGGTAGTAACTGACACTGACATGCAGTTTAAGGCTTTTAATAAATTAAAGGCAGCAGGAATAGATACAGGAGTTGCTCTAGAAACTGTCTCAGACTCAGTTCTTGCAGCATCCATTGCTTCAAGTGCTCTACAGGGAACTGACCTAAAAATATTCATTGATGATTTAAAGAAATCTGCATCTGCAGCAGAAAAGGCTGCTGTCATGGCAGACTTACTAAAAAAGAACGCAGACTTTAAATTTAAGAACGAGACATTCCCTAAACTTGCTTCTTCATTAAAGATTGCAGGGCTTTCTGCTGAAAACATTGCAACAGTACTTCAAGATCCAGCATTAGCAAAGCAGTTAATGGCAGACCTAGAAGATGGAAAGATAGACTCTAAGGCAATTGCTGATTACTTAAATAGTATAAAAGAAGAAAAAATTGTTGAGATTCGTGGTAAGTTTAATGCTGGAGATTTTGCTGCAGCAGCAGCACCAGGCATGGAACTTGTTAACAAGATGTTTGCAACGCAGGAAGCATTGATTAGAACTGGTATTGATGGTAGATCTAAAGCCATGGTTGCAAGACTTAAGGATTTAAAGGAAGTTAACGAAAACCTACAACTTGATATACAAAAAATAACTTTTAATCTAATACGACCACTAGAAAAGGCTATTGAGAAGGCAACTAGAGATCTTGAAATAAAGGTTACTCGGAAGATCGAGGCTTATCAAGAAGAAGTAAGTGACCTTCAAAGAATTATTGAAATTGCTTTTGAAAGACCAATAGCAGCGATCAATGCAGAAAATACAATCATGTCTAATGACATGGAAATAATGAACAAGGCTGCAGAAGAAATCAACAAGAGATATGACGAACAGGCAGAAGCGTTGTCTAAGGTTGCAGCAATTAATGCTGAAATTGTTGCCCAAGAAAAGGAACAACTCGATCTAGCAGACGCACTGTCTAAGGGTGATATAGCAGCAGCAGCAAGAGCAGTTCAGTCTATACGAGCATCACAGGCTGCAAAAAATGCAGACAATGCGTCAAAGGCTTTAGAGCAATCACGTAAAAATGAAGTTGATAGTCTTAGAGGTCGTGACTCTGGCCTAAGCAAAGACGAGATTACTGAAAGACAATATCAGAATGCTCAGGCAATTTATGATCTAGAAAACAGAGCGACAACAGATGTCAACGGCAAGTTGATGACAAGGCTTCAAATACTAGATGATATTCAAAAGAAGAATGATGAAATTTATAAACTTGAAGAAGATCGTGAGGCAAGACAACTTGCTATCCGTGCACTTGAAGATAAGATTTACGATATAAATGAACAACAAATTAAGCCAAAGCAAGATATAATTGACGCCAATGCTCTTCAGATTGCTATAGATGAAGATGCACTACAAGACCTTGTAGACAACATTACAGTACTTGGAAAAACAAGAGATGTTTGGGATGGCATATCTGCAAAGATTGAAGCGTCATCTCTTGCTGGACAAGACTTTGATGGATTAATGGGTGGAATGCTTGCGTCTGTTGATCAAATCGATAAGGGCTGGAAGAGCATAGAAAACACACTAAGTAAGTATTCTTCAGAATCCGCTGCAGCAGAAGGCTCAGCAATGGATGCAATGAGAGATAGACTCAACGAAGAACTTGCCTTAAATGAAAAAATTGCAAAAGAAAGAGCAGATGCTGCAAAGGCTGCACAACTTGCAGCAGAACAAAAATACGCAACTGACAAGGCTGCATACGATGCAGAAGTTGCTAACATCAAAAAACTAAGGGGTTATGGGGTTCCAAGTTTTATTACGGACTCAATGGAGGCAGCACTAAAGGCACCAGTTGCTCCAGGCCCAACTTCAGCAGCCGATAATCCGAATGTAGACTACAACGACCCTACAAAAAATGCTGCAAATGATATTTATAAAACTGGATTATTTGATGGTAAAACAACAAGTAGTGCTGGAGGAAAATCTAGTACTACTGGTGGTGGAACTACTGGTGGTGGAACTACTGGTGGTGGAACAACTGGTGGTGGAACAACTGGTGGAACAACTGACCCAGTTCCAAGTCCTGGGCAAAAGACTCCTCCAGGAGGGGTAAAGAAAAATACTAATGCTGATACTGCTGCAGGTACAGCAATGACCCAAGAAGAAAAAGCAATTTTGCAAATGGCATCCACAAAACGAATGGATCAACTAAAAAATATAGCAATTAACAGACCAAAGTTTGCTCTTAGCAACATGAAAATAAAGTATGGAACTAATACTAAAGATAGTGATATATACAAAAACTTAACTGGAGAAAAAAGAGTATCCTTTGACAAAGACTACGCAGCGTATGAGGCTCTTAAAGAAGAGGCCACTAAATGGACAACAACCGATGATGGAGTTACTACTAGTTATGCTTATTCTTCTGCAGCAGGTGAGGCTGAAGAAGCAAGACTTCTTAAACTTTTACCCGATTGGGTGCAAAAAGCGGTAGAGTTAGTAGACAAAAGAACTGATCTAGCGAATACAGATTTTGCAAAGTTTAAAGAAGTAAGAGATAGATACTACGATGCAAAAGATGAAATGAAGATTGGGCCCAACTGGTCATTTAAAGACATTGAAGCATACGAACCATTTATGAAGAAGTATGGAAGTCTATATAGAGAGTATAGAGCAATCCATTCAAAACTACAAGATACAAACAACGCCACGGACTTGGCCAGAGAGAACCTACTTAAGGCTGGATACAATGACCAAAACTTAGGCTGGGCTTTTAAGAGTGCTACAAGTGCTTACCGATTTACTAATCAAACACCAAAAGGCTTTGTGCCATCTACTAGTTTTAATTATTATTCTAAGGGTGGGTCTGTTGCTTCTAGATTTGCACAAAGTGGATTAAGTATAGGAACAGACACGGTTCCAGCCATGCTTACTCCTGGTGAGTTTGTCATGAGTAAGTTTGCTGTACAATCACATGGCACAGAAAAAATGAAGGCAATAAATAATGGCTCATCAGTAGGTGACGCAGTGTATAATTATAGTATTAGCGTAAATGTTAAGTCTGAGTCAAACCCAGATGAGATAGCAAGAACAGTCATTGCCCAGATAAAGAGCGTTGACGCACAGAAGATTAGAGGAGTTAGAATATAATGGCAACTAATGCATATATGGCAGGTCGTAAAAAATATCAAAGACCTCAAGGACTTCTCTTTGCAGATAACCAGGGTATCAAGGTAGACGGATTTCATATCCCAGAGGGAGACGAGATAGGGTCATTAGCAGCCTCTACAGACGGATATGGAGAGTTCTTAATACTTTCCGATAATAATAGGTCACCCATAGACTTTAAGACCACTAGAATTGAAAAAAGAGAAAGAATGATTAATGGTCGTATGAGGTCTTACCATACTGCTGACAAACTAACTATTACAGTATCCTGGGATATGCTCCCATCAAGAGCCTATGATACATACGCAGGGTTTAATTCTAATGGAGATCCAAACCTAGTAAAAAATATAAATACCAGACCAAACCCATTAGAGTTTACTACAGATGGTGGAGCAGGTGGAGTAGAACTGCTTGACTGGTATAAAAATCATAGCGGATCATTTTGGGTTTATCTTGCTTACGACAAATACACTAACTTTAAAGACACGTACGAGACTGCACCAGATGAAAGATTTAATAATATAAACAAATATAATGAAGTTATAGAAGTATTTTTTTCAGACTTTAACTATTCAGTTCAAAAAAGAAGCGGATTAAACTTTGATTTCTGGAATGTATCTTTAACTTTGGAAGAAGTATAATGTTTCAAGACAAAGATTTACTAAATCATATAGAGACAAGTTCGTCTATTAAGACACAGTCTGCAGTTATTGCTGAATGGAATATGAATATACATACAAATATTCTAGCAGTTGGAAATTATAGGTACCGTCCAAACCAATCATCTTCTATTTATAGAACAATTCCAAATACTTTTGCTTTAGAAAATAAAAATACTACTACAGCATTCTACTACGGTGCAACTGATGCAGATGTAGTTGTTGACGCAGGGTTTGAAAACAATGACTTACCAATGAGACTTGTTCCTAAAAAAGATAAACTAAAAATGCTTTACTCTTTAGAAGATTGCTTAAAGTCATTTAGACCAAGGTCTGGAATCAATAAGGCAATGTTTTTGGACGGAAGATTTCTTCACAATCCAGATATAAACATGGCTAGAAAACCAAGATATTATATGCCAGACAAAAATGATCCATTTAAATATTGGACATCATATAGAACTGAAAATGGAACTGAATATGGCATATCTAATAAGACAATCAATGGAAGACATGCAATTGAAGATGCTGCTCCATTTGTTGTTTATAAAGAAAAGATTCCAGCAAATAGAATTGTCGTAAAGATGCAAACAAACACAGGAGATATTAATTCTGGAGTATACACAAAAAAGTCTGGGTCTTTTTCAGATCCCTATTTTGGAGAACTAAATCAAACCACTCCAAGTGTTTGGAAAATTCAAGTATTAAAAAATAATAGTTGGGTCGATGCATTATCATTCTCTGATCAAACCAGAAGAAAAGATGGAACACCAATAATACAGTCAGATGGATATGTTGAAATATCTTATGGTCTTGTAGTACCAAAAATCTATTCAGAAGTTTTTACTTATCGTGGAGAACTTTCATCAGTATCTCTTAAGCCAATTGTTGGAACAAGAGAAGGTGATGCCTTCCTAGTTATTGAAAATTCTGGGGATATTGGAGAGTATCATATTTGGTATAAGGATGAGTGGAAGATATTCGTTCCAACCTATGGCTGGAAGTTTCAAGAGCCAGAAGTTGATAGTTTTACAAATTTTGTTACTGAGTTGTCAGATCCTACAAAGTATATAGTAAGCGGAGAAACAAAATATAAAGAGTTTGAATATATTTCTGGAATAAGAGTTGTTGTTGATAGCATGAAGAAGTTTGACTCATCTTTTGACCTTATCGAACTTTCTCCAAGACTGACTGCAGACCTTTCAGACAGGGTAACATCTTTTAATATTAATAAAAGTGCTTCAGATTTAGGTGTAAGCGGTATGCCAGTAGGACAACTTCTTGCTTCTACTGGTAGCATTTCTTTTTTTGATTTTGATGATTCATTTAACGATAACAACATAAAAAGCATTGTTGCTAATAAAAAAATAAAAAATGTTCAAATTAAAATATATGAAGTTTTAACAGACGCCATTGGTATAAGTTACTATGTTCCAGTCAAGACAATGTATTCCGATGGATTTCCAAAAACAAACAATCAGTCAAAAGAGGTTTCTTTAGATTTAAGAGATCTGTATTTTTATTTTGAGTCGCAAACTGCTCCAGAAATATTATCTACAAGCACATCCGTAAGTGCTGCAGTGTCATTACTTCTTGACTCTATTGGGTTTTCTAATTACATATTTAAAAGGGTAGAGGGAGAATCTGAAATGGTAATTCCATATTTTTTCATTCCTCCAGACAAAAGCGTTGCAGAAGTCCTAGAGTCATTAGCCATTTCTACCCAGACAGCAATGTTCTTTGATGAGTATAACAATTTTGTAATGATGAGCAAAGATTATATAATGCCAACAGAAGCACAAAGACCTACGGACCTAACATTTTACGGTTCATCAGACTCTGACGATGTCGAAGTTATAAAAAATAAAACAATCAAACCTAAACTTTCAAACATTATTGAGTTAACTAGTCAAAACAATCAGGTTTATAATGGCGGGCAAATATCCTACACCACAAGGCATATACAAAGATCAGTTGGAACTATTAAAGAAGCCCTTATGGTTGACAGAGAAAGATCTTATACATATAAACCAGTTCCTCTTTGGGAAGTCTCTGGGACAGAGTTTACAAAATCAATAAACCAAGAAGTTGGAAACATGTCTAGTTATTCTCTTAGCGCAATACCTTTAAACTCTTCACTCTCTTCTCTGGTTCCAACAGTTTCTAGCGGTAGGATTATTAACAATACTATCGATCTAGGGGAAGCAATATATTATATATCAAGATACAATGGATATTTTTACGCAAATGCAGAAATTATAAAGTATGATGCAGTTCAGTATAATGTTTCAGGTTCTGGAGATGTATGGATTAACAGTGTTGAGGAATACAGCAAGTACTTTGCGTCACTGCCTTTTAATGGGAAAATATATCCAACAGGTCTTATAAGAATATACTCTGAGCCAAACTATGAAGAAGTTAATGGTTTTTCTAGATTAAAAAATGGCGAGGTTGCAAAGCATGGAAGAGGACAGTTTGGAACTCCTGTTGTAGAGCATACGGCTGGACTAAGTGATCACTGGTCAAACAATGATAACGTAAGAGGATGTAATATGGAATCTAAGTATTTGTTTAGGTTTAATCAGACTCTTCCAGCAACGACTCAAGATGTCTCAGCGGGAATCAACAATACTCTTGCTACAAAAACGACTAGAAACGGAATTATTAAAAATTTTTATTCTTCCAAATATATTGCAGAGTCTGAGATTAACAAAATGCTTTCAGTTCAGGCAGGCACTGTACAGTCCTCAGCCCTAGTAATGAATGGTGCAGGATTCAAAACAACAGAATCCCCTACAGACTTTATCTCTTATGTATACAAACCCCTAGACAACAACTATAAGCATTTTGGAACAAGGCTTAGAGTGATAGGAAGAATTAATGATAATGAAAAAAACGGTCAAACCCCAGTAGGACTGGCAGAACTATACACTGTACCAGGTAAGACAGCGGATGAAAAAATAACTATATCTGGTGGTGGTGGAGGCCTTGGAATCATGGTTGATCCAAAAACAAACGCTGGATACTTTTTTGAGATAATTGCTCTTGATGCAACTAAATTAACAGACAAACAAAGACAAAATGTTCATAACATTATTTTTTATAAAACTGCTCGTAAAGCAACAGAAACTGATCCAACCAAGCCAGCAATTCCAATTAAACTATATGAGGGTCTTGCAAACATATCTGTAGATGGAGGAGATTTTGCAGGACAGTATAGGCTATCTGCTGAGCAAGATCCAACTGTGTATGACCTATCAGTAGAGTATCAGGATATTGGGTCAAGAAGAAAGTTTTTCTTATATTTAAATAATAATCTTATTGCTACAGTATTTGATGATTCGCCACTAAAGGTATATAACAATGTTGCTCTTTTTGTTAGAGGGTCATCCAGAGTTATGTTTGAAAATGTATATGCATTAGCAAATAACTACTCTCAAAATACTTCATTCGAACTAAACACTCCAATATCAAGTGTATTCGGTGACTCGAATGTAAATGCACACGACTCATTTAGAAAATATTCGATGAGCGGAATGGTTCAGGCATCCTATCTTTCTGGCATAGGTTCTTCACAGCCACCAAAGTTTAGCATGTACTTTGATGAGTTCGGAACTATAATGAGAGAAGCCTCATCATTTAATTTTAAATATGATTTGGCATATCCAGCACTTTATGCAGAACTATCTCCGACTTTTAACAAACTAAAAGGATATGTAGTTTCTGGATTTAGGGCAAGATCTTATGGAGCAGAGTTTTTAGTTTTCAATACAACAGATACTGCTTTAAATTTAGACGAAACAAGTCAAAACTATTTGAGAGTTCAGGGAGTTGCTTTTACTAATCAATCTCCAAACAACTTTACTGTTGACGAATACTTTTTAAAAAATAGTGACATGTCAGACCCACAGTTTGACTCAACTGGTTTAATAACATCGGTAGGCAAAATAGCAAAGAACTATCAAGACATAAAGGCAAGCAGAATGCTATACGGAAGAAAAGATTTTTCTTTAGATGTCCCATATGTTCAATCCAAAGACGATGCTGAATCATTAATGTCTTGGCTTGTACAGAAAATAACAAAGCCAAGAAAGTCTATAGGTCTTAAAATATTTGCAAACCCTATGATACAACTTGGGGATATTGTAAAGGTAGACTATGTAGAAAAGGGTATAAACAAAATTGACGAGGATGACTCTAGGTTTGTAGTGTACAATATAGAGTATTCAAAAACAAAAGATGGCCCAGAAATGTCTATATTCTTAAGTGAGGTATTGTAATGGCAGTAGATGCAACAGCAAATCAGGCAACAACAACTTGGGTATCTGACTTTGGTCGCAGTTCTGTAAAGGATCCAATTAAAGTAGCAACCCCAAATTTGGTAGAAATATTAAATCCACCACTTGACTACAATACCATGACAGAACTTATATTTCAGGATATAGGTGGGCAAGAAATGATTAATATTTCTAGGTCTGATGCAATTAATGGACAAAATATTATGTATAGCATTATAAAAAATTTAAAAAATATAATGCTTGACTATAATTCTAATAATATAATCAAACTTCAGGGCACCTCCGATGTATATTTTAAGAACTTTGCAATAAGGCTTGAGGACAAACTGCCTATTCAGGCCTCATCAGAGCAGACACCAAACGTATATATTGAAAACAGCACTAACAATATAGTGGTTGAGTTAGTTAATCTTGAAGAAGATGAGCAGGTAGAGATCGAGATAATAAGCCAAGGATCTTACTTTGATGATATAATTGAGGATGGGGAATAATAGATGATAACTAATGAAGGTAAAGGTATTTTAGCAAAATATCTTGTAGGTCAGGCTCCAGCATTTGCTTCTTTTATTGCTATTGGTTGTGGAGCAACGCCAGTCTCTTCCTCCCACATTTTTTCAAATTCTGAATTAAATGAAATAAAAAATAAAAAATCTTTAGACTTTGAGATGTTTCGTGTACCAGTAACCTCTAGAGGATATGTTACTGAAAACGGTGTAGACAAGATTGTCTTTACTGGAGAACTCCCTACACTAGAAAGATATGAAATAACAGAAGTTGGACTTTGGTCAGCAGGATCTAATCCTAGCGCAAACTTTAATGACAGTCGACCAATATTTTTGTTTAATGAGAATGAGTCTTGGCAAAATGTTAACACTCCTGGATCAGTAGTTGAACTAACACCATATACTGACAGACTAGACTTAGATGGTGTACTAATCCCTACTGAAAAATCATTTATAACAAATTCAGACAACCCAACCTTCTTAAGACCAAAACGCTCTGGTAAGTATGAAGGATCTAGATTTTTAAATAATGTTATAGTTCTTAGAGGAGACCTATCAAAGATAGATACAGATCCAGATACTGGAATTTTGGAAATAAATCCAACCTCACCTAGCCATTTAAGACTAACGGCAGCGACACTAGATTTTGACAAGTCATCTCCAAAAGATGAGTTCAGATTGGCATTTTCTGTAATAAACAAAGATGAAGACAGGGATAATATACAGCCTGAGAATGTAAAAATTGTTATAGAGTTTTCAGATAAGGATGTATTAGATGATAGTGAAAAAGAATATGCAAGGTTTGAAACAGTTCTTAATAAAGATGATGTTGACTTTGCAAATCAAAGATACTTTGTTTCTGTTACAAAATTTGAAGATCTATCTAGGAGTCCTGGTTTTACATGGAAGATAGCAAATTTGGTAAAAATTTATGTAACGATAGAGGAAAAAAATCCAAACACAAATATTGTTGCTATATCTGATCAATACTATGTTTGTCTTGACGCACTAAGACTAGAAAATACAACGAACCTTAATCCTATATATGGATTAACAGGGTATTCAATTATAAAGACTGTAGACTCAAAACCTATTGTAAAAATTTCTAACAGTTCAAACCACATTGAATTTAGATTTGGTCTGGATGTTTTGTAGTGCTAGATCAAGGAATAAAAAAGGCGACAGTGTCAGAAGAAGACTTACCTTCTTTTAATGCAAGCAACTTGGGATATTTTGTTAGGTATAGAATTATCTCTAGTGATAAAAATAGATATTCACACTGGTCTCCATACTATTTTTTGCTTAAAGGGATAGTTCCAAAAGTTCCTTGCTCTGTTAGTGTTACAGGCACCTCTCTAAAGGTTATTAATATGGTTTGGCAACATCCAAAAATTTCAGATGATGCCGAAGAAACTGAAATATCGATATTTAAAGAATATGACATATACATAAGGACAAATCTTACATTTGACCCACTAGATCTTGACGATCCTTTGAATGGTTTTATTAGTATTGGAAGTTCTTCATCAACTCAGTTTTCAACTCTAGCACCTTCTGGCATATCTTGGTTTCAGGTTGCAATCCAGGTTCCTGTCTATCCAAAAGCCTATTCTTCAAATGCTGCAATTTTTACTTCAGCACAGACAAGCCTTTAGTGGTATAATTATAGTATGGCAAAAATACCCTTACCTGAGCGTGGTCAACCACTAGACGTTACATATATCTATGAAATGGCACAAGCAATAAATGATTTGTCTAAAGAAGTATCTCCAGCCACCTATGACTATGTGACTGTTCAAACAGCAGACAATGGCCCACAAAACAGAAAGATTACAGAAGTCAGAATGCTTGGGGCATTGGCCAAGGTTGCAAGCAGCAGATCCGTTCTTGCTGGGGATCAATTGCCATTCAGTGTTTCTTTTGCTGGAGAGTTTAGGTTTCCACCAATTGTTACTGCAACTGCAGTCAATGCTGGTCAAACCCCAGCAGGTGCAAATGTCACATTAATTTTAAATGATCCTTCAACATCTTCTGTTAATGGATTTGTTAAGTTTAACACTTCTGGTCTAGTGTCAGTCAATGTTAACTTAATGATTATGGGAATACCAAATTAATGCTTAAGTGTACAAAGTGCAAAGGAAGAATGTTTCTTGACAGACAGTACAGCACCATTGGTCACCTTGAAACATATTGCATGTCTTGTGGGAACAGAATTTTTTTTAATCCACCAACAAGTTCTGCGGAGGGTTTATGGCTATTAAAAAGGGAAGTATCGAGAGCGAAGGCTACAATGTCCTCCCTGTAATTCCAGGGAATCAAAAAGTTTGGTTTCTTAATGGAGACCTTGTAAGAGTTTACCATCTAAACAAGTCTAATGGAATAATGTCTGTTTACAATATCACAAAAGATCAGATTGAAAGTTGTTTAATTTCTGATTTTAAAAAGAATCGTGAAAGAGCATACACTGTTAGAGAGACTGCTGATTTAGTTAATCGTCACAAAAAATATATGCCATCATTAATGAAACGAGGAGTCATTCCGTTTCCAATGGGGTCTCAAAAGGGTGGTGCAAGAGGATTTCAGGTAAGATCATATTACTCAGAATCGCAAGTAAGAGAGATACGTGATATACTTGCTACATACCATATTGGTAGACCAAGAAAAGATAATTTAATAACAAATGATATCACCCCAAGCAAGCAAGAGTTGACACGAAGAATGGGCGATGGTATACTTACATATACAAGAACTGAAGATGGTCGATTCATTCCAATCTGGTCTGAATCTATTTAACGAAGGGTATGAAATGGAAAACGAAGACACAAAGGTATCTGTTACACTTGGATACACACTTAACCTTGGCAACTTTCAATCGCTAAGACTTGATCTTGGAATTGTTGACTCAAGACGTAATGGAGAAACCGCAGATCAGGCTTTTGAGCGTGTTTACAAGTTTGTTGAAGATAAGTTAACAGATAAAATTAACGAAGCAAAGGCAGAGATTAACGAATAATGGCTGAGCGCAAAGACCGAATGGCTTTGCTTTCAAGATACAGCAAGTATCATACCGCAAGGTACGAATCAAAGCCATCCCTTAATCTAAATGTAGAACAGTGGGCTTCAGATGCCCTTGTTGAATCATATGGCATTTCAGGATGTTACGATATACTTGAGTATTACTTTAAGGTTGCAGAGAATCCTTCTTGGAACTACTTTGCATACAATGCAGAAAAGATTTTACAGGCACAAAAAGATAAAAGCAGAGACGATAACGAGAGAGCAGAGCGTAGAAGAATGGCGAAGGAGTGGCTAAGTGAATAATACAGAGTCCAAACTAATTACTGCAGTTCTTCAAGACAAGCAGATCCATGTGCTACTACAAGCAAATGTAGACAATCTTCTTAGAACTCATGGAGATATCTGGAACTTTATAAGGCTATACTTTGAAAACAATAAGTCTCTTCCTCCTGCAGAACTTGTTACAGAAAAGTTTAGAGACTTCTCTCCAATATCAAATGTTGGAGCAACTAAGCACCACCTTGAAGAGTTGCAGGGTGAGTACTTAAACGATAGTTTAAAAGATATTTTGCGTTCAGCAGCAACTAATGTTCAAAACAATCAAGGTAATGTCGCATTAAATGATTTAATTACACAAACCTCAGAGTTAAAGAAAAACACTTCAGCAATCCGTGATATTGATGTAACAGACCTAGAGTCTGCAATTGCATACTTTGAAAACTTAAAGATCCAGCAAGCAGCAGGTCATGTTGGAATCAAAACAAATCTGCCAGGGTTTGACAACTATCTTCCATCTGGAATTATGCCAGGGCAGTTAGGAGTCTTTCTAGCATACCCAGGTATAGGAAAGTCATGGATGGCTTTGTACTTCGCTGTACAGGCCTGGAAGCAGGGTAAGACACCCCTTGTAATTTCTCTTGAGATGTCAGAGACAGAAGTTCGTAATCGTGTATTTACAATTATGGGTGAGGGTCTTTGGTCTCACAGAAAGTTAAGCAATGGAGATGTGGAACTAGATACTTTAAAGGCTTGGCATGCTAAGCATCTGCAGGGCAAGCCAGAGTTTCACATTATCTCTAACGATCAGGGTGGAGAAATTAATCCATCAGTTCTTCGTGGAAAGATTGACCAGTACAAGCCAGACTTTGTAATTGTTGACTACCTTCAGTTAATGGCTCCTAATCAGAAGTCAGATAATGAAACGGTACGAATGAAGAACCTTTCAAGAGAACTTAAACTCATGGCTATTGGCGAAGAGGTTCCTATTATTGCTATCTCTTCTGCTACACCAGATGATGTTAATGATCTTAGTGGTGTTCCTACTTTGGGACAAACTGCTTGGTCAAGACAGATTGCATACGATGCTGACTGGGTTATTGCCTTGGGACGAGCATCAAACAGCGATATCATTGAGTGCGCCTTTAGAAAGAACCGTAATGGCTTTATGGGAGACTTTTTGGTTCAGGTTGATTTTGACAAGGGATACTACAGGTATAAAGATTATGAAGATAAGTAGGTATAATATGGTATGTCGAAAAGTACGGAGAATGCTCCACCTACCTTCTATCATCATAAGCCTATCAAAAAGTTTTATCTTGATGGGGTTATACACGATGAGTCGGCACTTGGTAGGCTTAAAGCAGAGTATGTCAGACTCCTTGAGTCAGAGATGCGACTTTCGGGGTATGTTCCAAGAATCGATATATTACCAGACTTTACATTAGACTATAACCACAAGAAAAAATATTTTGAATTTCAATTAACAGTACACGGAACATATACGGGGAGAAAACAAAGCGAATGGATAGCAGGAATAGACGGAAGCACAGCAATCTATACACAAAAGAGCAAATCAAAAGAGTTCTCACAGGAACAGGTGTAACGATTGAGTCTGAGGTTGACTCAGACTATATTATTTTCTGTCCATATCACAACAACAACAGAACCCCAGCAGGAGAAATAGATAAGAACAATGGAACTTTCTTTTGTTTTGCATGTCACCACGTAACTGGATTTATCGAATTTGTTATGCACATGTCAAACAGGACATACTTTGAGGCTGCAAGATTTATAAAGAGCAAAGAGACAGAGACAAGTATTGAAACAGACATTGACAAGGCTCTATATAAAAAGCCAGAGTTTATAATGTTTGATGAACTAGTTCTTAAACGATTGCACAACAATCTTATTTTATCTGATAGAGCAAAAGATTATTTTACTTATAGAAAAATAACAAAAGAGTCTGCCTCTAAATTTTCTTTAGGGTATTCAGATAAACAAGACATGGTAACTGTTCCAGTTCATAGTCCAGATGGTTTGCCAATTGGTTTTGTTGGAAGATCAATTGAGGGCAAGGAGTTTAAGAATACCCCAGGACTTCCAAAGTCTAAAACATTATTTAATTTGCATAGAGTAAAAAGTTCTGGAACAGTCTATGTTGTTGAGTCATCGTTTGATGCTATCAGACTTGACCAAGTAGGGCTTCCTGCAATTGCTACCCTTGGATCAAATGTTTCTAACATACAAATAGATTTGCTTCAAAAGTACTTCAATGATATAATTGTTATTGCGGATAATGATGAAGCAGGTGGAAATATGAAAACTAAGATAGTTGAAAAACTTGGTTCTCGTGTATCCGTAATACAACTAAATAAGCAATATAAAGATATAGGCGACATGGACGATAAGTCAATTAAAGAACTGGATTTCCAGTTTGACAAATCAATACAGTCTATGCTAAACTAACATAACACAGAAAAGAGAAAACAAATGGCAATACTAAGAGGAATCAAAGAAATGGGCCCAGTACTAGACGGCCCAAAGGGTGGCGACGGCCCAAAGGTTAAGTGGCTAAAACTTGCAGATGGACAGTCTGTAAAGATTAGATTCGTAGAAGAACTTGATGAGGACTCAGCAAACTACAGTCCTGATCGTGGTCTAGCAATCGTTGTATCAGAACACACAAATCCAAAGGACTACAAGCGTAAGGCTGTAGACACAATGGACACAGAAGGTCGTGACTGGGCAGAAGAGATGCATCGTAAGGATCCAAAGGCTGGCTGGAGAGCCCGTCTTCGTTTCTATTGCAACGTAGTTGTAGATGACGGCATTGAAGCACCTTATGTTGCAATCTGGTCAATGGGTATTAGCAAGCAATCATCATTCAACACAATTCGTGAGTATGCACTTGAAACAGGAAGCATCTCAAATGTACAGTGGAAGTTAAAGCGTAATGGTCAGGGAACTGAAACAAATTACACATTGATTCCATCTGCACCAGATAAGGAACCATTCAACTGGGGAGACATTAAGCCTTACCCACTAGAGTCTGCACTACGCAAGGTTCCATACGCAGAACAAGAAGCGTTCTACTTGGGCTTTGACGGCCCATCTGCCACTTCAGCAACAAACGCTGATTGGTAATATGAACTACGTCGGCTTACATGTCCACACCCATTTTAGTTTATTTGATGGGATTGCTACTCCAGAAGAATACGTTGAACGTGCAGTTGAGTTAGGGATGCCAGCAATTGCCATCACTGACCACGGTACTTTATCTGGGCATAGGGAACTGCACCGTATTGCAAAAGCAAAGGGCATTAAGCCAATTCTAGGTCTAGAAGGATACATGTGTTCAGACATATCTGATAAAAGAGATAAGTCTGAAAGAGAAGGTCAACAAGATCTTGTCTACAATCACATTATCCTTCTAGCCAAGAATCAAATTGGTTTAGAAAACCTCAACAAGATTAGTGAACTATCTTGGACAGATGGTTTCTTTAAAAAGCCACGATTTGACTTTACTATTTTAGAAAAATACAAAGAAGGAATCATTGTTTCCTCTGCTTGCCCAAGTAGCGTTTTAGTTAAAGCACTTGAAGAAGAAGAGTTTGCTCTTGCTAAGAAGTACATCTCTTGGTTTAAAGAGCGCTTTGCAGATGATTATTATATTGAGGTAATGCCTCACAATGAAGCACACATTAACAAATATCTCATAGAACTTGCAGATGAGTTTGGCATTAAGGTTATTGTAACCCCAGACTGCCACCATGTTGATCCATCACAAAAAGAAATTCAAGAGTTTAAGTTGCTAATGAATACACATGGTAAGTTCGTAAAAGATGCAACATATGAAAAGTCAAAGAAAAAGGGCAGCATGATGGAGCGCCTTGACTATCTATATGGCGAAGATCGTCAGATGTCATTTAATAAATTTGACATCCATTTGCTATCTTATGAAGAGATTAAAGCAGCCATGGAAGCGCAGGGTATTGATCGACCAGACATTTACTCAAACACAATACTATTAGCAGAGACAGTAGGAGACTATGGCATTCAAGAAGGACTAAACCTTCTACCAGTACAGTACAAGAGTCCTGACAAGGAACTTGCAAAGGTGGCATTAGAAGGTTTGGCAGAGCGAGGTTTGTCAGAGAATCAAGAGTACCTTGACAGACTTGAGGAAGAGTTGCAGATTATTAAGGACAAGAAGTTTGCTCCATACTTCCTGGTTGTAAGCAATATGATTAACTGGGCTAAGAAAGAAGAGATTATGGTAGGACCAGGTCGTGGTTCATCTGCTGGCTCTCTTGTTTGCTACGCATTAAAGATTACAGACATTGATCCTATCGAGCATAACCTCTTATTCTTCCGTTTTATTAATCCAGAGCGTAACGACTTCCCAGATATTGATACAGATATTCAGGACACTCGTCGTGAAGAGGTAAAGGATTATCTTGTTAGACAGTATCGGCATGTTGCATCTATTGCTACCTTCCTTGAGTTCACAGGTAAGGGAATTGTTAGAGATGTTTCAAGAGTTCTAAATATTCCTTTGTCAGATGTAAACAAGGTTTTGAAAACTGTAGACTCATGGGATGATTTCTGTACATCAAAATCAACATACGAGTTTCGTGAGAAGTATCCAGAGGTAGAGGTTTACGGAGAACAACTTCGTGGTCGAATTCGTGGCACAGGTATTCACGCTGCTGGTGTTGTTACTGCAAAAGAACCAATCTTTAGGTATGCACCACTTGAAACAAGATCATCTACTGGGTCTGACGAAAGAATTCCAGTAGTTGGTGTTGACATGGAAGAGGCTGAAAGAATTGGTTTAATTAAGATTGATGCACTTGGTCTTAAGACTTTGTCTGTTCTTAAGAACACAATTGATATTATTAAAGAGCGAGATGGCAAAAAGATTGATCTTCTTAAGATCAAGATGGACGATGCAAATGTATATCAGATGCTATCAGATGGATATACAAAGGGTGTATTTCAGTGTGAAGCAGCACCATATACAAACCTTCTTGTTAAGATGGGTGTAAAGAATCTAAATGAACTTGCAGCATCAAACGCACTTGTTCGTCCAGGTGCAATGAATACTATTGGAAAGGACTATGTTGATCGTAAACATGGTCGTCAGAATATTTCTTATACACACCAAGTACTAAAACAATTTACGGAGGACACTTATGGCTGTATTCTTTACCAGGAACAAGTTATGCAAGCATGCGTACACCTTGGCGGTATGTCCATGTCGGAAGCAGATAAAGTTAGAAAGATCATTGGCAAGAAAAAAGATGCTAAAGAATTTGATCAGTTTAAAGAGAAGTTCGTAGAGGGTGCATCAAAGTTTATTTCGCCCAACCTTGCTCGTGATCTATGGCATGACTTTGAGGCTCACGCAGGGTACTCATTTAATAAGTCTCACGCAGTAGCATACTCAACGCTATCATATTGGACAGCATGGCTAAAGTATTACTACCCACTTGAGTTTATGTACTCAGTGCTAAAGAACGAAAAGGATAAAGATGCGAGAACTGAATATCTTATTGAAGCAAAGAGAATGGGCATTAGCGTTAAGTTACCTCACATTAACGATTCGGATATCGATTTTAAAATTGAGGGTAAGGGTATTAGGTTTGGGCTCACTGCTATCAAGTTCATATCTGACAAAATTGCAGAAAGATATATTGCAGCACGACCATTTGGTTCGTACAAAGAACTTGAAGAGTTTACATTTACCAAAGGCAACGGAGTAAACAGTCGTGCACTTCAAGCACTTAGGGTAATCGGTGCAGCAACATTTAATGATAATCCTAGAAATGATCAGGAGATTAAAGAGAACCTGTATGAATACTTAAACCTTCCAGAGTTTAATATTACAATACCTTCTCACTACTATGCCTTCATTCAGGATATTGTTGACTTTGAAGAAAAAGGGTCATACATTTTTATGGGTATGGTAAAATCAATTAAACGAGGAACAGGATGGTCACGAGTTGAAATTTTGGACAAAACTGGCAGTGTCGGTATATTTGATGATGAAAATACGACTATTGAGACAGGTCGTTCTTATCTGGTCTTGTGTAATGATAACAGGATTGTTTCTTTCATACCTTCAGATGAGATAAAAGAATCATCACACGCTCTTGTAAAGTTCTTAAGTTATAAGCAACTTCCATACAAGGATGATGAGATGTTTGTGGTTTCATTTAAGCCAAGAATTACAAAGACTGGAAAGAAGATGGCATCTCTTACTCTTGCAGATACAAGCAGGGACCTGCATTCAATTACAGTTTTCCCTACATCGTTTGCAAAAGCATACATGCATATCGAAGAAGGAAAATCTTATAAGTTTGATTTTGGCAAGACTAAAGACGGAACAGTAACATTGGAGGATGTACATGTCAGTTAGTATAGAAGAAGCGTTAGCACAACTTGATCCTAAGTTGAGAAAGAGATTAGGTAGCGGAGTAGGGGTTAACTATGAATATCAGCCTACACCTAGTTTTGGTTTAAACCGTGCTTTAGGAGGAGGACTGCCTTATGGTAGACAAGTTCTTATCTGGGGCTCTAAGTCTTCTGCAAAGTCCTCTATGTGCCTTCAGATGATTGCTCTAGCACAAGCAGAGGGAAAGTTGTGTGCTTGGATTGACTCAGAGATGTCCTACTCAGAAGACTGGGCTAGAACACTTGGGGTAGATCCAGAAAAACTAATCTATTCACAAGCAAGAACTATTAGCGATATGGTGGATGTAGGTGTTGGATTAATGAATGCAGGAGTTGATTTAATTGTGGTAGACTCTATTACATCGATGCTTCCTGCAATTTATTTTGAAAAGGATACAGATGAGATGAAGGCTTTGGAAAACACAAAGCAGATTGGAGCAGAATCCCGTGACTTTAGTAACGCATGGAAAATGCTTAACTATGCAAACAATAAAGTTAAGCCAACTTTGCTTGTTCTTATTTCTCAGTCTCGTAATAATATTAATGCTATGTATACTAGCCAGCAGCCTTCTGGTGGTCAGGCTACTAAGTTTTATTCCTCATGTATTATTAAACTCTTTTCTTCAGAGTCAGACAATCAAGCGATTAAGGGCAAGATTAAGGTAGGAGATAAATTAATTGAAGAAAAAATTGGTAGGACTATTAAGTGGGAACTCCAGTTCTCCAAAACCTCTCCAGGGTTCCAGTCTGGTGAGTACGATTTTTATTTTAGAGGTGACGATATTGGTCTTGATACCATTGGTGATCTGGTTACTACCGCAGAACTAAATGGTATTGTAGAGCGCACAGGAGCATGGTATATACTTCCTGACGGATCAAAAGTGCAGGGCAAAGAAGCATTTGTTAATCGTGTAAGGGAGGATCTTGATTTGCAAGAATCAATCAAGGCTAAACTAAATGCCTAGTTATACAGTCTATAATGGAAAGTTTGTTTGTCATGAATGCAAAGCAGAAGTTAAATCTCTTAGGCTTTATGCTGAGACAAAGACAATGACCTGGATGTGTCCAGCAAAACATCTAAGCACTGTCAAGTTTGGTAAGCAGAAATATAAAGGCAATGACAGAGAAAAGTGAGTCTAAGAGAATAGGTGCCAAGCAGCACAAAAACTCTGGTCGTAATACTCAAAAAGGAGATGCCTCCTGGAAAAACTTTGTCGTAGATTTTAAAGAAGTTGGAAAGTCTTTTACTTTAAATAAAGAGGTTTGGGCAAAGGCTACTACTGATGCCATGAAGAATGGCAAAGACCCTGCCATAGTTGTCGTGATGGGCGAGGGTAACTCCAAAGTAAGACTTGCTATAATTGAGATGAGTATATTAGAAGATCTAGTGGAGGAATAATGGAACAACAAGGAACAACGATAGATATGGTGAATGGTTTGGCAGAGATTGCAGACTATATGCAAGACGAAGAACTTACAGTTGCACTTACAATGATTGCTAAACTAATTATAAAGCCAGACATCCCAATCAATGTTGCTCACGTAGAGATTGTAAGACTACAAGCAATCGCTGCTAAGATGGCTTTCAAGGCAACCTGGATGGCCAATGTTGACAAGTCGGATCGTGGAAAGAAGAATCTTTATTACACGGCAGCAGAGTCGTTAAACAATTTAGTATCTGCGCTAAAGTATATTACACGGTAATATGCTATACTTATACTAATAGAAACGAGCAAAATATGACAAAAAGTTTATTACAACAAATTATGGTTAAGCAGGAAAAGCCACCAGTACACTCAATAGATGTTGCTGGTTTGACTGAAAAAATTCAGTCTGGATATACTGTTAATCGTATTGAAAAACAAACACAGAAGAAAACCTTTGCGCCATCTACTATTGCCTATGGTCATGGAGAATGTCCAAGATATTGGTACTTAGCGTTTGACGGGCAGATGTTTGAGGATGATGCAACTCCATATAGTGCAGCAAATATGACAGCAGGAACTAAGTCTCATGAAAGAATTCAGGAAGCAATGGGAAATGTTCCAGACTTCCTTGTTGATTCAGAATTTAAAATAACAAATAACGATCCGCCAATCTTTGGTTATGGAGATGTTATTGTTAACTGGCAAGGAGAAGAACTTCTTGGTGAAATTAAAACAATGATGAATGAAGGTTTTGAGTACCGCAAGGCTCACATGAAACCAAAGACTGGTCACCTAGTCCAGTTACTTATCTACATGAAGATTCTAAAGAAGCCTAAAGCAGTTCTTATTTATGAAAATAAAAACAATCATGAGTTGCTTATCCTTCCAGTAGAAGTAAATGATTATTATCGTCGGTGGGTAGACCAGACGTTTGAATGGATGAGATCAGTTCGTAAGGCTTGGGTCGACAGAACCCTGCCTGAAAAGAATTATCGCTCAAATTCAAAAATTTGCAAATCATGTCCTATTAAAAAGGCTTGTGCAGATGCTGGCAAGGGAGACTTTAAACTAAAGTCCTTGGAGCCTATAGATGAAGCATTGTCAATGGTGTGATAAACAATTTAAAACAGATATAACATATCAAATATATTGTTCACCAGAGTGTAGAGACATGTCAACAAAAGAAAAAATTGCTGCAAGGTATATGATTTCTAGAAGACAAAAAAGAAAAGGCAGGGAAAGAAATTGTAAGTCATGCAAAGAGCCTTTGTCAATATATAATGATGAAAGTCTTTGTGTAAAATGCAATGTCAATCCTTCCGATGTAGCAAAAGCATTAAAAGAAATTAAGGATAACTTAAAATGAAATTAGCAGAGGCAATAGGAACTAAACTTCCAAAAACTATTTGTGCTATAGACGCAAGCACGAATAGCCTTGCCTTTGCTATTTTCGATACTCAACAAAAAACTTTAGAGTCAGTAGGAAAGATTACTTTTAAAGGCAAGAACACTTACGAAAAGGTTATGGATGCAGGACAAAAGGTTAAACTATTCCTTGATATGTATGGTGGATTTGAGGCAATTGTAATTGAGCATACTGTATTTATGAATAGCCCTAAGACTGCTGCAGACCTTGCACTAGTTCAGGGTGCAATTCTTGGATCAGCAGGTCAGTCTGGAACCAAGACTATTGGCAAGGTCGCACCTATTACTTGGCAAAACTTTATTGGCAATAAGAAAATATCTAAAGATGAAAAACTATTTATTAAATCACAAAATCCAGGGAAATCAGAGTCATGGCTTAAATCTTATGAGAGAGACCTAAGAAAACAAAGGACTATCAACTTTATTAACATTAACTACGACAGATCAATCACTGACAATGATGTAGCAGATGCCTGTGGAATAGGCCATTGGGCATTAAAAAACTGGAACAAGGCAATAGGAGAGGACATATAATGCCAGAGTTAAATGCAAACATTCCACCAATACACTGTTATGTAAGAGGAAACTACTTAAGAAACCATCAAGATAGCCACGATAAATATTTTGAATGTGTGGTATTTGGTGTTTCAAGTTTAAAGTCTAGAAGCCCTTTGTTTCATATCCTGATGCCAGATGGTGGACTTTGGTGGAGACTTCCAATTTCTGCATTCTGTACTGAGCCAGGCATACCTGAAGTAGATCTTCACAATTTAGTTTTGTGGAACTCGTTTAGCCACCATGTGTCCGTAACTCAGTTTGAAAACTTAACAAACCTTAGAATGTCTTACATAGATAGAACAAAGACAATGCATAAGGGCACCTACCTGTTTACACTAGACTGGCACAACCCAGATACAAATGTTTTGGATGATGGGTATTCAGAGAGTCCAGCAGACCATAAGTGTGGTCATGTTATACAAAGAGATGACGGAAACTTTGCTATTCAGCCTAACAATAGGGTTAGGGTATACGAGCCATCCTTTACTCTTGAAAAAGAGTATTTGATTGATAGAATTATTAATGAAAGAAAATATGATGTTGAAAATCAAGACAAGTGGATCATGGAAAACTCTGATAGGTTTAACTATGATATTAGCGAGAAAGAAGTTGACAATTAATACCATGGGTAGTAGAATGTATACATCAGAAGTTTTTATGCGTAAGAGATATCTTGTGGATAAAAAAACACCAGAAGACATTGCAAAGGAATGCGGTTGCTCATTGGAGACCGTCTATGTCTACCTTGCTAAATTTGGATTAAGGAAGTCAAAGCGATGAAAAAGATTAAATATGTTTTGTTTATACTGTCACTTGTTGCAGCGGTTGGTATCTCATATGCAACTTTGACACTAAAGGGAATGCCAGATACTTTTGAAATGGAGGACGATGATGAGTGAAAGTCTAAATATCACAGTTGATCAAGTAAACAATCCACTACACTACACTTCAGATCCATCTGGCATTGAGTGCATAGAGATTACTAGACACCGTAATTTTAATATTGGGAATGCTTTTAAGTACCTTTGGAGAGCAGGCCTCAAAGATGAAGAGAAAACTATTCAAGATTTAGAAAAAGCAATCTTTTATATCAAGGATGAAATCAATAGGTTAGAAGGTAAGTATGTCAACTGAAGATGATTTAGTCAAGCACCTTGATCAAGTGAATCAGGTAGTAGAAGAATACCTAAAGGGCAATGACCCAACAGTTATTTCTAAGCAACTTGCAATACCACGACAAAAGGTTGTCACACTTATTAATGAGTGGAAAGTTATGGCATCTGCTAACGATGCTATTCGTGCTCGTGCTAAAGAAGCCCTTGCTGCTGCAGACACACACTACAGCAAGTTAGTATCTCGCACATACGAAGTTATTGATGAGGCATCAATGACAAACAATCTTAGTGCTAAGACTGCAGCAATTAAACTTGTGATGGATATAGAATCTAAAAGAATTGACATGCTTCAAAAGGCTGGGCTTCTTGAGAACAAAGAACTTGCAGAAGAGATGATTGAGATTGAGAGAAGACAGGAAGTTCTTGTCGGAATATTAAAAGACATAGCATCTGAACACCCACAAATAAGAGATCTAGTAATGCACAGACTTTCTTCTATTGCAAAAGAAGGTCAGGTAGTAACTATAGTTTCTGAGGTCCACAATGAGTAGTTTAAACCAAATATCTATAATAGAGTTTAAAGATATAGGTTTAGAGTATGTTTTAGAACACTGCAATGATGAATCTTGGAAAGATGGTGGCGTTGCAAAATCTAGATATTCTGCAGAAAAAGGTGCTGCTATAAATAAAAGTATTAGAGATGTAAGAGTTGCTGACATGCCAAACTCATTTTACAAGCATTTAGATTCAGTAATCGAACCACATATAAAAAAATATGCTCAAGATAATAGGATAGACATATCAAAAAATACTGCGTACATAGTTACAAGATACAACGAAGGTCAGTTTTTTGTTGAGCACACAGATTCAACAGAAGAGTTCCCAAGAAAAGTTTCTGCAATCCTCTACTTAAACGATAATTATGATGGTGGAACACTAACATTTACAAAATTTAATAAATCATTTAAGCCTAAAGCAGGCAGTCTTTTTATTTTTCCATCTCACGAAGAGTTTTCCCACTCCGCTGATCCAGTTACGAATGGAACTAAATATGTTATAGTTGGGTTTTGGGAATAATGGCAGACATGTTTGACGAATTCCTTGAAGCACTACAGGATGATCACTTTCAAGAGATGCCAGTAGACGCAAGAACATTTGTTGAGGGTGAGGCATACCTTGGCCAACCACCATTGTCTGATATCCAGTACGATATTGTTGAGGCCATGAGCCAAATCTATCGTAAAGAAGATTTAATAAATCTTTTAGGTGAAGAAAAAGGATCAAGGTACTACGACAAGTACACAAAGAATGAAATCATTCTGCAACTTGGCAAGGGATCTGGAAAAGACTTCACATCAACAGTAGCATGCTCATACATCGTATACAAACTTCTATGTTTAAAAGACCCAGCAAAATATTTTGGCAAGCCATCTGGAGATGCTATTGACCTAATCAATGTAGCAATCAACGCACAACAAGCAAAGAATGTTTTCTTTAAGGGCTTCAAAACCAAGATTGAAAAGTCTCCTTGGTTTGTTGGAAAGTACAATGCAAAAGCAGACTCAGTTGAGTTTGATAAATCAATAACTGTTTATTCTGGTCACTCAGAAAGAGAGTCACATGAAGGCTTGAACTTGTTACTTGCAGTTCTTGATGAGATCTCTGGCTTTGCTTCTGAGATTGGAACAGGAAATGACCAAGGCAAGACTGCTGACAATATCTACAGAGCATTTCGTGCTTCCGTAGACTCTCGTTTCCCAGACTTAGGTAAAGTTGTTTTACTTTCATTTCCAAGATATCCAGGAGACTTTATTTCAGAAAGATATGATGCAGTAATTGCTGAAAAGGAGTCAATTGAAAAGACTCACAGATTTATTATTAATCCAATCTTGCCAGAAGATGATCCAGATAACTACTTTGATATTTCCTGGGACGAAGATCAAATCCTTTCATACAAATATCCAGGAGTATTTGCATTAAAGAAACCAACATGGGAAGTAAATCCAACAAGAAAGATTGAAGATTTTAAGATTGCCTTTTTAACAGACATAGGTGATGCTATGCAAAGATTTGCATGCGTACCAACCTTTGCATCAGATGCATTTTTTAAACAGTCTGAAAAGGTAAGATCCTGCATGACATTAAGAAATCCAGTGGACAACTTCAGAAGGTTTGATGAATCTTTTAAGCCAGATCCAGACAAGGTTTATTATGTTCATGCTGACCTTGCACAAAAACATGACAAGTGTGCAGTAGCAATTGCTCATGTAGAAAAATGGGTAAATATTCAGGTAATTAATAATTATGAACAAGTTGCACCAATGGTAGTGGTGGATGCAGTTGCATGGTGGGAGCCAAAGGTCGAAGGCCCAGTTAATCTATCTGAAGTGAAGATGTGGATTCAGAACCTTCGTAGACTTGGATTTAATATTGGAATGGTTTCATTTGACCGTTGGCAATCATTTGATATTCAAAATGAACTAAAGCAGGTAGGCATGAGAACTGATACTGTTTCTGTTGCCAAGAAACACTATGAGGATATGGCTATGCTTGTGTACGAGGAAAGACTTGCTATGCCAGCAATCGAACTTTTGTTTGATGAACTAACACAGTTAAAGATTATGAAAAATAATAGAGTTGACCATCCACGAAAGAAGTCAAAGGACTTGGCAGATGCCGTGTGTGGAGCAATATTTGGGGCAATATCACACACCCCAAAGGACCAAAATCAGGTCGTAGAAGTTCATACTATTAGTGATCGACCTAAGCAGGTTGACACAGGTAGAGACAATGTGATAGAATATAAACCTATGCCAGATGATGTAAAAGATTATCTGGATAGATTCAATCTACTATAAATAAGGAGAAATACCGAATGAATTCATTCAAGAAAATCGCACTAGCCGTGGTTGCAGCCATGACTTTGGGCATGGTCGCAGTAGCACCTGCAAATGCTACAGTAATGACAGTAGCGGTAACACTAGATTCAGTAGCAAACACTACTAACGGTGTAATCGCAACACCTGCTACATTGCCAGTCCCAGCAGATAACACAATCGATGCAGCAGATGCACTACGCTTTGTGGCAACAGTAGCAGCAGGAACATCAGTTTCTGCAGTAGCAACTAACGCAACAATCGTATCAGCACTACACACATCAGCAGCACCAGTCGGAGCATCGTCAGGATCATCATCTTTGACAATTGCAACAGGCACTGGAACAACTGCAACATTCTATGTCTATACAAAGACAACAGCAATTGGCACAGTTGTAATCAACAACGGTGGAACAACTCTTACATACTATGTACAGGGTACTGCTGGCAAGATCAACAACCTAACAGTTTCAGCACCTTCAGCAGGCGCAGCAGGAACTAAGCAGGATATCGTTGTAACTGCAACAGATGCATTTGGAAACAAGGTATCTGGCAAGTCAATTACAGCAACCGTATTTGCTTCAACAGCAGTTATGGATACAGCAACAGTAACAACTGGTGCTACTCTAACAGACTTTGGAACAGCAACCTTTAAGGCTACTCTTCCAACAACAGGAACACGCTCACTAATTACTTTTGCACCAACAACATCATCAGATGCAGTTGCAGCAGCAGTAGTTGGTTTGACTGCTCCAACACTTGCACCATTCGCAGAGATTGCAGTTCGTGATCTAGTATCAGAACTTGCTGCTGAGAAGGCTGCAAAGGATGCAGCACTTGCTGCTAAGGCTATTTCAGATGCTGCAGTTGTAAAGGCTAACGCTGATGCTGCTGCTGCACTAGCAACAGAGAAGGCAGCATCTGCTGCTGCTCTTGCTGCTGAGAAGGCTGCTTCTACAAAGGCTCTTGCTGATGCAAAGGTCGCTTCTGATGCAGCACTTGCTGCTAAGGATGCACAGATTGCCAAGTTGACTGCAGATAATGCAGCAGCACTTGCTTCTTTGAAGAAGGCATTCAACACACTAGCAAACAATTGGAACAAGAAGAATCCAAAGGCAAAGGTTACTCTAGTTAAGTAATTTAGTCCAACACTAAAGGGGTTGCCAATTATGGTAGCCCCTTTTTTGTGCAATAAAATGGTATAATCATCCTATCAGACATCAGGTCTGCAAGGGGGAAAGGTAAATTAAAAGACTAATACGCATACTAGCAGCCACACTTTTAGCATTCGGCTGGCTCATTATCTCCCCAGAAGGTGCCCACTCTGACGATCCACTCACAGTTGCAGCCCAAGAAATACAGGAACTTAACGATAGCGTAGACGATCTTGGCTACCAAGATGATTTTATAGATCTTATAGATATAGCAGAAAACAAGTTCACCTATGCCAAAAATGCGATGGAACTTAGAGATGATTCCTACGATGCTCATGAGTATGCAGTAGAGGCAGAGACCACAGCCTTAGAAGCAAAGAACCTTGCCCAGTCAAATGTGGATGGTCAGACAGTCACAGTAGCCTTGGCCCTTGAACATAAAGACAACGCTCTTGAAGAAAAGAATGATGCTCAAGATGCACTAAGCATAGCCAATATTAATGTTCAAACCACTCAATCAAATATGCAGGCTGCTGCAGGGCAAGGTTTGGCATATACTGTCTATTATTTGACGAGAACATTCCCTGGAATAGCAACTCCAAGTGGAGTTATCTGTTCTGGTACCTGGAACTCAAGCAGCATGCAACTTCCAGTTTGCGGTAATAGATACGAAAACTTTATAGTTAAATTTACTGGACAGATAACAGTTCCAGAATGGTTCACATCAACAAAATTTGCAGGTTACACAGATGATGGATTCAAGATGTATATTGACGGACAACTTGCTATTGATAATTGGCAAGAGCAGGGAACAGAGTGGAGCCCATATTCACCAACCTATGATGTTACAACAGATAAGACTTTTAATGTAGAAATCTGGTGGTATAACGGTGGAGGGCCAGGTTCCTATCATCTTGGCTGGGCTATACCTGGTGGATGGACTGGAGCAGGATGTGATTATGCTGGAAATCCAAGAGTCTGGGGACAAAATTTTAGTTGTAATCTTAATACATTTTCTTCTGGATCAGGACCAACTCAATCACAAATAAATGCTTACAATGATGCTGTTGCAGCACAGGCTATAGCACAAACAAACTATAACAATAAATTGGCAGTATACAATGACAAACTAAGCGTATACAACTCTGAGAATGCAACACTGTCATCAATGAATCAGGTTTTGCAAACTAAGACACAGGAACATCTTGATGCCGTTGAAGATACAGAAGATGCTTTAGAGTTGAAGAATAGCAGAATAGAAATATACAATCAGTCAATCCTTGACTTAAATAATGCTATTAGTGATGCTTGGGAATATTATTATGATCAGGCAGAAAGAGAACTTAATGCTGCTATTGCTCAAGCAGCAGCAAATGCTGCAGCCAATCAGCCTACCCCAGAACCCACACCAGAACCTTCTCCAGAACCGACTGAAGAACCTACACCAGAGCCATCCCCAGACCCAACAGATGAACCGACTGAAGAACCTACACCAGAGCCATCCCCAGAGCCTACAGTAGACCCTACAGACGAGCCTACACCTGAACCTACCCCAGAGGTTACACCAGATCCAGAACCAACTGAGGAGCCAGTTGTAGAGCCTACTGAAGAACCTACACCAGAGCCTTCTCCAGAACCTGGACCAGATCCAGAGCCAGAAGATAATCCTTGGACTGAACCAGATGCAGAAATCAAAGATGAAGTATTGGCAGCCCTCATTCCTGAAAAGGGAACTGGTACATCAGAAGATTTATCTGGAGTTATTGCTAACCTTACAAGCAAGGATAATAAGTTAGTTACTCTTTCCCCTGAACAAGTTACAGCAGTTAGCCAAACACTCAAAGCATTGACGCAAGAAGCAAAAGTAGAAGTTGCAGAAGACCTTGGTATTAAGCCGTCAGAAGTTGCACAGATTGCTGAGCAGATGAAGTCTAACCCAGCACTGGCAGAAGCATTCGTTGAGTTTACAGATAGAGCAGAATCAGCAGGGGATACACCAATGCCATTTACATTAGCAGATGCAGTAACAGAAGTACAAACAGAGGCATTTCTTGAGGATCCACTTGGTGCAGTATTTGAAGTGGATGTAGCAGAACTCCTATCTAATTTCTCTGAATTAGGTATGGACATGACAGATGATCAGAGAGAAAAAGCCCAGGAAGTCATTATCCCAGTAATCATTGTTTCACAGATTGCAAATGTAATGATTGGGATGAGGAGGTAATATGAAAATAATAACAAAGGTTGTGAAGGGATTCTTCACATGGCTAAAAGATGCAGGGGTGGAGATAATCGCACAAGCCTTTACCCTCCTTGGCTTCTTCATAGCGTGGCTAACTTTGACGGGATCAGCAAGAGACATTGTTGGTATTGCAGTACTTGCAACCACAATCATCTGGCTAATCACAATCCCGCTAAGAAAGGAGGACTAAATATGGCAACTAAAAAGGTAGTAGAGCCTCCTAAGAAGGAGCACCCACAAAAGGCAATCACTAATATTTTAATGAGAATCCTAGCAGTCTTTGCAGCATCTGGTCTATCAGTACTTGGTGCTGGAGCAGTGGTTGGAATTGACACAATGCAGGCAGTATTCTTAGCAGGACTATTAGGCGTAGCAACAGTCATTGAAAGACTGGCAAGGGCTTTTTTGGACGATGGAAAACTCACATTGGCAGAGATCAATGATGCGTTTAAGACGGTAGACAAAAAGGCTAATTAGTCATTATTGACGGTAGTTGACAGCCCTCTCTGGGCAATGGTATACTTAAGTATCACCTATCTGGAGAGGGCTTTGTCATGACCTGTATTGTTGCTTTACGCCATGAAGATAAAATTTATATGGCTGGAGATCGTGGAGCATCAGATGATGGTGTTATTCTTTCACTTGAATCACCAAAGGTTTGGAAGGTTGGACCTTACTTAATTGGATACGCTGGATCAATGGATGGTGACAGAATTAGACACAACTTTAGACCATCAGCACCCAACATTAAAGACACAGATAAATATATGCACACCAAGTTCATTAAGGAACTTCGTGAATTTTATAACGAGTTCTGGATTGACACATCTAAAGATGGCGAACTTAGTTTGATCATTGGTATTCGTGGAGAAATCTATGAGCATAGTTCTGGAGATATGTCTTTATCCAAGTATTCATTACCATATGTTTCTATTGGCTCTGGATCAGAGTATGCCTATGGTGTTTTATATGCAACAGACAAGCAAAAAAATGCAAGGAATAGAGTTAATCAGGCAGTATCTGCAGCAATTAAATTTAACCCATCGTGCATGGGACCAGTTGACATCATAAGCGCTTAGGGGTATACTTAATATATGAATCACACACATGATGATTTGTCACCTGAAGAACAAGAGTTCGGTATATGGCTTGAAAATGGTATTGAAAGAGGATGGGTAACTCCACCATACTGCAATACTCATGATGGCGGATACGAGTATATGGGTGAAGAAGAAATTGAGGAGTGGGACCAAGGTGGTGACCCGTGTTGTCATGTCGTAAGACTGATGATCTCATAAATAGAAAAGGAATAAAATGAAAAAAGTACTACTAGCACTACTATCAGTTGCAATTGCATTTACAGCAATCGCACCAGCACAAGCACAAGATCAAAAGGTTTTAGCAATCATTGATTCAGCAGTCGATTACAAGAAGATTCCTTCAGTAATCTATGAAGCATGTTTCACAACTAATCTTTCATGTCCAAATAAAACAAACTTTATGGAAGGCAAGGGGTCTGCAAATTCAAATGTATGGCCTTCGTCAATTATTAATTCTATTTATCATGGTCACAACATGACTCAGGCTGCACTTACAGTAGACCCAAGCATCAAGATCGTCTTTGTTAGAGTTGCCAATGTTACAAGTTCTGGTAATATTCTTCAAGATACTAAGTCTTTGCGATCAGCAATTGACTGGGTATCAAAGAACGCTGAAAAATATAGCATCGATGCAGTTTCAGTTAGTTTATCCTCTATATCTAAAAACAATCTAACCGAATGCACAACAGACTCTGTTGTTTTGACAGCAGTGTCTTATCTTAATTCAAAAAATATTCCAACATTTGCAGCAACTGGAAATGATGGCTCATTGAATGTAGTTGGATATCCGTCATGTGTCTCTGGTGTAATTGGAGTTGGAGCATCATGGTTTGACACTACAACAAAGTCTCACATTTTTGCAAAGTCTACAAATCGTGGTCCTGGTCTTGACATTCTTGGTGTAGCAGAAGCACTAGTTGTAAGATACCACGGAACAACAGTAGAGACATCTGGAACTTCTGGAGCAACTGTTCTTACGGCAGCAAAGTATGTTTCTAAAAATACATACAAAACCTTTGGAGAATATGTATCATCTCTTCCAAAGATGCTATCATATCCATATAACGGCAAGTAGTTTTAAGTCCTAGGCATGACTAAAACTGCCTAACCTTGCCCTATAACTCAGTTGGTAGAGTGCCGAACTGTTAATTCGGATGTCCCTGGATCGAGGCCAGGTGGGGCAGCGTGATATAATTGTATTGTCATACCTACAAGGAGGAATATCATGGCAGCAAAAGGTAGTTTAGAAGCAATCATTGAGGTTGCAAAGAAGGAAGTGGGAACAATTGAAGGCCCTAAAGATAACGAAACAAAGTACGGTGCATGGATCAAGGTTAATTTTCAGCCATGGTGCCAGTCCTTCGTTTCTTGGTGTGCATTTACTTCGGGAGTAAAGTCATTCCCTAAGTCTGCATCAACAGTTGCAGCAGCAGACTGGTTCAAGAAGGCTGAGCGTTGGTCAGATGCTCGCAACGATGATCCACAAGCAGGAGATTGGATCTATTTTGATTTCCCAGAAGATGGTGTAAATCGTATTTCACATGTTGGTCTTTGCATTAAGAACAACGGAGATGGAACAATCCAAGTTATTGAGGGAAATACTTCAGGAACTGCAAAGGGAGATCAGCGCAATGGCGGAATGTGCGTAGAAAAAACTCGTGCATATGTAAAGAATAACAAGAAGAAGTTAGTTAACGCTGTAGTTGGTTGGGGCCGTCCAGTCTATACTGGTGAAGAGAATGCTCCACTACTAAACAAGGTAGTTGCATCTGCAACAACTGCAGCACCAGTTAAGAAAGCAGCACCAAAGCCAGCAGCAAAGAAGTCTTCTGGTGGCGGAGGAAAGGGCAGTGTGGCACTATAATGGAATCAACTAAGAGGTCATCACTTAAAACAATTAGTTGGGAAACATTTCACCTTGTAGTTCTTGCTGGAATCATTTACATATTTACTGGTGAATGGGAGTACGCAAGTCTTGGTGCAATTCTTTACATCGCTATTGAAGCATTAGGATACTTTGTACACGAAAGACTGTGGGCAAGGTTTGGAAAGAAGGTAAAGTAATGAGAATTAAAATTATTAAGTTTGTAGTAAAGGCTTTGGGTTATGAGTGGGGTGGAGACAAACTAAACCTACCTTATTGGACAGTAAAAGCAAAGAAGAAATAAACATGGCCTTGTACGAATATGATTGTATGCCATGTGCACAAAGATATATAAAGGAACGGTCTATTAAGGACAATGATCCTGGATATACATGTGAAACTTGCAATACTTCTTTGGTTCGTGTATACTCTAATGTAGGAGCAGTTTTCAACGGTAGTGGATTTTATTCCACTGATAACAGAAAGAAATAGGCAGTATACTATGAATACCATGATAGAAACACCTGAAGAAATCAAAGAATGGGTGCTTAAGGCAACCGATAGATGTGATTCATGTGCAGCAGAAGCCTTAGTTCAAGTTGTTGGGCTAAATGGAGAACTGTTATTTTGTGGTCATCACTACAATAAGATTATGGATGATTCAGTCGGATATGAAAAGATGATGAAGTTTGCAATTACTGTTACTGACGAACGAGAAAAGTTAAGATAAGTGCTAAAGTTTCACTACATGTTTAGAGGAAATCCCTTAGACGCTAAAGGTTTGAGGGATCTTTCTTTTCAATTAGAGTCTTTTGGGTATGAATCGGTTCTATTGACATTTCATTCAGACTCTCCAGACTATCTTGTAAAAAGTGCTGCTGCACTTGTTCCAGGACAAAAGTTAAAATATATGATTGCTCTAAGGCCATACCATATAAGCCCACAATATTGTGCCATGGTAACAGAGGCCTTTAATCAAATAGAGCCCGATAGGTTAATTTTTAACTGGATCGCTGGAGATGAAAAAAGTACCTCTGGAGAAAAACCACAGATGGATGTCTATGGAGACACAGAAGCATTAGATAGTATAGTAAAAAGAACAACATTTTTAAGGAATTTTATTAAACAATATAATGAAATGCCAGTGATAAGTAAAAAACCAGAAATGGTATTTAGTGGTTTTTCAGAGTATACAGTAGAGACTGCTAGAATGTTTTCTGAAACTTCTTTATCAGTTATTGATGATTACAAAAATAATATGGACAGGTTTAAAGGAATAAAAAAAATAATGGTTATGGCTACACCTGTTATACTAGAAACAGAAAAAGAAGTTGAAGATTACAAAGAGTACCTATTTAAACAAAGTTCTAGATTTCTAGATATGTCAACAATTGGTACAAGAGATAGCGTAAAAAAACAACTTCTTGAACTTGAAGAGTATGGAGTATCAGATGTTCTGATCAACACTCACAGGTGGGACTTGTTTGGAAAAGATAGCCCGTTAAAAGAAAAAGATAATATTTTAATTAATGATTTAATTAAAGAAATAAATGAAGAGATGGGAAAAAAATGATTATTCAGATTATAGGTCTGCCAGGTGCAGGCAAGACAGAGTTAGCCAAGGCACTCAAAGAAAGAATTAACGCTATTCATCTTAATGCAGATGAGGTTCGTGCAACAGTAAACTCAGACCTAGGCTTTAGCCCTGAAGACAGAATTGAGCAGGCACGGCGCATGGGAGATATGGCTCGCCTTATCTCTAAGCAAGGTGTTGCTCCAGTAATTGTTGACTTTGTATGCCCAACAGACTTGACTCGTGCAGCATTTGGCAAGCCAGATATTTTAGTTTGGGTAGACAGAATTGAGTCTGGAAGATTTGAAGATACAAACAAGATGTGGGAAGATCCAGAGTCCTGCGATGTCCGAATCCCTTGTGGTATGACAGTAGAAGAAGAGGCTGATTTAATCATTGCTGCTTGCCAGTTACACGATTGGACAGCCCCTACAACCCTTATGCTGGGCAGATATCAGCCATGGCATGAAGGACACCACGCCCTTTACAAAGAGGCAGGTAAGAGAACAGAGCAGGTTTTGCTGGGAGTTCGTAATACCTATAATACCAGTGAGAAAGATCCACTTAAGTTTGATCAGGTAAAAGAATATATTGCCAAGGACGACTTTATGGATGGTGCATTAGTACTAAGACTACCTAACATTACTAACATCGTATACGGTAGAGATGTAGGATACAAGATTGAACAAGTAGATTTGGGGGCAGACATTCATGCTATTTCGGCTACTGAAAAACGCAAGCAGTTGGGTCTTTAATTATTTAGAAGAGTCTGGTCGCTTAATGAACGAAGCAGAAGAGCGAATAATGTTTGGAGACAAAGATGAGCGTAAAGAAAAGTAGATCACTTGTTAAGTCTTTAACATGGAGAGTTGTCGCAATGGTTTCAGGGTTTGTAACTCTTTATGCTTTGAGCGAAGATATTAGTCTGGCTACTATTGCTACACTAATAACCAATGGGGTTAACTTTGTGGCATACTATTATCATGAAAGAATTTGGAATGCTGTTGGGTGGGGCAAAGAATGAAAGTAACCAAAACAAGATCATTTGTTAAGGCATTAAGTTATCGCATATGGGGAACACTTTCCTCTGTTGCTGTTGCCTATGTCATAACAAGAAATACTGCTCTTTCTGTAACGATTGCGTTTTGGGAAACGGTAGTTAAAATATTCATCTACTACGCACATGAGCGTGGATGGAACTATATACAATGGGGGAGAAAGTAATGTTTGAATATTATGTAAAGAAAGTAACAAAGGTCGTTGATGGAGATACCATCGATGTCGATATTGATTTAGGGTTTGACATTTCTTTTAGTTCTAGAGTGAGACTGGCTGGTATCGACACGCCTGAGTCTCGCACAGCAGACAAGGCTGAAAAGGCTTTAGGACTGGAAGCAAAGGCTTATTTGAAGGCTGCTATTGACAGTGCTAAGTCTGTAGTCATCAAGACAGAGAAGATGGACTCTTCGGAGAAGTATGGTCGTATTCTTGGCTGGGTATACCTTGATGGAGATACAGAGTCTATCAATGACAAGATGATTAATGATGGTCATGCTTGGGGCTATATGGGGGAAACAAAGATCAAAGATTTTCAAGCACTTGCAAAGGCTAGAAAGATTTCTGGAAAGTGATCACAAAAAATATTTTAGAAAAAAATGTATACTATTATGAAAATGTTATACAAGATCCTTTAAAGTTGGTTGAGGATATAGAAAAAATAGATCACCTATTAACAGATAAAACTGGAATTTCTAAATGGTTCAAGTGGGCAGCATATCAGTCTACATATGTATTTGGAAAACAAAAGATGATAAGAGAACATCTTTTTGATAAAAATCATGAAGCATATAGCCAATGTAGGGACATAGAAAAGCAAATAACTGATGCAATACTCTATGCATCAAAAGACTATGAGTCTTTTCATACTGGACTTAGTATTGGTTTGCTATGTCCAATATCAATAAGCAAATATTCTGTTGGAGGTGAGATGGGCAAACATACAGACACCTATGATGACGATAAGTCAAGAACTATCTCTGTTGTTCTTTATTTAAATGACGACTACACTGGTGGTGAGATTGAATTTGAAGATCAAGGTATTTTTATAAAGCCAACTGCTGGAAGCATTATGGTGTTCCCATCAAGGAAGCCTTACTTCCATGCTTCAAAGCCAGTTCTCTCAGGAGAAAAGTATATTGTTCCAGGGTTCTGGGAAAATAGAGTTGAGTTTCAGACTGGATGGCAAAATGGATGAGTTTGATGAAATAGACAGGCTTATCCTTAACGGATGTTTGGAGGTTGCAGGGATAGATATTGAAACTGGGGAACCATTGTACAACTTTACAGAAAAATTAATTGAAGTAAATCCACAACTTCACGAAGAAATATCAAGATATTTTTCTAACGAAGCAATGTCGTTGTGGAGTGAAGGATTTTTAGACATGGATGTGACAGAAAAAAATCCAATGGTAAGCCTTACACCAAAGGCATTGAATGAAGAAGAGGTTGCAAAACTAACTAAAGATAAACAGTACACGCTAAAAGAGATCATGCGTGTTATTGGTTTAGATAGGTAGTATAATTGTTGTGGAGGAACTATGGAATATTTTCTTGGATCTGCAATAACTATGATAGCCATGTTCGTAACAACACGGCTAATTTCTTCCCAAAAAACAAACATTAAAAAGAATGATTTTGTATATAGACAAAGCCATATACATGAAATCATTTCTCCATTAATACCATACATGATGCCACATAAAAAAGAAATAGTTAGACAGTCCAGCAACCATGAAGAAAAAACAAACATAAAGGTTGTTATTTTTGACAACAAGGCCTATTTTGTTAAGGATGGTACATTTTATTGTGCAGAAATGCACGGTACAGATATAGATGGGGCCAACGCAACCCTAGTTGACACGATGGCTATGGATAAGGTACAATTAGATAAGATGCTGTTTATAATGGATCAACTTAGAGATGGGAAGAAAAATGATAGTGGGGATTCAAGGAACTAGTAGTTTTGATGACTACCAGGTTTTTCTTAGAGCCATGGCCGTTACGATGTCTTCTTTAAAAGAAGGTGATCCGTACTTCTATCTCTATTCTGCAGGACCAGCCAATATTAACTTAATGGCTATGGAGTTTGCTAATCTGTCAGAGAGAGGTCTTAAGGCTCGTGGTAAAAGTATTAAGTATAAGGCTGTGCCACCTTCGTGGATTACAGAAAATATTTTAGATATAAACTACTTTGCTTTTTTAAGTAAGGAAAGAGAACAGGTGTCAAAACTTGTTGACGATGCAAAAACAAATAATGTCGAATACGGCATTTTTAGGTACTAGGAGATCATAATGGAAATCAAGTCATTAGAACAAATGGAAACAATTGTTAAGAATAACAAGGGTTTGGTATGGGATGGGTGGACAGTAGTTAATTCTTATCCTTCTGAGAAGGGTAGAACAGCCCCACAAGGGGCATTCGTGGATGGTAAATGGCATCTGCAGCGTCGCTTTGTACCTTCTAAGAATGGATGGGATATACCAGACAAGTTTGTGAGTTAATATGCCAAAGCACGAATGGAAAGATGATGCTTTGTGTTTAGATTACGACACAAATATATTCTTTGAAAAGTATGAAGATGATGAACTTCTAAGACCTGCAGTAGACAAACTTTGTTCTATGTGTCCAGTGTCTAAGATGTGTTTTGCTGTTGGTGTTTCACAAAAAGAGTGGGGTATCTGGGGTGGAGTTTATCTCGAAGGTGGACAAATATCTAAAGAGTTTTCAAAACATAAGTCTAAAACAGACTGGGCAAATACTTGGCAAAGACTAACAACGGAGCAATAATATGTATACAGATTCAATGAGACGAGCCTTTCGATCACTTAGGGGACCAAAAGGATTTGAACTTCAAATAGTTGATAATGACAACTTCTTGACTGTAAAAGCAAGTGAGAAGCAGTTTATGAGTCTTTCTGGAGAAGAAAGAAAACAGGCTGTAGAGTATATGGTTCGTGCAAAAAAAGCACTTGAGGATAATGGTGCGATTGTTTTGTTGGTTAGAGAGGGTGGGGAAGAATTGTGATAGAGTTAATTTCATTTTCTATTTTTATTATTTTGTTCTTTATGTTAATTTTTAACAATGTTAGATTAAACATAAAGTTGTCTGAACTTAGGCTTGAAGTTATAAAGGCTTACCTAGAAAAAACAATCGTATCTGAAAAGTTAATAGAAATATCTGAAGAAAAAAATAAAAAAGACGACTATTCATCTGAAGCATTCTTAAAATTTATTTCAGATTCTAGAGACTGGGCATATCAGTATATAGATGAAGTTCAAGAAGGAATAAATAAGTTTGTTACTGATATTGAGCCTGAAATATCATACTTTGATGAGTATGGCGCAGTTGGTTCTGCGTATCCTCACTACCACTCTATGAAGAAAATTTCTGGGGCATATAAAGAACTAAAGAAACTGATACCAGAAGACTATGATAGAATAGAGTAATGATCGTACTTAAATCAACTAAAAATCTTAACATGTTTATATGTGAAGAAGAGTTGTGCCAAGATGAAAGCACAAAAGTTTGGGCAAATTCTGAGAGCAGAATCGCAGACCTTTGCGATTTCCATTATTCTGAGGCAAGTAAGCCATGAATTTTTTTTGGTTTGAAAGATCAAATTCTTATGATATAAAAGAAATATCTTTAGAGTTAGAAAAATCTGGTTTTTATGGGGTTCTTTTGGTGTACTCGTTTTATAGTGATGATCAATTTGTAAAAATAGCAAATGCAATAGATGTAAATCAAAAAATAAAATATATGGTTGCCATAAGACCTCATGTTATATCTCCACAATATTTGTCTATGATAAACAATTCATTTCAAAAAATATCAAAAGACAGAATCATAATTAATTTTATAACTGGTTGGATATCGGAATATGACAAACAGGTGGGTGGAATTCAAGGTGAAGTAAATGACCTTTCTTCAAACCTAGAAAGATCTGAGAACTTGGTAGAATATTTAAAGGTTTTAAAAAATACCGCTGGAGAAACACCAAACTTTTATGTGTCTGTTACTAATCCTATTTTACTGGAAAAGGTTTCTGGCGATAAAGTTATTATTCCATACCAGTCATACAAGCAAAACAATTTTAGCACTAATGATTCAAGCAAAATAATGATCTATATTTCTCCAGTAATAAGAAAAACAAGAGAAGAACTTTTACCACTGATAGAAAAAAATACAAGAAGTGATGTTCAGCACTTTACCTTTGATGAGTTTGAAGCATTATTAAACGAATTAAAAAATAAAAATATAAACAATATTTTAATGGACGAAGCAGAACCCAACGAATATATAGAAAAAAAGCACACGCTAAGTTTTGTTAGTTATTTTACTAACAAAGAAACAAATATCCTAGGAGGAAAAAATGACACACCATAACGAAACAAACTCACAGATCAAGGCAGCACTTGCATCATACGGACGCTCAGTCCTTGGTGCAGCAACAGCGATGTATGCATCTGGAGTTACAGATCCGCAGACACTAGCATACTCACTACTTGGAGCACTTGTGCCCGTAGTATTAAGAGCAGCCAACCCTAATGACAAGGCATTTGGAAAGATGCCTTCAGTAGATGAGGTAGACGCAGCAGTTAAGTCTGCAAAGGTAGTAAAGAAGACCGCTAAGAAGGCTCCTGCAAAGAAGTCATCAGGCGGAGGCAAGACAACCAATCAAGTAAAATAATATAGTATAATTTATACTATTCCGATCTAAGACTTTAAAAGGTTTTACAACGGATGCTCTTATGAGAAGAGAGTTAGCAGGAGTCGAACCTTCGTGGCTAATAGACCTGAGCAGTCGTCTATAAACTGCTCATTTCTTATGCTATAATATTAATACCTGCCCAAATGGGGGGTAAATTAACTTATTCGCTTGAAAGGGGAATAACATGGTAAAAACAGCACTGGATCTTTTTAATGATCCATTTTTCAATACCTTCTCAAATTTTCAGAAGGTAACAACAACAACAAACTATCCACCTTATAACCAAATCAAACTAAATGATACAGAGTATATTCTTTCATTTGCCTTGGCTGGGTTCTCTAAGGATGATGTCTCAGTGTCGCTAGACAATCGCAAACTTACAATCAAGGGCGAGAAGCAGGATGCTGAGTTACCAGAGGGTGCGGAGTATCTACATAAGGGCATTGCTGCTCGTAAGTTTACTGATATCTTTACCCTTCCTGAGTTTGTTGAGGTAGTTGGGGCTGAGTTTAAGGATGGTATCTTAGATATCAGACTTGAAAAGCAGATCCCAGAAGACAAACTGCCAAAAACAATCGCAATTAAGTAGTACAATATAAATGTCCCCACACAGGACCTTAGTGATGGATTAGTTACCCATTGGATAGAGACCGTGGCGCAAGTCAGGTGAATTGCCTGTGTGGGGCTTAATATTTGGCGGTATACTTAGATTAATGACTGACAAAGAGTTAGACCATTATAATAAGCAGCAGTATAAAAAGATGCTTGCTAAAATAAAAGAAGATTCTGGCTGTGTAGATTGTGGTGTTGGTAACCATATAATTTTAGACTTTGATCACATAAGAGACAAAAAATATAACATATCTAGAATGATCCACGATGGGTTTTCATGGAAGGCTATTAAGAAAGAGATAGAAAAGTGTGAGGTGGTTTGTGCCAACTGCCACAGAATAAGAACACACAACAGACTTAATGAGCAGTAGTATTTATTACTTAACTATCTAGTCCACCAAGAAAGACTATATCGTGTTGTCTTCATAACCTCATTAACACCATGCTCATATTCTTTATTGCCTGGATGCATTACGAGAGACAAAGGCTTTGGCTTAATAGATAAACCCTTTTGAGGATAGAATATTTCTCCGCCTTCATAATCATCATTTAAATAAACAACAAACCCATGAGTTATTATTTTTTCTAATGGATTATATTGAGGATGATCTGGGTGAATTTCATCTGTGTGAACGCCAAGACCTGGACCTATTCTTCTAGAAACAGAGTTTATTGGTAGATAGTAGAACTCAGAAATCCCATACTCGCTAGAAAATATAGGCTTTGATCTATCCTGAAGCATATACATAAAATCATTATATTCTTTATATTTTTCTTTTAGATTAATTGAGTCAATTCTTAGTTGATTGCCATACCATTCTTTTAGACCAGATCCATCGTTGGACCCATCCCAAAGTTTTGGATCCTCTGTGGCCAGAGCAAGAACATAGTCTGCTTCAGCCTGTGTTAAAAAGTCTTCAACTACTACAATTTCGTTGTCAAAAGGTCTTATTATATTCATACAACCATTATACACTATATAAGATTATGGTATACTGGATATATGTTAAAAGAAGGCGACTTTGTTATGGGATCAACCTCTGAGGGGGTTGTGCATGGTGTTATAGAGCACATTATGATAGAAGGCGGAGTATACGGAGTTCCTGGAACAGAGTATGCAATCCAGTCGATGCCACCAGATAACCCAGCAATGGCTGTTAGAATTTACGAACAAGAAGATGGTGAGTGGGAGCCAACAGCGTACAGTATTGGTATGATGTATCAAGACGCTACAAAAGTAGAAATGGAAACAAACACAATGGATTCAGAAACAGAAATGGCTATGTTTGATGCACAAATAGGCAAGACAGATGATTCAATGATGCCAACAAATACCTATCAAAGCAACAAGCAGGCACCGTGCTGGGATGGATATGTACAGCGTGGAATGAAGCCAGGAGCAGACGGAGGTCCAGTTCCTAACTGTGTTCCTGCTGCAAAAGCAGATGATCTATTTGAAGATGACGACACAGTTGAATACGATACAGACACAGTATCAAAGGCTGAAGGTTACTCTCCACCAGCAGGAGCAAGATCTGCTGCTCGTAGAGCAATTAAGTTTAAAGAAGATGGAAAGGCTAATGGTGCAGGAACTGCAGTTGGCTGGACTCGTGCAGGGCAGTTAGCAAGAGGAGAATCAATCTCTCTAAGTACTGTTAAGAGAATGTACTCATACTTCTCACGACATGAAGTAGACAAGAAGGGCAAGGACTGGGGTAACTCAGAAAACCCATCTAACGGATACATAATGTGGCTTGCATGGGGTGGAGACGCAGGCTATTCATGGTCAAGAGGAATTGCTAATCGTGAAAGAGACAAGTCTCTGTTTGCTGATTTTGGTAAAGATTACACAAAAGTACAAACAGAAAGACACTCACTATAATGCCAAAGAAAAAAGCATCAGCATTTAATCCTGTTCAGATCAAAGATGGCTGGATTGTTAGACTATATAAAGATGGACGAGTAAAGTCTAAGATAGCACCATACGAACCAAAACATCCTACAAAGTAAAGCACCCCTGGCAGGAATCGAACCTGCGACAAACGGATTAGAAGTCCGCTACTCTTCCGCTGAGTTACAGAGGTATTGTATCTCCAACGGAATTCGAATCCGTGTTGCTGCCGTGAAAGGGCAGAGTCCTAGGCCACTAGACGATGAAGACTTAGTACATCTGGAAGGACTTGAACCTTCGGCTCTCTGCATATAAGGCAGGTACTCTAACCAACTGAGTTACAGATGTGTAGTACACCAGGTAGGACTTGAACCTACGAATAACCGAATTATGAGTTCGGGGCCTTAACCAACTTGGCTACTGGTGCTAGACCTTATGATACTAGTATGCCAAGAAGCATTCCAATTATGAAACATAGTGTTCCAACTGTCCAGTGATAATATGTTTTCATATGCTCTTTGATAATATAACGCTTTAAATCTTTTGATATTTTTTCAAACTCTTTATTGTATGTCATATACTAAGTATATCAAAAAGAATTACCATTGTCAATTCTTGTCTGTGTTTTTTAAATCAACACTGTCTTTTGTTTCGTCTGCAGGGTTTTTGACTATCTTATCATTGTGAGTGCCATCACAATATGGATATATTTTTGATCTACCACAGGTACATTGTCTCATTATTTAATTGTATCACATGCGAAACAACTAGTCAAGGTGTATTTTTTATTTAGTACTTATTGTTTTCGTAAAAATCTTTTGTCTTAATAAATCCAACAACAACATATCTCATTGGTCCATCTTTAACAAAATTTACACCATGATGAAACTCTTCTGAGCCTGGGAATATTACCAGGGTTCCTGGTTTTGGTTTTAGTGTTACATTAATTTTATCAAAGAACAATTCTCCACCAACATAGTCATCATTTAGGTATAGGATAGCAGCGTACTGAATGGATGGGTCCGTATCCTGGTCCGTATGAGCATACAGTTGAACACCAGCATACATTCTTTGTAATATGTTAGTGCCGTTTACTATTAAATTTGGATCTGCCATTTGAATAATGCTAACTATTTTATCGTCTATCTTTTTTGTAACATAATGATCTGAAATAGCAAGATTTTTATCTGTCCAGTTTTGAGTAATTTGCAATTTACCCTCTGCAACAAGATTGTCTATGTCATCTCTTCCATGCTTAAGTTTTGCAAATGCTTTTAAATTGTTTAGATAAATTTGTCCCCACTGCTCTTCAGTAGTGTTATTGATAACATCAAACAAACTATCTATATCTTCTTTAGATATGAAGTTTTCTATTGAAAGTATCCCGTTTGACACTTCCTCAAACTTTATTCCAAGTTCAGTTAACTCTTTAGAAAAAAATGTACTCATATACTAATGATACCACATATTGAAATATTAGGATTTATCCCCATCCCATGTCCCAATTTTGGTTGTAGAAATCCCGTACTCTTCCCAAAGTCTTATAACATTTGGGTTATCATCTACAGCATGCAGGACATTCCAGTGTTTTTTAATCTTAAGTAATATATCTTTTTTAACTTCATAGTCTGGCCTATTGTCTTCATCGCTACGCATATAAAGTGCATGGTGACCAATATCATTTTTAGCAAGCCAAAGCGAAGTTAGTCCACGCCAAACCTCCTTCCTTGATGTAACAATAAGAATATGCATCTGATCAAAGAAGGCTTCGTTCACCATTTGAATTACTTCAAAGTTTGGCAGGGCATCGATAGAGGCCTCATGAAAAGCATTGTAGTCCCTATTGGAGCCACGAACAAGGTGAAGATAAGGATCTACATTGGCCAATGTTCCGTCTACATCAAATATGTATGCTCTAGGCTTAATCTTGATCAACCTTATATGTCATTATAAAGTAGCATAGTGAATACCCAACAATAATAGATGCTGGAATTAAAAACAAAATTTCAATCATTCGAAGTCCTCCTGTCTTTCAAACATAGTTGTCATATAATTATCTTCTCCTCTTGCAATCTTTGCTGCAAGCATTCTCATACCAACTGCGTTGGTTACTGACTCTTCTATTGGAAGAGCCTCAATAGCCCTTGCAATTTCTTCTCTCAATGCCATTTCGTCTATACTCATAGTTTAGCCACCAACTTGGATGCCATTTTAAGCCCCTTGACTAGTCCATCATGATAGTCCTGATTTTTAATAACCTTGGTAGTATCCCAAATACGATAGGATTCTTGATCTAGTAGTTGTGCTATTTCTTGATTAGTCATATTTCTATTATACAGTTAGTTGCTGTCTTTGTCAAGTAAAAAGATTTTTGTTATCTTTAACAAAATTAACTATCTTAATTCTATACTCTTCAGGCCAGTAACAATAAAACATCACACCTTCTATTCCATCTAACTTTAATTCGTTAATGATTTCTTTTAACTCCAAAGTTGTTGTTAATCTTATATCAGATCCAAGTTCTTTGCTGTTTTTTAATTTATTAAATTTTTCTTCATCATCTTCTATAAGTGGAAACATAGATAAAACTCTTGGTTTTGATATTTTTTTGTACTTAGCCACTTCAGCATGTGACTGGTATGCTGCAAAACTGTAGTCTCCATAGTTCTCAACAAGGGAGTTCATATCATCACCTTTACCAGATATGCATATCTTTGTTTCTATTTTTAACTTTTTACAAAAATCAAAGAAGATTGGTATATAGTTTTTTAAATATTCTCTTCTTTCATAAAGGCTGGATGTATCATTTATCTCACCGATTATCCCGCCCATACTTTTTTCTTCATCTAAAATTTGCCCAGACACAAAATTAATCCAAACCCTGCCAACATCTATAGAGTTTAATGATTTAATTATCATTCCAAGATTTTGTGGAGAAATTGTGTAAGGTCTGACTGCAACAATGTAAGTAAAATTCTGATCACTTTTAAGTGATCTGGCTATCTGTACAAAATAATCTCCAACATCTGACCCATATGGCAAAAGGATTCCGCTGAAGCCATTGCTTTCTAAATCTAAAGACATTTCAGAAAGATTATTGTTGTGAGTTCTTCCAAACCAATAAACATTCATTTATTTATTTACCTTAACAATGTAATAAGTTCCCCACCACTCATATGGCTTATTAAGATATTTCCACATCTTTGCGTGGTATTTAAATCGTAAACCCAAGTTATCATCTTCATCTAAATATATAGCCTTGACTAAATGATTACCAGCATAGCCACCAAGAAAATTACCTATCCATCGTAATGGAAGTATATTAGTCTTTTGAATCTTTTCCATCTTGTGGCACCCACACTTTCTTCCCGTTTTTATATACTGGCCAATATCCCAAGGCTCTCCAGTCCATCTTCGTAATCTTAGGTTCTCTTGGCATTAGTACACCATACATGCCCATCACTCATAGTCTGATGAGTGTCCCAAAACAAGGGATCTTTCTTAGACATCTCGCACTTTAAGCATTCGTTATTCATTGTCTATGCCGTTTCTTATTACCAAACTTAGACTTAACCTCAGACTTAGCCCTATCGACTATGGCTTTCGTAATCTCTTCAACACTAAACTCTTGGTCAAAGGTTTGCTCAGTATCCATTTATTTATCCATTTCAACGACACCCTTAGTGTCAAGACATAGTTTGCATATTTCAAAGAACATAGCACCAGATGAGTCTATCCTGTAATCGTAATCACATTCGTGGGGGGTATTTCTCATCTCATTAAACTTTTTCCAAGGGTCTGTCATAAATTCATTAATATCCATTTAGGCACTCATTTCTTGTATGATATAGGCGAATCTTTGTCATAATTTTGCGGGATGGAGCATAAAGATCATCCTTACAAGTAGTACACCTATAAGACCATTCACCAGTAAAGAAGTCATGAACATAACCCTTAGCGTTAGCATACTTCTTGGCTACGAAGGTTTGAAAAGGATCAGGTATATCGTAATGTTTAAGCATCTCGTCTCCAGTGAAGGTATGATCTAATATAAACAGCACCATAGGCTACTGCTGCAAAAATAAATCCGTATTGGTCTGTCACTAAAGCGTAGGCTATCCATAGGCACTCATTGAACAATAGGACAAACCATCCCCATAGGGTTTTTCTTCCAACAAAGTAAATACCAGATACACCAATACAGGCAAGTACCCAGTGTGCATAGTCAGCAATCCATTGAATCATATATCCAGTATACCTTAAAGTCAGGGTTTAGTCAACTGATGGTTTTTGTTTCCACTTGGTTTTTACCCAAGTGCCTATTTTATTAATGTTAACTTTTTCTCTAAGAACTTCTGCAAAATCTGTGCTTATCTCAGATCCAAGGTACTCCTCCCCAGTCTCTAAGTCAATAAGTTTCCATTTTCCAGGAGCCTTAGTGTGAATAATTAAATCAACTGGCTTATCAAAAGAGTCAACCTCTGAACCATCTTTGAGTATTCTGCTATTCACTAGGATACAAGACCCATAGATAGATGAACTAAGCACACATCCGCAACAACATAGTCTTCGTGATCTACAACGATATCGTAATGTGTTGCATCTTTTTCACAAAAGAAGCACTTAGATTTATTCATATATCCATTATATCATCTTTAAAGTTCGGCGCAAAATAGGAGTTATAAACCTCCCTATGCCCTAAACGGGCACCATTGGTTACTATCCCTGATTTGCCCATTTCCTTAAATTACATAACCCATGTGCTGGTCTAACATTTTCTAATGTATCTGAGCCACCCTTTGCAATAGGAACAACATGATCGATATGCAAACCATGCTCCCAGCCATCTACCCCACATTTTCGGGGAGCCATAAAGTCAATTTCTAATCCACATAGGTAGCAATCAATACCATAGACAGATATAACCTGGAGTTCATTATAGTCGTTCGTAATCTTTGCTCTGCGTCGCCTATTTTTAGATCGCTCTCGCTCCCTTACTTTCTCAAGGTTTCTTAGGCGATATTTAGCAGTTACATGAGCACGATTATTTTTTTGATATCTGGCCTTATTATATAAATTGTTTGCAGTCAAACACTCAAGGCAAGGTTTAGTCTTATGGTTGTGGTGCTTTTTATATCCAGCATAGGTGCCACAGTTAGGATACATCATCACTTTCCCACACCACAAGACACTTAGTACACTGGATGCCTGGCTCTCTCATATACCAAGTATGATCACAGCCCTTGGCTTTGTTTTGAGGTAGCCTGTGCTCACCTTTTTTGACCTGTTGTCTAAACTTTCCATTGGGGTCATGGACATGGCACTTACCACTTGTTCTCCACTCCTCTACATAAATAGAGCAGGGAGTACCCTTCTTAGTAGTTGATGTACAAGATCTCATTAGCCCAACTTACATTGGAAGATAAGAGGCTATAAGGCCTTCTCTAATTGACTTCTGTTCTCTCTCAAACCTTGATGTCTTGTGATACGGATTGGCAGAGATTCTCTTCTTATTCTTTTGTGCTCGCTTTGCCTTGTGCTGGGATACTTTATTGTTAGTTTTTCTCATAGTACCAATAGTATCATGATTTGCCACGGTATGTCAAGTATAATGAGTCTATGGATGAAGCAGTCTTATACATACTATACAACCCACTACATAAGGCTGTCAAGGTGGGTATATCAGATATATCAGGCAGAAGGTTTGCAAGCCATAGGACCAAGGGTTGGATACTTATTAAGTATTGGCATTTTTTCGAACGGGATAAGGCAAGAGCCGTAGAAACCCTAGTACTAAGAACACTAAGGGAAAGATATGGACACTTTTTGGATAAGGCGGATATGCCTCAAAGCGGATACACAGAGACCTTTGATGCCTCAAAGATAACCCGTAGGGCGTTGATCCGTATGGTCAATAAGGCTATAAAGCAGACTTGATCCCCTGGCATTTTGGACATTGCTTAGTAGGGTTTGACACCCCATAAGGTACTTGAAACATACCCCCACAGTCAAAGCATAGGATATCTAACATTACTTACATGCCAGACAGTAGTACGGAGCACGAAGATTGTCTATATGGGTGTAGATGGTTTGAGCACACTTAGCACAGTTAATATGTACCATGTTTGGGTCTACAGTAGGCATTGAGAGTTTAAAGTTTTTTGTATAGTATATCTTAGTGGCATACCAGGTGATTAGTATTATAATTATTTCCATTAGTCTATTCTATCACATCAAGGTTAACAGTTATCCACAGGTTAGTGTTTATTTAGCCACTCCTGAAAATCTTTTTTGGCTTTCTCTTTTGGCCATCTGGAGAGATCATCCCCATTCTTGATAGCCTCTTTTCTTTCATAATCATCCAAACCAATAAAGTATCCAACTATACTCAAACATACTGACCACCAAAAAGATAGTCCAAGAAGTGCTGAAAATACAATAAAGAATGCAGTTGTTAGTATTGGCTCTGTCTTGATTTTTTGATTCATAGTTTCCTATAAGTTAAAATGATAGGATTGTAGCAACAAATAGAGCAAGGATTAGAAGCCCAAACGAACCACACAAGAAGAGAGCAACACCATTTAGATATACCTGATTCATTGCTGATTTTCTAAGTTGGTTTGGCTTTGTATAAAACTCTGGATCAATACTTTCTATTAAAGCCCTTGCCTCATTCACAGGAATCTTTTCTTCCCTTGCAGCACCAAAGATATCTCTGACTGCTTCATCAACATATAGTTTTGCATCTTCTGGAGATAACTCAGACATTTCTTTTTTGATTCTTATCTTAAGGTGTACAAGGCTTTCTCCGTCTTTTAGTATCATTGTAATCTTTCTGTTGTAGTTATATTCTAAGTATATACCCGCAGATGTGGTTTGTCAATAGGACTTATCCACAGATAAATACCCATAAAAATGTTAGTTATCCACACCTTTATCCACAGATAAATGTTACTGATTATATTATTAGACAGTCTAGAAGTGGAGTGAAGTGGAGGATAGTGGAGTAGGGAGCATCTTTAAAGAGGGCGTCGTAATCTTTTATAGCGGCCAAACCTCACATCTCCAAACCTTATAGCCCCCTTATACCACATATGAATCATATTGTCAAACCTTTGTATGCATGGTTTGGGCATTATATACCAAACCTTTGTATTTGTCAAGCCCATTTTATGCCAAAACCTCATATAAAATTTGCTCAAATTTGCTCAGAAAATAAAGAAAACCTTCATAAAAATATATAAAGGTTTGGAAAAGTTTTAAAAATCAGGAAATAATTTATAGTGGTTTGTTATGGTGTATATACTATAGGGGATTGTGGGTTTCATCTTGATCCCCTGGCAAAATCGCCTGGTACGGGGAAGAAAAATGCTCCATCGTAATCTTATTTTGAAAAGCCCTGGTACGGGGAAAAATTTTGCTCCTTCGTAATCTTTTTTTAGAAGAGCGTCAGTTGTGTATAGACGTTGTCCCCACCTGCGGTGTCCTTAGCAGGATTATGATTCATTTTTAGCGGGGGAGACTTAGGAAAGAAAGCCTTAAGAGTAACAATAGAATACAACATACCAGTTAAAGCACCCACTGCTTGATCAAACCCATATGAATCATATGGTGTATCATGTCTATGTGATTTGCTATTAATCATCTGAGCAAAATGGTCTCTAGGCATATCTTTATTATAACACCAGATATGAAGGTTTGACAAACAAGGTTTGATATGGTATAAGGTTTGGTACGGGGAAAAGAATTCGTCCTTCGTAATCTTATTCTGGGAAAAATAAATGAGTGATCGTAATCTTATTTTGGAAATGTGGTTTGTCTAATATGTCCGATTTGATATGATTTGACGTCGACGTCCCATAACCCCAGGCTTTTGTCAAGCCCAGGGATCAAGGATAAGATAGTTACTCTTGTGTGTCGGGTGGTGTGTTTTCTTTTTTGTTGTAGGCAAACGCCAAAATTGAGCCAAGGTCTCTATCTTCAATAGAGCCATCAACTTCTTCCTCAGTGACATTAATTAAATCTAGAAACATCTTGAATGTTTCATTAATCATTTCTTCACCAAGTGGTGTTAGGTCTTTAATCAAACCTTGTGCCACCATGTATGCCATTGGACAACCTAGGTCGTTGTATTCCATAAAATTCTTGAAGTCTTCATCTTCACGGAATTCAATCCATAGTTGACCAATCGTTCCTGCTTTATCTGCGAAGTCCATTTACGGGTCCTTTCATCTCTAACATAAGTTTATCATACTCTTCCATAGATGTCAAACTCAAAACCTCTAGTCTGTGGTAGTTAATCAAGGGTAGGTTTCTTACCATGTAGTATCCTACTCTTTCTAAGTCTACCGCAAAATCTTGGGTAAGAAGTCTGCCTAACTGTTCTGCCATTCGTGTTTCTTTATTATGAGTCGCCGTTCGTCTAATTGAATAAGCCATAGGTATCTCCTCTGTTCCATTGTATCAAAAAGTAAGGGGGAGCGCAAGCCTACGAAAACCTACGCTCCACCCTGTTAGTCTAAGGGACCCACTCCTTAGATCTGCTCAACCAAAACCTTTGGCACATAAGCATTAATAAATAACTGCCAGTCAACCTGTAGGTCTCTGCCAGCCTCATAGATAGTCTCTTTAGCAATATCGATGACTACCGTCGTCTCACCTAGTTCAAAGTTAGTACCAGTAATAGCATAGATACCAAACCCTGTTTCCTCCAGAATTGAATCTTGCATAAGATAACTAATCATCATACGGGTAAAGTAAGCATAGTCGCTCCACCTAGGTTTTGAATGCTGCAGCGCCATTGCTAGGTCCCGCTGCCACTCAGTCTCACCCCAGTGGCTATATAGGACTACATGCGCCTCATCTTCAACATCCTTGAATACAAAGTTGATCCGTGCTCCCATTAGTCTTGCTCCTTAAAAGATACAATTGATAGTTGATTTAAAATTTCATTGCAGAGGTCCTCTTCATTATCTGATTCGGCCTCGTATCTAAATGTCATGTAGTCGCCTGTAGGCTCAAAGATTGTTTCAACTTTCCAACTAGGCATTCTCTACCTCAAATGTTTGAATAGTTGTGTAGTGAATAATCTCCTTAACTAAATCCTCTTTTGACCTAGCAGATGACTCGTAGTCAAGGATTGTGAGAGATTGCTTTGTTGGTTCAAAAACAAAATACAGGTTGTATTTAGCCATTATTTATTTTCCATTTCTATTAGGGTCATTTCTTCAATTGTAGCGCATTGTGGGCACTTTTGCAAGTCTGCCTCGTCAAAGGCATCTCTAACTATATTATCAGGGTCCTCAAACTCAGCATTACAGTTCTCGCAGTAGAACCAGTTATGGCTTACCAAGACCTGCACGGTATCGTCAGGGGTGAAAGGAATCTCAGTGACAAAGTATCCTATTCTATTAACAAATCCCCAACCATTCCAGATATATGTGCCACCGTCGTCTCCGTCTCCATACATCCAGATATGGCCATTGCCTGCCTGCTTTACAAACTCTACTTCCTCACCATATGTTTCAAACATCAATCCGTCGAATGAAGCATTAGTGTCTATATGATTAGTGATAGGCTTGTACTTATCTACCCACTCTTCAAATTCAAGTTCTGTAAAGTTACCCATTACTCTTTATCCTATCTGCGATAGCAAATGCTAGGTCATATGTTAATTGGTATACTTCTACATAAGCGTCAAGCATACCCTCTAGATGTAGGCGGTCTACGGTTTGGTCATACTGCTCATTCTCATGGTCAGTATACTCAGCCAATGCTTGCTCGGTTTGATACATGAGGTTCTTTAATTCCCCATGTAGGATGTTGGTACCTGATTCACCTAAGTCAATCAGTTTTTGTAGTCTTGGGTCTAATGTTGTCATTAGTCTATTGTAGCCTCTAGCACTGACAAGAAATGGTAGCAGGCAAGAATCTGTCCAGTAGTAGAAACATCTTCTAACTCTAAGTCCTTATACTCATCACAGTCAAGGTCATCATAGAAGCCCATTTGCTTCTGTAGTTCCTCAGAGTCTTGCTCCAAGGACAGCAGGTGTAGTCTTACATATTCTTCGAATGTTTTTAGGTCCATAGTATTAATTATACGGGTTGGAGTCGATTTTGACAACTGTACGGGGTGTGACCTTGCTCACATCTGTAATGATCGGAGCATAGGCCTCTTCATAACTAATATAGTTTAACATCCTACCACAAGGGCATTTCATTTCTACAACGCCCAGGGGAAAGCCAAAGCCATCCCTAGCAGTAAACTCAACCATAGCGTCACACTCTTCGGGATCACAGACAAAGGTATACTTACTCCACATTAGTCAAAGTACCCTTCTGCCCATAGTCCATCTAAGAACTCTGTTGCTTTAAATAGATTATCATGTAGCCAAGGGTCGTTGTTAAAATCAACGGTAGTTAAAGCAGAATGAATAGCCATAGACATATTGTCTAGATCTTCTTTAGTATAACCTAACATACTTCCTCATCCCACCAGTATTTGACTATAGTATTTAAGGTAGTGTGAATTGCACAATCACAATCCCCACCGTTCATATTTTCCATGTATTCGAGATGGGACTCGTTGTCCATATACATCTCATTGACTAGTTCGTCAATCGTTCTCATTGTTTGGGTCATGTATTAATTGTAGCGTATGGGACTGACAAATGCAAGGTTTGGGGAAAAAATATTTCCTATCGTAAAGAATTTCTGGGAAAAATATCAGCCTATCGTAAAGTTATTTAATTAAAAATATTATGTGATGTAGGTCACAGCCGACGTCGCAAAATTTTTATGCATTGCGTTGCATATTTATTTACTTGCGATCCGTATGGGACTTGAACCCATGACCTCCACCGTGACAGGGTGGCGAACTAACCAACTATTCTAACGGACCATGTTGAGCAGTTTTAATTCATGCTCAGGAAATTTTGTTATGCGTTTGTTAGTTCACGCACAACTTTTAGCAAACGATTTTTTTCTGCGTTGATAGCAGGGTCAAAACCACTTGCAGATGCAAGAATGGATTCGTTAGAACCACCACGAGCAGAACGGTACCAGTCAAGGCGTTCTGTTAGTGCATTGAAAGCACCCCACGCATTACCAGCAATCATTCCATTAAACTCGCCTGTATAGATGTCGTTAATAACATCTACCTTGTTTTCCCATTTCTTGAAAGCACCCTTAGAATCCTTTTCAGGCTTTGGGTATGCAGCAAGAATGATGTCGTTAAACATCTGAGCAGACACTTCTTTTTCAATCATAGCCTTAGCCATAAGGTCAAAAGAGTCCATGTACTTATGTGCAAGTCCAAGAGTTTCACGAGCAACGGCAACCTTACCGCTTGCAGTTTGTGTGTGACGAATCTTGAATGATTGCTTTACGCCACCCTTTTTGCGGGTAGTGTTAAGTGCAAGATTGAGAGTGTTAGCGCACACAACACGAACAGGTGTAATGCTTGCTTGAATAGCGATTGAGCCATCATGTGATGTGTTGATGAGCAAATAAGTTTTTACCTTGTCTGCAACACCATTAGGGTCAAGAATTGTTTCACGCTCTAGTGCTAAAGCACCGAACACTACACGACCACCCTTGATTGAGCCAGCCGTTTCCCAACGACCACCACCATCAAGAATGTTATCACCGAATGAAAATAAATCTTCATTCTGCATTACATGGTAACGCTCACCAACGACACCAAGAATGTCGGTCTGAGTGTTGTCAGTAGGATTGGTACGCAATACATACTGATAGTTTTTGTCGCTTGTTAGGTGTGTGGGGGTTTCCAAATCCTCAAGACGAACATTCCAGTTGGAAAGGTTAGCCAAATCTAACATTTCTTTTGTGGTTTTTTCCTCTGTGAATACGGTACCCAATCCATGCCAAGCGGGTTCACGGAAAGATGCAAAAGATGCTTTTCCGTTTTGTGTTTCTAGGTCATGTGCCATGAGTTTTCTCCTTTTTGTTGTTGTTAATTTAAGTATACACCCACCCACTGACAAATGCAAATCGGGATAGTTAGATGTGGATAAATCGGACATTGTGGTGAAGATCACCTATCGTAAACGGCGTGTCGATTTGACAAAGTTATCCACAGGCGGGACGTCAAAAATTTGCAGGGATTTTAAAAATGAGCAGTTTTTAAACATGCTCAGGTTTATTAGTAGCCCCCTACTAAATATCCACTCGGTCAATCGATGACGATAACCATGAAATATTATCTGAGTTGTATTGCACTGTATCAAAATCAATATCATGAATTAAATTCTGTGCATCCTCTTCATTACGAGCATTGACAGTTACGGAGTACATTACTGTAACTTCAACTTCAAATTCTTTTGATAGTTCAAATCCACAGATATCTGCAATTTCTTGTGCTTCTGATTCATTCAATGTACCAGAGTCAAGCGCTTCCAGTGTCCACTCTTGCATTGCTTCAACGATACGATTCTTATCTGCAGACTCGCCGTATGAGCGTTGTGTTACTACTTGAATATGCTTTTCTAGTTCATCTATGCGTGTTTTGTTTTGTGCAAGAGTGGTTTCTAAAAACTCTCTTGTCATGTAGTGATTATCGATTACTGGTTGGTCCATAAGGGCTACCTCTTTCTGTTAGTTGTTTAGTTTAATTGTACTGGGTACCACTGACATTTGTCAAGGGCCCTTGCGGGGAGCAGTTTTGATACTTACTCAGGTATTTACACTTCTTGCAGTTGGTGTGAACTGGCTCTATAGTATTTCTATTATCGCCCTAATCAGCCTGGCGAATGATCCCTAGGGAACGCTTGCTATAAATAGCGTGGAGCGCAAGGGATAATGAGTGGGGCTTTTACACCCCACCCAATCTCACTTAGAGGTAACGAGCAACCGCATTGTAAGTGCTGGTGCTAACTACTTCCTCATCTGTCATCTTGAGAATACGAATTGCGTTTGAGATTTCCTCTTTCTGCTCACGATAGTTATAGATAGAGATTGACTCAAAATCCTTTACAGGCTCTTTTGGCAAATCCTTTTCTGCTACTGTGAGGTCGAAGTCAATGTTTAACTGATTGTTCCATGAGCGATAGTTAGTGCGGAAGTTTTCTGCCTTCTTGATGTTTGCTATTGCATAATCAACAAGTTCCTTTTTCCACTTCTCGTATTGCTTTTGGTACTTTGCTTCGTTTGCTTCTTGTGAGGTGTAATCAAGTTCTAGTTTTGCTAGTGCGCCTTCTAGTGCCTTGATTACCTTTGGTGTTGCGATTTTTACTGAGATTGCTTTTTGTCGTGCCATGTTGGTTTCTCTTTTCTTTTTGTGGGTTAGTTTCTATTATAGGGGGTGGGTCTGACATTTCCCCCGTAGGGGGGAGAGTTCTTACTTACGACATTGGACTAGATACTCTCCTAAACTGTCCCTGTTTCGATTATCTTATTTTACTTTGCTGTCCAAGTTGTCCAGCGTGTGTTACCATTTACATCTAACTTAACACGAACTGTGTCGCCTGTCTTGCTAGGTGCGATTTCCAAGATTGTGCCTGTTACCTTTGACTTCTGTGAAGTGTATAGGTCGCCTACCTTGTATGTTGCGGTTGCTACTGTCATTTTGTTTTTCCTTTTCTGTTAGGGTTTGTTGCCTTATGTATTAAGTATAGCAAAAAATCTAAGAAATAACAAATCCATTTCCAAATAATCTCAAAATGTGAGACATTATCTATGTGATTTGCGTCACTAGGTTTCCTGCTTATAATACAATTTTAGCAGAAAAATCTCAAAAATACAAATCCTGCCTCAAAACCTGGGGGTGAGAAACATCACATCGTAAACCTGCGTGTTGGGCTTGACAAATGACTGGTCAGCCGACGTCCCATTTTTCAGGGGATTAGCCACTACCTCCTAAGATAGAAACCATTACTATTAGTATCATTAGTAAATAGAACCAAGGGCTCATTTATTTTTTACTTGCACTAAATATGATATCACTCTTAGAGTATACACAAAGTGAGCAAGAAACGCAAGCGCTACCAGCAGTTGAGATAAGTGGAATTTGTTTATTATTCTCAGGACACTTAGCAGCAGGACGGCCAGTCATTTCTTTTACATCGGCTTGACCAATAGCGAAATTCTTAGCAAGGTATGCCATGCGAACACCGCTATTAATTTTTAGATCAACCGCTGTTTTTACATTCTCGCTATCTGCAGAGAAGTATAGACTAAGATTAGGAATGTCCTTAAGAATAAGTGCAGCACTCTTTACACGAGTGTATACCCAGAATTGAACATCCTCATGCTTATCAATAACTACTTTCCATGCATATGTATATGTATCATTAAAGAAATCTCCGTCCCAGTGGATACGGAATAGCATAGGAGCGTCTTTCTTTATACAGTCATTCTTGAAATCAATGATCATCTCATTAAGCAAGCGGACCATATCTTCACCGTCTGCGTCTTTAAGCAGATCCCAATTGTGTAATAGGTTAGCCTTTACACCCTTGAAGAGTTTTTCAAGTTTTCCTGCATAGCATACGCTTTCACATACGCTAGTGGCACCAGGGCACGAGAAAGCCTTTCCAGCAGGTAGACCAAAGGTATTTGCGATTGCGGCTTGCTTTCCATTTTTTGTGACAAGATTAGCCACCTTTCTATCATTAGAGCGTTTTAGTTTAAGTGTATTAGTAGTCAAGGCCTAGACTCATTTCTAGAGCAATGTCTTCGTTATAAGTATATGACATTTCTTCAAGAAGGCAATGAGTGCACTTATCTTCATACTCATCTACAGAGTTTTCTTTGCATGAAGGGCACACTGTTGCATAGTACTCATCAAGAATTTCATCGTTTTCGTAGGTCATGGGCTATTCTCCTTTTTGTTGATATTTTAATTGTATCAGTTCGGACTGACATTTCTTTCGATTGTAAGTCCTTTTAGAAGGCACGGCAGAGGCAGCGTTGCTACGGCGTAGGTCCATAAGCCTGCGGAGTTCCTCATCTGTTTTCTTCATATAACAATATTAACACACATCCAACAAAAATGTCAAATCTGAATCGTGTGATTAAAATCACAAAAATTTTTCCGAGCCCAGGTTCGGGGAAAAGAAAATTAACCTTCTTAAAGATATTTTATATAGGTTACTGGTGAGTAGGGCAAGGTTATCCACAGGTTATCCCCAGACACACCCGAACGCGACGTCCAAAAATCGCAGAGTTTTATTTCTGCGATCTTGGTTTTTATTTATTCGTTTTCTAAATACGATTCAAAATCATTTAGAAAAACACGATACGCAATCGGGTCGCACTCTTTTAGAATGTCAGCAGGATAAAATAAAATTCCTGCAATCACTACTGGTTCATGCGAATCGTTTATGTATTCGTTGAATTGCTCTTGCAATTCTTGTTCTAACTCATAGTCAGTTTTTTCATCAATCTCATTTAGCAATTCTGCTAATACGGGCTCAACTGCTTTTGCAGCAAGGTCTAACTTTTCTTGTAGTGTTTTCATTTATTTAACCAACCCTTCGAACCATTGAGAATAACCACCCATGAAGAATACCTCTTCACCTTTGTGATTAGTAAGTGTTGCAGTCAATGATTCAGTTTCATCATTAACCTCTAGAATCTCTTTGACAAGATAGTTTTGATCGTTGGAGATAAACAGTTTTCCAACATTGGTTTTATTTATTAGTGATAGTGACATTAGTTTTCTACTTTCTTTAATTCATGTTGATTGTTAAGGGGGCGATTGTTATTGGAGAACATGGCTTCAATAACCGCTTTATCTTTTATTGATTGAGCAATTCTTTTTTCTTGTTGCTCTTTAAGAATTCTATCAAAGGTACTCATTAGTCAAAGTATCCAAATTCTCCTATGCAAGAACCACAGATACCTGAAAATTCTTGCTCATGCTTTTCGCAATAAGCGACTTTCTTTGTTACATTAGTGTTAGTCATTTTTGACCTAACCTTTCTTAGTGAGAGTTTCTCACTTTCTTTATACTGTAAGTGTAGCATGGGGGACTGACAAATTAGCCTGTTTTTCGGGCGTGTCGGAAAACTATTTTTTGTGATAAGCATCACATGACTTATCCACAGGTTATCCACAGGCGACGTCGCATTTTTTATGCGGGGAAGTGCATAAAAAATACTTTTAGTTATTCTTCATCTTCAATAAAAACATACAAGGGAATTAAATCGGTGTAAGCAAATTGCACTATTTCTTTTTCACCAAATTCGTTTTCTGTTTGTATGTCATAGTTATCGCCAGTAGAATCACTCTCAATAAAAAGAATCTCAACAATGTCATCTCCCGTTTTTATCAAATCGCCTAGCATTAGTTGATCTGGTGTTAAGTTATCTGCGTGTATTAAATCCATAGCAATCATTGTATCAGACATTAAATAAATTCCGCCAAATCTCTATCCATGATCTCATTCATTTCAAGCCCTTCGCTTTCTGCAATGGCTTCCCATAGATCGTTTTCTGTAAAGTCACCATCAGGGTGCCATTCTGCAAGAATTGAGTATAGGTTTCTCATTAGTATTCCTCATCTACTGGGTCAATAAACCAAGATAAGTGGTGCTGCTCTACAATTGCTCTTGCTGGTGCGTGGCTCATTCCTTTATAGAATACGCCTTCAGGCATAGCAATAAATCGCTCATAGTCCTCATCATAGTATGCGTCAATAGCCTCGATACAAGGTTGCACCATACTTAGCGGTACTGGAGGATAGTGATTACCCTGCAAATGATACGCTAATTGTGTTTCCAAATCCAATACGCTATCTGCTAATCCAATTGCTGTAACACTTCCCATTTACTTACCTCCTACAATTCCTGAGCGATACAAAATCTTTGTATGCATTTTGCCACTAGGCTCTGATAAATTAACTGTACGGAATTCATTAGCAAATCCGTGGTCTGTAAATCTTTCAAAAACTTGCACGGCACTTAGTGCATCTGAGTAGCGACCAACCCAATTAGGCTTAGCCTCTCCGTCATTAGTAGTAGTAACTGAGTATAGGTATTCGTTCATTATGCATTTTCCTTTTCTTTATTGTGTTCATTTATTTCATTACTAGCGTACCATACGACATAGTCGTTTTCAAGTGACACGCCTTTAGCGCACTCACAAAATTCTGAGTCATACTCGCCTGATGAGTTACCAAAAAATAGTACGCCCTCATCATAGCAATCAACGCAATCAACCAAAAATTCAATTAAGTTTCCCATTAGTTATCCTGTACCTTTACTGCTAGTGTGCGACAAGTAGTTTTCCCACCATTACTAGGGCGAACCTCGACTAGATAACTTTCGCAATCTTTGTACCAAACTGCGTTAGGGTGTTTTTCTGCTGAAATAATTTCTCCCTGCAAGGTGCGTGAGAAATACATTTTTCCTACAAGTAGGTTTTCTATTGTATAGACATTTGCTGACATTTGCCAACCTCTTT